AATGCCCCGTCTTCAATGAAGGCATCAACCGCATCTTGCATTTGACCGTGTTCATAAATTCGGCCGCCGTATGCGCCGCGCCAATTGACACCATCGTCGCTGAAATTCAATGCACGAGGTAAAAAGAATTCCAAATATCCCTTGACATCTGTTCTACCAGCCATCACCCAAAATGTTTCAGCCATAATTTGAAAAATGTTATATTTTCTTTCGGGAATACTGAGGTATCGATTCTGAGGATTGGTAAGAACCAATTCATATCGAGGGATGAATTTTGCTGGACCGTTCCGACTTTCTACAACAATACCAGTTTCACATAAATCTGCTACAGCGTAAATGTTGAGTTCATTCACGTTATCAGCCATAAAAGCTATTGGCGCATATGATTTATTCATTGAGAGAATTCTCCTTGTTTGATTTGTTAACAATCTTACCTGAGACATTATAACGAACTAACCAATTTCTTTATAATCGAACTCAAGCCAATTCTGAACCATTTGGTCTACAGAACACATACAATCGTATTCGACAGCAACCACATCTGGGAATGCTTCTTTGAATGGTTTTATCTGATTCTGGGTTTGTGAAAATTTACCTTCGACCAATTTTTCATTGAACACCCCAGAACTTCGATTTGCTACCCGCTTTATACAAATTTCGAGAGGAGTGTTACACCAGGCCACAACATAATCGAACCTATCTTCCAACTGAGTTTTCAATGTTCTGATATAACGGGTGTTAGAGGTAGAGGTCATAATGCCTTCAAAAAGGATTCTATCAAATAAAGAAGGGAACGCCTCCTGATAGCCAGCTGCTGCTACGATCGTTGCTTCTATGAGCTCTGAGCCACTAATACGGTCACATCCGCCAACGGCTTTACCTGTTGGATAATCTCCAGCAACTAACGTGCGGAATGACGGCAATACAGTAATCTTGATTTGACCCAGTTCCGATTTACCTTTAAGAATGAAAGCATCCGGATCTAATGATTGAAGCTTGAAAGGGACAGTTGATTTACCAGAGCCATTAGTTCCGCGAATTTCAAAAATTACCGGGCGCGATAATTTCTTCAACGTTGAAATATCTGGCCGGGATATTTTCTTGAATAAACTATTATGAAGTCGTTCCTTAATCAAATGCATTTTGGATCTCCAAAACAAAAAGACGCCTATAGTTTGGCGTCTTTTTCGTCATAAACAAACTGAATTATTCGGCTTTTGGAGCCTTTGGAACGTATTGCGCCAACAATGGAGATTTGATGAACTTGACGTCATGCATCGCTTCGACAACCCTTTCCGGAGTCACAGCTTTGTTTTCAACTGGGTCAATTTTGGCCTTCACACCCTGAGAACGGTCGTTGACATAAAGGCTCAAAGTATACGAACCAGATTTAAGAGGCGAAACATCAATGCGGGGAGCATTGCGATCTGCTGCATCATAACCAGGAAGATTTAGACAGAACCAACGTTCTTCTTTCTGAACATTGTTCAGACCAAAGCCAGCCGCTTCAGCCAGCGACAAGAATTTAGCATGTTTACCACCACGCGCTTTCTTGAAGACTTCTGTCATATTACGACGAGGACGTTTAACAGAAACCTTGTCTTCTTTCGGTGTCAGATCTGAAACTTTCATTCCAAATACAGTCACTTCTTTTGCTGGAGCAGGCTCTTCAACTGGTTCTTGGGTTTCAGGAACTGGTTCTTCAGAAACGTAGTCTTCGGCTTCTTCGGCAGCTGGAACTTCATCAGCAACTTCTTGAGTTTCGACTTCAGAAGTTTCTTCTACAGACTCAGCTTCGGATTCTTCAGCTTGTTCTGTTTTTTCAACAGCCGCTTCTTCTAGCGCTTCTGTTACAGCGGCGTCCTGATCAGCATCTGCACTGGCTTCGGGGTCGATAATCAGATAACCATTGTGTTCCTTGCTACCATCTTCCAGCAGTGAACGAAGATTGATCAGACCGATTGAACCAGCGTTGCCGCTTTCGGCAATTTTCTTCAAAAGATCACGAGGTTCGATACCAGCTTCAAAATTGATAGATACGTTGCGATCGGTATTTACAAGGGTCAATGTTTTTGACATGATGTTATTTCCTGTTTCAAAGTTAAGTTTTCAATCAACGAAACCCATTCTACTGAGTTTCAATTATAAAGTAAAGTGAAATTTTAAATTATGATAAAATTTTTTCAATTCGTTTAAAAAACGACACATCATCATATATGTGTCCGCCTGGTATTTCTAATACAATCTGATAGTTACCCAAAATGTCAGAGACTACTCCAACACCTGTTCTACAACCATTTTCATACTTAGCATATACAATATGCGATTGACCGTTTACGACTTTTAAGATTTCTGAAGGAGGTATAACTTCTCCAGTTTCTTTATTGACAATCTGTCCAACGGGCTGATCAATTTTTGCAATACCCCATTTTTCGTTATTGCAAAGAAACAAAACTTGTTCCCTACTAAGAATTCTATTATTTGCACCAACGTAATGTGGACGAGGCGAACAACAACCGACAAATTCTAATTTCAGAGGGAGACATTTCAGTGGTTGGTTCATTTCAAAGATTCTCCTATGAATACAATCAAATTTTCTAATCCAAGCGAAAGATAATGAATTGCGAGCTGACCAAAAAAGAAGAATACAATCAAAATCAATGCAAAATATTTGTTACAGAATTTTTCAAACATGGTTATGCTCCCATTCCAATCTTGACAGTTTCTTGACCAGATACCCCGGCATGAAGTTCAGCATTCTGGCCATCGTCATACCCATCCCATAATGCAGAAACTTTCAAATCACCCTTGGGTGGTGTGAATGAATGGATTGCCGGAAGATTCTTTGTTTTATATTCTTCAATCAACAATTCTTCTTCCTCGTCAATCGACAGAGCTTTCACCTTTGATTCTACTGCCTGAACCCATCCTAAACAAAAAGAATCAGACCACTTCCATTTATCTTTTAGATATGAAGGAAGTGTCTTGGTGTATTCACGACGAGCCTTCAGAATCTGTTTGGAAAGGACTTCATAACAATAGATCGCTAGTTCGGCACGTTGCTTGTTGCCATAGAACGTGATAGTGGATTTTCCGTTCTTGTTATATTCCCGTGATGGAGTGTATGTCTTGAACCATTTAACCCCAAATGTGGTGGCAACCAACCATGCAAGATTGTTGACCCAAGCTTCTACATACTGGGCTTTAACCACCTGGTCTGTAGTATGTTCTCCCATCTTGCTCATGGCAATGCTTTTGACATCGATGTTGTGTTCTTGCATCAATTTCTGAGCACGTTGAAGAGCCAGAGCCGCTTCATACTCGTTTGAAGATTTGGAAAGGTTTAAGAGTTTTTCTAATTTGCGGAAGATTTTGTCGTCGTTCATTGTCGTATCCTCGAAGGTTCAGTTTTCTAACTCATTGGAAACCATTATACGGACTTTTTTCAATAAGTAAACTGGTTTTTTAAAATATTTTGAAAAATTATTTATATCTAGATTTCCATTTTTCACAAGTGTTTGGATCCCATCCATTCTTTATCCTTTCTTTCATAGAACTTACAGCATTCCAGACCGCTATACTCTTATCTCCCCATAATTCCAACAATATTTCCGACATTTTTGTGTTATTATCCAGCAAAATCTTAAATTCCACTGCTTTACACCAATACATATCCTTATCATCTTTCCATCTGGGCTTTTCCCAAGGCATCATGGCATTTAATACTTTCTTCTGATTTTCAAATTGTTTCTTTCTCGTTTCTTCAGAAAACGAATTTGTTATATCCTTTCCATAATTTGGATTCAGTTCACCCAATTTTTGAGCTGATGCTCTTTTTCTGTGTTCTGGTATTGAAAAATATTCTTTTAATTTGTTGGAGAGGATCTTTCTATATTCTTTAGAACTCATTCTTTTCTTCATAACTTCTGAAATCATAGTCTTGAATTCTTCTGATTTCTTATGGCCGAATGCACCGTGGGATTCTCCAAATCGCCCAAACATTGGGTTTTGTTCCCCAACAGATTTAGAAACCCCTTTTGTTCTATCTGAAATCATTTGTGCTGCCCTCAGCCTATGATTCTCGAACAATTTAGAATTATATCTGATACCGTCAACATTATACCTTCCTCCAGATTTCATCAATACAGATGCAATAACAATACCAAATTCGTCAGGAAACATAGTGCTAAGGCAAATGTGACAAAGATAATGACTTCTTCCACTTATCTTAACCAAATTTTCTTTAGTTTTTGCGAATTGCGGAAACATACATTTAGGAAGAATATGGTGTACTTCTGAATAACAAACTCCTTTGGATTGTTTCTCTCCTATAATCAACAACATTTCGTATCTGTGTATTAATCTGTCGTCCACACCCAAAAGTTTCAACTCAGTTTTCCAATCAAACATTTCATTAAATCCATTCTGTGAATTACAGAAGTATTTAGGTAATTCACAGAATGGCTAAATTTACCAAAGTTTTTTGGTTGTTTTCGTTATAGATCTTGGAGGGATCATTAGTTTGTCAGCACTCACTTTTCCTCTGGGTTTCTTCCCCTGGGCAATGGCTTCCTTGCAGCGCACATATTTTTGCAATTCGCATGCGTTGTCCTCTAGCATCATCACATTCGCCCGACGATCATATTCTGGAAGATCACTGAAAAGTTTTTTGAAATCAATACCGAAGAATTCATCCTGGTTCTCAACCAACCAGAACAAACACTCTTCGTATGTCATACCATCTCGATCCTTGAACAATAAATTCAGTCCAGCATCACAACCGGGTCCACTGACAGTGAAATGATTTTCTGAGAATGGAAATTCTTCACAGTATGTCAGGTCAACAAATACTTGATAGGCCAAGAAGCGACTGAACCCACGAATACACATCAAAATCTGATAAGCATCTTCTTGAGAGTTAACAATCAAAATATCATCGGACATTTCGGGAAACAAATATTTTGAAGCCCTGGCAATATATCGAATGATTCTCATCGGCATGTATGGCTCAAAGTCTTCACATACAATCTCTCCACTCAAGAGGCGTTCCCTCTCAAGTTTATAATTGACATCGTTACCGTTCACATCTTTAAGAATTATCTCACCTCTCCGTTGCTCTCGGCAAGTATCCACATCAAATTCAGGAAGATCCAATGATTGTTTGAGTCCCCCGGTGTTGAAAGCATTCGTGAAGAGTTTATGTCCTTCCTTTTCCAACTGTTTGAGGTCAGCTCGGAACATGTCCTGATAGTCTTTCGATTCTAGGTCTATCAAACTAATGACATCACCACCGGACAAATGTTCCCAAATTGTGGATAGATTGAACATTCGAAACATCACGGTATTCCAGAACTTGGTATTCCAGTCACAATTGGCTTCAGCAATGTGCTCGATGTAGAATCTGGACTGTCTATCGTGTTCCCGCCTAACATTAGTGAATTTCACTTGTTGAAAAATGGGATTATCTGTCCAGGGAGCAGGAAGCTTTTGAACATCTTTTTTCAAATGAACATTGTATCGGTCTACAATAAATTCCTTGAGGTATCCTTTGATCTTTTCATCAACAACTGGATTTGCTGATTTGATCTTGTCTTCCCGCACTCCGCAATACGGAACATCAAAAAATTTATCCTTCATTACCAAAGCCTCTTGCTGTTAGATTTTAATTTTTCTTTCTCTACAACCCATCGTTCACCTCTTTGGAAATGAATAATATCCCAAGGAGTTCCTGTTTCAAAAAACACGGGCATTTTTCGTTTATCTACCCCCTGAACAACTCCTACAGGGGCATCTTCACAACGAATATATTCGGGAAGCCATGCCTTCCTAGCTTCATATAAAATTTTAACAGGAATATAACACCAATTTTTTCTGGTATATTCTATTTCATCATATGTTCTTTCAGAATCCCACCCTAAATAACGGGTGTTGTAGTCTCTGAAGCGTTTCTTCGTCCAGCACATTATAGTTTCTACATTGAATCGCAAGACTGGATCGATGTGATTCAAATTCTTCTTGATGTACCCGAAAATCTTTTCGCCTTCTATCTCGAGCATTTCACAATCTGACTGAGAAATTGCTACCCCGGTTGATTTCAATTTACCATGCTTGGTCAATAGATCTTCTCTATCAATCATGAAAGCAACACCGTTTCGGTTGCTTTCTGACCCAGTCACGTCCGTTAGAAGGAACGATTGACAATCGAATGGGTAATTCCACCCGGTAACCAGAGCAACAGCTTCTAGATAGTTCCAAGAACTTAGACGACCATAGAAATCCCAATTTGTCGCATGGCTCCACATTCGGTGATAAGCAGTTTGCGGAGAAGAAAATGATTCTTCTAGTTCTTTTAACACTTTTGTTTGCTGACTGCGACCATTCAACCATTTAACATAGCTCTTGACACACGCGATCATGTTTGCTTTTCTATAACGACAATCTGTATCGAAACGAAGATTGTCGAAATTGTGATTATACCATTCTGAAAATTTTGTGTCAATTTCTTCAAGTTTTGGAGGGACAGGGAATGCATTCAATATTACCCATGGTCCAGTTAGATTGTAACAACACCCCCACAAGAAGGCGAGCCACAATTTTGATTCCATTTTATCGTAGCCGGGAAATGAATCATGATCAATAGCCCAGTCCATTAATCGGAGTTGCTGATTCAGTTCCCCGGTATGATACATTGCTTCCGCCCAAGCCATCACCATATACAACCGATTTTCTGGTAATCGATAATCAACACTGGTATCAATTGGAAATTGCCACTGGCTCGGTCTAACAAAACCTTCTTTTTTCAACATTACCAAAGTTTCCTTGATTTGTTTAAGGGGTCTGTTCCTATAGATCTTAACATTTTATTCTTCTCAGACCAAATTTCAAATTCCTTGGGATCAAAACCTTGTCGATTGAGAGCAATTGAACCCCACAAAGAAACTTCTTCATCGAATTGATGCATGGTTATAAAGCAAGAAGGCTTGTCTAAGAGTACCGCTTCTTGCTTTGATTTTTCAAATTCTTTCGGGTATCCATCAGCTCTTGACCAACCACTGTCTCCACCCTTATCTATACCAGAACGACATCTGATTCTTTGGTCATATTGTTCCCTTGAGGCATAAACAAAATATGACATGTACAAATTATCTGGTTCGTAGAATTCCGATATAAATTTTGGTCTGTACTTGTCAGACAAAAACATTGGTTCTCCTTCTACGACAAGGGAAACCGTATCAAATGAAGAATTTTCTATAGCATATTCTTTTGCTCTACGAAGAATCTCACGACCAGCATCAGCTGTTTTCACAGTAGCGTGAACCATATCCATAGAAGACCAGGAGGTTAGCCCAGACTTGTTAGATTCTGTATAACAACCGATGAACATAAACCCATGCTTGGGGAAAAGTAATCCGAACGGCTTTTTCTGAGGAGTCCACACAATGGGGGTTTCCTGAGTCTTCAACCATTCTATCAATTGACTGACTCTTGTTCCTTTCCCAGTGCCTGAAGCCCCTTTGAGAATATGCATGTTGAATGTTTTCATCTAAATCCACCCAAGAATTTTCAGTTTTGACCGCAATTCGTTTATTATACTGGTGGAATATTCAAAAGTTTTAGGATATCTAGTTGGGTTGTATATGTATGACCAATTTTCTATTTGTGGATTAATTTTGCTCAGTCCAGTTTCATGAACAACAATATGCTTTCCAGAGTCCACACAATTCTGAAGAACCCCCAACGAATCATCAAACAATAAATCGAAATCGACATAATGTTTTGAAGAAGTAGGAATCTTTGCATCAAACATCATAGGAAACAATTCTTCTATCCGCATCCATTTTTCATTGATGTGCTCTGGATGACATGAACTCACCACTACAAATCGAACTTCTTTTGATGTCTCTTTCTCTAACATCTCTTGAAGATCTTGAATGAAATGAAATACGCCTGGTAATGGCTGAGCATTCTTGTACACTCCCGGCATTTTCCACCAGTCTGTAGGTTCAATTTCGAAATTCTTCCGACGATTTTTACGAATCCATGGACTAAGGTCCGAAACTACCCCTGGCTCTGCCCTAGGAACTTCATCCAAAGACAATCCAAAGAAGTTCAGCCACGGTGTTAGAGTTTCTAATAATGTGAGGTCACAATCAAATGCAACAATGAACAATTTCTCACGAGTGATAACACTTCCAGTATGATACATATTATTCTGCCTTTTTCTTTATGAAACTGAATACGTTGACTTTTTTCTTGTGATCCATTTTAACCGCGCCTAACAATAGATCCAAGGGGGTTAGAAAGTTCTTTTCAAACAACCCTTCATAATCAATCCAAGCCTTGACATCTTCCAATTCTTCTGGGAAGAAATTCTGAAATGCAATGTAATTGGCATTGTATGGATTGTTTTTCTTCAGGACGACCAAAAGGAGTTTAGAGCCGTCTCCTATCAAGGGTGTTCTACCCCCTCGCTCACTGATCAAACGATTGTGTAGCATTGCTGAGGAAGCCTGATAGGGTGTATTCTTGATTGGCACCCATTCTCCATTGCTCATGAACTTAGTGATGTTGCTGCAACTTGAAGCAGTTGCAATATCAGCAGGTGATTGAGAATTCCAAATATCCCGATATTCCTTTACCTTTTCATATATTTCTTCTTGTTTGTTCAAAATTGCTAATTTGTAACATGTCTCAAACCAGTCAACACAAATTTCCGGGGTAGTTGATTTCTTACTTTCCAACCCGGTGACTTTCAATTTCGGGGTTTCATAATGAACCCCTTCTGAGTCATCTACCAACAAACAATAACGCTTTTTGGCTTGAAAAATTCCTCCGTGAATGGATATGACTTCACGCCCCCAAAACATACGTTGTTCAAATGCGTTGACACTATCAGCGAGTCGCTTACAATTTTCTTCAATGAATGGTTTCAGTTCTTCTTTTTCAAACTTGTCGACTTCGGATATGGCTTCTTTTCGTTCTAATTTATCCCAACCACGCAATTTAGCAAGTTTTTCCAGTGTAATATAACAACTGTCAGTGTCACCATATACAACAAATCTATGATTAGGCTCATTGGTTAGATCTCGAAGATACCCAGTCACTTGCTTGGTGATCCACTTGTTGATGAATTCGCCAGAAGCGGTAGTTGCTCGAGCAATCCTAGGATCAAAATATTCCGTCAACCATTCTGTACCGACCGCACCATATCCCGCATTCAATAAAATTTTCACACCATGTTGTGATGTGTCATCATTAGAATGCTGATAATCGGCATCATGATATTCTTGTGAATTTTTCTTTCCAGAAGTTTTCAAATCAACCATGATTTGTTCATGTTTGAGCATAGATTTTTTGAAAGTTTTACGAGTAGCGTATTTCTCTCGCATGATCACGCTGTAACAGCTTATTTCGTCGTTGATAAAGAATTGAAGATTTGGAGTCATGGATACACCATGATCTTTCAAGCATTGAAATTCAAACAATCCAAAATCTACCAATTCGTTGATGATTTCACGTTCGTTTCGTAAAGCATCCAGCAACGCAGTCTTTGCACGATTCTGTTGAAAATCTGTAGTCTTGAAAGCATCCACTTCTTGAATCATTTCATATATGATGTCACGACGTTCTGATTCAGTAACAATCGTTTCTGGACCCAGATTGTATTGTTGGAAAATGTGCGGGTACAGTGAATTCAGATCCTCTGATAACAACCATAGATATCTGCCCGGTAAAGGATCATGGACAAATGCCCCCGGAAAGCTGTCAGTAAATGTCTGGTGTCTCTTGAGCAACGGATATCTATTCTTCTTAGCATTGAAGCTATACAACAAAGATGACCATGGTGTAACAGTAGACAATGTTTCTGAATAGTTACACTTGTACAAGGCCGCTAGCATATATGTCAGATTCAGATAACCGAGTTTTGCGTCTAATTTGTCAACCAGATTGATATCTTTGATACCATATCGAATAAAGTTTTCATATTCAACGAACCACAATGTGTTCAAACTCTTCACATGAGCATAACTCAATTTCTGTTCGTCAAGTTCGATATGTGATATGAAATCCAACGAATATCGAGCACGTTCTACCAAGCGGTGTCGGCGATACAAATCATCATATGGCATAGCGGGTACACCATCAAACACCCAAGTGTTGTACGGAAGTCCCTTCTTAGGCTTCTCGAGCTTCTTATAAGCTCGACCAATGGTACTAAGTGAATTCACCCAATCAGATCCAAGGATCTTTATCACGCGCTCAGCAAGATATGGTGCGTCAAACTGTGATATGTTCCAACCTGTCCATAAATCTGGGTCTCTTGATGCCCAATATTTGATGAAATCTTTGAGCATATCCTGCTCAGTTGAAAATTCACGGTATTCAACATCAAGACCAGAAATTTCTTCATCTTTCGGATTGTAAACGAATTTGTTTCGGTTACGTCTAAGCGGCAGACCCCAAATGATTTGTTTGTTAAGGTTCTTATCTGAAAGCTGTAGAGAAACAATAGGGAAAGCAGCGTTCATGTTAGTCCAAATAGGAATAACAGAATTGGGAAACTCAACATTCCACCACTTATAGAATTCTGTCACGTGGTCACTATAAATGTCGATGTTGAAACTGTTGCTTCTGTATTGTTCCTCTTCGATAATTGGCTCAGGGAAAGGTCCAAACCCGATCATTCCATCCTTTTCAAACGAAGACACCACTTCTATATCGAGGTTCATACAACGAATGTGTTTGAAATTCGGTTTGATATCTTCAGGGAAGAAGTCACTATATGCCTGAATGACTGGGCTCTTTGAACCATAGAGTCGGACACCAGGAACATCGAAATTCTCATCAAGATATTGCTTCATCTCGTACATGTTATCAAATTGGCGCTTGACCAATGGGGTTTTGTTACGAGGATCTGGTTCACCGCGCAATGCAAAATGTTCAGCAACTTCTACAGGAGTATCCGGAGGCGCTGGAAGAAAGAGACATGGTTGGAATCTATGTTTGAACTTTTTGCGTTTTCCGTCCTGAGTGCAAAGGCGAAAAACTAGATCATTCCCAGATCTGTATATTCCAGTCGGGAAAGGTTTATTACTTTCAGTCATTATTATTCCATGATGCTGTTGAAAGATTAGAGGATATTGTCAACCATTTTATTTGCTAGTCAAAATGGTTTAATTCTTGTTTCAATTCTTCAATATTAATTCTGTTTCCCGAGACGGATTTCCTGACAGTTGCAAACATATCTTTCCAATTAGAAGGAACGATCTCAACATCTAATTCTGAAACAATGTCCCCCAATGTCTGATTTTCAACTAATGGGTGTATCCACAACAAACCCCATTCTTCAGCAACTTTCTTGTTCACATAATGTGTTGAAGGATCAGATGTTCGTTGGTTTTTGGATATCTTCAATCCTATTCGTTCTGCCCACTGCATAAAATTGGTAGAATACATCATCAGAGCAACCATAGGAACATTTTTGTAACAGAATACATAGAATCCAGGAGTTTTACCCCCTGAAACTTCTATTGTCAATCTATCGATCTGATTATGAACTTTTTGATTCCAAACATCCCACTGTTCACACACCAGACCTTGACAATTTTCAAACTTGATGTTGAGCGAGAATGAAGGAGATGTAATTTCCTTGAGAACATGAGTGGCTGCATTTTCTCCCAGCTCTACAATCTGAATGAAATTGTGAAGTTTCACCTGACCGGGTACACCTCCTGACAATGCCTCATTGAGGTCAGATGCTAAAGCAGATGAATTTTCCGCCGGGTGGCGAAGAATAGAATGTACTATAGGAAGAACTCTTCCTTCCAACTGGGACATTTTATTGCCCATCTTTTATCTCCTTTTGATCTTTTAAAATCATTTTCGGGCAAACCACGGGGTTTAGGGTAATATTGATTTGCTATTGAAAAAACCACTTTTAAAATAATTTTTAAAATATTTTTGGCCAGTAAATATAGCCAGATTCAATATAAGGATTTCATCATGTCGAAAAAACCATTACCAACTTCAATCCCTCGCACTCAGAAATTGGTGAAGACCAAATGGGGCAATATAACGTATCATGCTTGGGGTTTGGGCGACCAATCTATTTTATTGCAGCGCCTGGTTGCTGATGAGGATAGTACAGTCACTACTGAGGAACGATATGATGCTCTCAGGGAGATTATAGAGAAGAACGTTGTATCCTATACTGATCAGACCGGGAAGGCTCTGGATCCGTTAGAGATGCCTGTATTCTTGAGTGAGTTTTTGTTGTTGAAACTCAGAGCAATTTCGATTGGTGAAACTGTTGACTTTGTTCGTCCTTGTGGTGAGGGAGAATGCAAATGTGAAAGAGTCATTCTTTCAACAAACCTGGATGAAGCCACCATCATTGAAAATGAAAATTTCCAAGATGAATTCAAGATGGGTGAGTATACTTTCAAACTAAGATTTCCTTCTTACCGGGGAACCCTTGAATTGGCTGAATTAGAATCTCTTGAAAATATATCTGAAGAAGTGTTGTCCCGATTCATAGATTGCGTGTACACTGAAGATGATGCCTGGTACATGAATGAATATACCCAAGAAGAGAAGAATCAATTCATGAAACTTCTTGGTTCTGATTTTCAATTGTTTGTTCTTGAGAAGTATGTCAAGAATATGCCCAAATGTTCTATGACTTTGAAAGGAACTTGCCCAGATTGTGGTCATGAACATGTATTGAAATTGGATAGTGGTGTTTCAAAACTTTTTCAATGACGATCGTTATGCCAGGCTCATTGGAAGAGTATTTTGAACTACTGGCTTTCATTACAAGGAAAGATGAACTGACCGGGGTTGGTGTGACCCCGGCTGAATTTAATGATATGATGCCATGGCAGTTTGAATTGTTGTTAGAATTTAAGAGACAACAGAAAGAAGAATGAAATAAGGTTGTCTTGTACCATTGGATCAGACCCCAACGGTCAATCTTCATTCAACTTAGTGAGAGTTGTGACTGTTTCTAATGGCATAATAAATCCTTATTCTATACAATACGAAGGTTAAAGTATTTTAAAAAGACGGCATGATGAGCACCGTCTTTGTGTTAGTGGATAACCACAATTAATGGGCTTTTGTTTAACTGTTCATCTGATAAAACTGTTCAACTCGTACAACATAGGTATTAGCTGGCAATACTACACTTGCAGTTGTTACGTTTGATATAACAATTCTTGCAGTTGTGTCTGTATTGCGCTCCACTGTCGCCATCAACCCTGTTGGTAACTGCGTTTGTGGCGTAACAGATAACACGCTATTGCCATCTGTTATACGTGATGCTGTTATTGTTCCATTGAACCGATATTGGCTGTTTGCATCAACTGTTGTTCCTGCGTTACTAACAAGCCATGCTTCAATATTGCGTGTTATTGCGGGAGTTGTACCCACACCAGATTTCGGAACTGTACCAGTTACAACGTGTGAATATGCTGGTATTCCTGACGGCATATCACCTGAACAACCATCATATACAACGCACACTGTTTGCAAGCTCGGTGCGCCACTGAACTCAACTTTTCTAAAGCCAGCGTATGAAGCGTTTGCTCCGCCAGATGATTGCACTGATGCACCAGCCCCAGACGCGAATTTAACGTTGTCCATGATGATGTTACTTGAGCCGCTACCAAGGTCAACACCAACAGCAAATCCGTTGATGTATGAATCTCTTAGTGCTCCTGATTGCATCTTAATAGCTGTTGTTGTTTGCGTCCCATCTTCGACATAAAGCTTTGCCAATACCCCAGCTTGGTTTTCAGCCAAATCAATTTGAGGGTATGTGGCGTCACCGTTCAATTCAAAAACACTATCCTCAACTGATAATACTTTTGCTTTTACTGATGATGAATCTCGCAAACCCTGCTGAGTGTTACCAGTTACATAAGCACGTTTTATCCTGAAAGTTGTTACGTAACCACCATCACCGGTGAATGCAGCAGGATTGATGTGGATGCCGATACGGTTATTTGCAGACCGTATTTGTTCAAGGTTTGTGTCAAAACAGTTATCTACATAGTAGCCAATGTCTAAATTTTCGGCGCGTGTTCTTCGCAATGTTGAATATGCTGTGAACTTCGTAGAATTTCCGACATAAAATCCTTTAACTCCGCTTTTAGAATCACCATCAAAACTAACTCCTTCGATAGTTTGATTTGATTCTTCTTGAAGCATTGTTCCACTTGTGGCACCAATCCATTTTACCGTAGCAAGAGAAAAGGACTGTAGGTCATCTGATGTTAATGAGCTAAATCTTTCAAGGGAAATTGAGGAGTCTATTGCATAGGTGAAGTTACTAACTAGCTCAACCGTATTCCCGCCCGAAATGTTTGCCGCCGCGATTGCTGCTGAATCAGAAGTTACACCATCACCAACCGCACCAGTCGCTATCACTGACCGTTTTGTATTTCTCTCAGATAATACAGCAGTGTTACCATTGCCAGCATCTAAAACACTATAACCATCAGACGTACCGCCTGAAATCACATCAAATGATGCATTATTTCTATCAGTTACTTCTAATCTATCACCAACAGAGAACACACCGCTTTCAATCTCAGCAACGGTGGTTTTTCTACGATAAATCTGATCATGAGCACCAACAGCATTTAGTTCATCTAACTCAGAATGCTTCATCTTGATTTCTTGTTTCACAAAAACATCTGTCTGAGCACTAGAAGTAAACGGTACAACCGCTTGAATTTTCAATGAAGTTGTCGCTGTTTTATTGAAATTTTGTATTGATCCAATTGCGAACAACGTTCCTTCAGTATCGAATAATCCGACTTCAAGAGTTGTGAATGCTGCAGTGTTGGTTGGAATAAATGCTTCAAAATATTTCAACAGGTCATCGTTGGTATCGGTCAAAATGGTGTTGGAAAGATTTCCTCGCCAAACTTCATTTGACAAAGCAGTCCGTGAAGAAACAATAGTCCCCAATGTATCACTTACCGCCATTTCAGAAACTGTTACAGGAGCTGAAACAGTTGCTGCCGCCAACTTGGTAATAGCGGCATCTGTCAATGTCAATTGAACAGTGGTGAACAAAGATCTAGTTTCAGCAATGGAATAAACCCCCAGATTGGTTCGTGCTTGTCCACTGGTATTTGCCCCGGTTCCCCCTTTAGATACAGGAAGAATTCCGATTGCTTGATTAGAACTTAGATCCACCGATTGAATGGTTGGGATGCTTTCATCAATCAATGCTTGAACATCGGCTTCGGTTAAGATTCCCAGATTCAACTGAGCGCCTTCAACCGTGTTTGACCCGGTTCCACCTTTGGTTATAGGCAAAACATTTGTCGCTTTGTTCGAAGTCAGATCTATAGTATCATCGAACGCTAAATCACCAAGGCTAGAAAAGTCACCAGAGATAACATCGAGCGCATTCTGAACGGCTTTTGTAGTGGGTATGGTTGAATCATCAGCATTAGCCAAGCTGGTTCTGATGATATCTGAGCTGATCATCAACGGAATTTTTGCAAGTAACTGCTCAACTTCTTGGGCTGTTAGTGCAAGTCTATAAGTCGGAGATGGCATTTTAATTACCCCTGTAATCCAATATGGAATATTTAGTCATGACAAGTTTCCTATTCTACACAGATGGTTCGTCAGACAATGTGAAAAAGAAGAATGCTGGCTGGGCTTCTATATTGTATCTGCCTGAAAAGAACCCCATTATTCATTATGGTTATTTAGAAACCCCGGCGACTAACAACCAAGGAGAACTTCTTGGTGTCATTTACTCATTTGCACTTTCAAGATTTTTCAACAAACAATTCAATAAAACTCATGGATGTCAGATTTTCACTGATAGCAAATTGTGCATCGGTTTATTGAGTCCTGGTAGCACTTGGGAAGCAAGTACCAATCACGATTTTGTAAATTTGGGACGCTTTATCGGTGATGAATTGCGCGGTAAAATAGACTTCAATTGGGTGAAAGGTCATTCAGGAATCGAGGGGAATGAACTTGCAGACAAATTTTCAAGATATGGTAGACTAAAAACTGAAGTCAACGATCCCAGGTATACCACAAAGTTCTTTAAATCAAAAGAAGATGCTTTTACATCAATAAATAAACTAATTGAAGCACAATGAGGATTCGATAATGGGAATGCGATATGTTGATAAAGGAGAATCAGCTAACATATATTTCACAGAAGAAGACAACCAAGTCTGCATTGAAACTATCAGGAAATGGCGTCAAAAACGAATAGATGCTATCAAAGAAGGTCGTCCTCAAGATGCTCCAGTCCCAGAAATTCTCGGCTACCATATTAAGAGAATTTGTGAAAATCTTTCATACCGCTACAATTTCAGAAACTATCATTATCGTGAAGATATGGTTTGTGATGCAATTATGAATCTTGTTAGATATGTTCATTGTTTTGATCCAGATAAAATCGGGGAAAGATCCGGGCGGGTGAATTTCTATTCTTGGGCAACTACAACTATTGATAGAACATTCGGGAACACAATCAACTTAGAAAAACAAGAAGAATATTTCAAAAATGCTTCATTTTCAAATATGGGTGGATTCGCTGCGTTTTCAGAAGATGAAGATGTCATGAAGGATACCAATCTCACTTCTGATATGGCTCAGGATTTTATCTCAAGAGCTGCATCATACGAAGAAAGGAGAAAGGAGAAAGCGATCAAATCGGCTGAAAAGGCCAAAGAGAAAAAGAGATTAGAAGAACTTAAACACCCCAAAAAGAAAGATTCCTCTCTAAGACGTTTATTTAAGAAATAAAAATCAGTATAATGGTTGAGTTCATTCTAATTTAGGACTCAACTATGAAAATTCCATTGATTGGTGATCTTCACATTGGAGCTAGAGGTTCTGATCCTCATGTTCGTGAATTCATCAAAGACTATCTTTCAAATTTCTTTGAATATCTTGCCGAACACGATTTGAACACATACATTCAGGCCGGGGATATATGTGATGTCAGAAAAGCGATAAATGCTCATGATATGGATTTCATCATGAACGATTTTGTTGATTTTCATCTTGAATATGGCATCTCAGGTCATATTTTGACTGGAAACCACGATATCGCGTTACGAGATTCAAATAAAATTTCATGGACCAAGGTGATTGAAAGAATGTCTATGGATTTTATTAAATCATATCAGGAACCAACTGATGTTGAAATCAACGGTGTAAAGTTCTGCATGATTCCTTGGATCAACAAAGACAATTATGAAAGAACCATTGCGCATATCGCTTCGACTGATGCCAAATATGCCATTGCCCATTTAGAATTGGCCGGGTTTCCTATGTACAGGAATTCAATCTCCGAAGAAGGACAGATTGAACTTTCTACCTTGAAGAAATTCAAACACGTATTCAGTGGTCATTACCACACAATATCTCAGTCAGGGAATATCACATACATCGGAACCCCGTATCATCTAACCTGGCAAGATTACCCGGACAAGCGGGGATTTTGGATCCTTGACACAGACACCGATGAAGTAGAATTTGTTCAGAACTCAGATGACAAAACGTTGTTCAAATTGTTCATCTATGATTGGAAGAATATCGAAAACAATAATGAAATGATGTTGAAACTCAAAGAACCCCACTGTCTTGAAAATGATTTTGGGTTTAAAAACCGAATTGTACAAGTGATTGTCATGAATAGGGACAACACTCGTCATTATAATGACTTCTGTAACGCTCTCAGAGCCTCTCAGACGATCGATTATATGACCATTGATAAGACCGTACAAGAAACAACATCAAGTGAGTCAGAAGGCTCCTCAGAGTCTGTTGATGTTAGCGAGGAAACACTACACACCGACATTTTGGAAGTGCTGACCACCCGGATACAAAAATCTGAGGCTAACATTGACAAACCGAAAACGATAACAATGATGCAGGAGATTCATTCTACTGCTATGAATATGGAGAAATTGTCATGAGTGAGAATCTAGACGATTTTCTGAAAATGCTTGAAACAGCTCCAGAAGAATCCTCTGATGCCCCGTTCGGTCTCGGTGACAAAGCGGTGAGCAACAAGATTACATTCTTGAAATGTCGTGCTAAGAATTTCAGGAGTATCGGTAACAATTTTATGGAGATTGATTTCATTCGTAGTAAATCAACCTTGATTGTTTCTGATGATAACGGATCCGGTAAATCTACACTGGCAATCTGGGCACCCTATTTTGCCATGACAGGTCGCCCGTACGCGCCCAAGGAAAAGATTGCAGCCTTGGTGAATTCTTCAACTAAGAAAGATTGTATTGTAGAATTAGAATTCAACACCAAAGGTTCGACGTGGATGGTTCGCCGGGGGTATAAGCCATCAGTCTTTGAAATATTCCGTCTTGAAGAAGCCGGGTGGAATCTCATCCCAGCTGATGCCGCAATGGGAGATCAACAGAAGTATCTTGAAAGTCTTCTTGGATTCGATTCAAAGATTATTGAAAACGTGATTGTTCTGGGAACGGATAAATTTGTACCATTCATTGAAATGGATGCTCCTAGTCGTCGTCACGTGGTCGAAACCATTTGGGATATGGCTATCTTCCCAATCATGTTGGATCTAGCCAAGAAGAAACTGGCTATCATCGCCCGATTGTATAGTGAAACAGAGATTGAATTTGATTCTAAAACATCTGAGCTTGAATATTCCAAACAAGTTCTTGAAGAAATTGAATCAAAGATGGTGTATGTCGGTCAAGGACAAGATGACATTGCCGAGTATGAAGTCGAGATAAACGCTTTAACCCAGCAAATTCCAGAGATTGAAAAATCATACCAGGAAAACATTGTTCCTCTTAAGAAAACTCTTCAGGAGTTGGATTCCCAAATCTTACAAATAGAACAATCGGTTCGTGAAGAATTCAAAGAGAAAGTCGACATCGCCAAGAAGGAACTACAAGAAGCAGAACACAATCTTTCAGAAGCCTTGGAAGATATCGAACACAATTATGGTGGAGCTATTTCTGATGTCAAGTCTACTATTGAAAAACTGGCAGAAGAACATGCTACCGAAACCAATATTGAAAAGTCTTCGTTGTCTCAACAATATGCTATGTTGTTAGAACAGCAGAAGACGATTGATTCCGAATGTGAGGAGTACCGGAACAAAATTCGTTCTGAGAAAGAAGATGAAATCAATCATTCTGCCGATGCCTTAAACGAAAAAATCAGAGAAATCACTGGTGATGCTATAGAAGCCAGCGAAAATCTCGAAAAAGAACAGTTTCATTTGTCTTTTGAACAAGGAGAACAAAAAGAACTTCTCAGACGGATAGATGTTTGCAAAGCGAAACAGATTTCTGTTTCCGAACAAAGAAAGACGCTGAACGCTGATAAAGAAAAATTGGATTCAAAGTTGAGTTCTCTAGAGCACATAGGAAATTGTCCGACTTGTGGTCGATTGGTTGATGCGGCAGCTATAGATGAGATCAAAGGTCTACTACAACCAGAATATGATGACAACGCTAGGAAGATGTCTGAAAATATTGAAGAAAGTGATCGGTTGTGTGTTGAAGCCAGTGAACTTCAAACCATGTTTGATAACTCTGAAGCCAATATCACCAAATCCACCGAAGTGGTAGAACGATTGAAAATCTCTATTTCAAATATGAACAATGAGATAGGGAAGTTGCAAATAGAAGCCAAGAACATTCTCGAGTCTACTCGGCAGAAAGTTGAAAATATTATTGATATCGAAGTCCATAATATGAAAGCTTCGATCAATTCTCAGATAGAAAATTTCAAAACTACCTCCAAGGCTAAATTGTTAGAACTTTCTGAAAAACATCGAGAAGCAATGGATTTACTGAAAGAAAATTTGCATGGATTAGAAGCAGATCTTGAGAAGGACAGATATGCTGTTAAAAGCCAATTTTCGGATACCATTGCAAAAGCCAGAACATTGATAGACAATACTGATAAGGAATTGAAAGTTGCTATTGGTGAAGCAACTCAGGATATCGTTTCAACATCTAATAAATTAAAAACTGAATTGTCTGAGGTAACACACAAACACCATTCTGATGTTCAACGTTCTAAAGATCAGATTTCTAATCTTGAGAAACAAATTGAAAATACCAAGACAAGAATCGCTTCTATTCTTCAGGAAGTTAATACAAAGAGTGCCGATTCAAAAACAAAGATCAAGTCATTAGAGTCTGTTATCAAGAATCTTGATGAAAAACTTGACAATCTGACTCAAGAACGATCTTCAATATCATTCATCGTTGATGAGTTGGGAGACAAAGCAGCAAAAGCTGAGATCATCAAAGCATATCTTCCTTATCTAAATTCAAAGGTCAACGAATACTTGGAAGCCATGAACTTGTTTGTCGGTTTCAAGATGAATGAAAACTTTGATGTTGAATTTACATCACCGGACAGAAAGGGACAGACCACATTTTCATTAAGTAAAGGTCAATTGGCTCGAATGAATTTGTCTGTGTTGTTTGCCCTGAGGGATGTGGCTAATTTGAAATCATCTGTGAATACCAACTTGTTGGTTCTAGATGAAATCTTGGAAGCACTTTCAGAAAGAGGGGTTCGCGAAGTAACGGAGATGATCAAACAAAAATTTACTGACATGAACATCTTTGTAGTATCCCAAAGAGCCGCCGAATTTACAGAGCACTTTAATCACACTATCAGCTATGGATTACGAGGAGGGTTTACTACAGTCCTCTAGAATCCGTTTGAGAACCCCTGAGAATAAACATCTCAGGGGTTGTTATTGAAACTTTTTGAGCCATAATAAATCCAATCAAAATTGAATAGAGATAAATATGTTGCGACGTATTCCGATGCCCAGGGTTGATGATACATACTCAAGGAACTATAGAGCAGTGACAGGCAATGAGCAATTCATTAGAATTGGTTCCAGAGAATTGGCTGAACTCGCTCATAAGGCACAACAAGGCGACAGGAAGGCAATGGATCGCGTTATTGTTGAATGTTCTTTTTTCGTAAAGAACATTGCTTATCGCATGTATCATTCAAAGTCACGAACCATTGATGTAGAAGACATGATTCAATATGGTATGCTGGGTCTTGTGACATCTATTCAAAAATTTGAATATGAAAGAGGCCTGAGTTTTCTAACGTATGCCAACTGGTGGGTCATGCAATCTATTGACCGGGGTGTGATGACAGACCATTCTGATATCAAGATCCCTGTTCACGTTTGGGCTACCCTAAGAACATTGACCAAACAATTTTTCAATTCAGAGTTACATACCAAGAAGACTCTGGCCAAAATAACGTATGAAGAATTTCATGAGTTGGTTCCCGATGAATCAGAGATGACATTTTTGTTGATTTGCCAACACTTTTTCAAGCCTCTTATTTCTTTGGATAAAGAATCCGAGGGGGCTGATGGAGAAGATGGTGAGGAATTACACAATCTTATATCCTCAGAAGATTTCACGGCTATTATGGAAGAATCTATTCATCAAGAACAGATAGAAAAAATATTAACCGGATTATTGCATATTCTACCACCCAAAGAACGTTTCATCATGATTAGAAGGTTCGGGTTGTTTGATTCAAACAACCAGACTCTTGAAGAAATTGGTGCAATTCTAAAACTCACAAGAGAACGAATTCGCCAATTAGAAACAAAAGCATTGAGACGGATCAAAGGATATCTTGCTCAGAATGGAAACAAACTTCCAACAGAGCAAGCGATTGCAACATATGTTGCGGGTGTAAAATTCGCTAAAAAGGCGCTCACTTTCAACAAAGAATTTTTGACTGAAAAGGAGCTTCACCTTTTTGACGATGTCTACAATAGTGAAATCGAAGAGGAAAACGAAGACGATGAACAGTAAAGTATTGAATGATTTTGTACAACAACCAAATGTCGCTTATCGTGTTTATGTGATGAAGTCTAATCAGACTCTTGTCATACATGAACCAACCCCAGGAAGCACAGTTTCGGCAATATATCGGGTACTGAAAGAACATGTTCCAGATTTACCAAGTCGCACCGGGTTATATCGAATTGATCTGAAACGATCCGATGCGGGTAAATTGACCGATGCGGGAGTTGTATTGCAGTACAAAGCCACTTGGGGTCAATTCGTCATAATGGTTGAAGAAATTCAACCTTGGGAAACCAGCACAAGTCGAGAAATGGCGATTTCTGGTGAACCTATAGACACAACTCCGACAGCTGATTCAGTTGAACCTCCGGTAACATGGTGGCGTAAATTATTGAAGTTCATTGGATTTTAAAAATTATTGAAAAATTTTAAAATTTCAGTTTACTTTGTGAACTTCGGGCGTATAATGGTAATCATCGAGTGAACGATACCACTCATAATTTGAACCCAAGAGGATATTACCATGAAAACTTTGAACCTTGTAAACATCGCTACCAACATCGCTATCGTTATTTCCGGTGACACAAATTCTGAAATGCATCGCAACGTTTGCGCCAAGGGTGCTGAAATCGGAAGAACTTCTTTCATCAAATTGCTGACAGGAAAAACCAAGGAAGCATGTGGTTATGTTCTGAAAGAAATAGATACACTGCCAAAAGCTTCTGAAAATCGTGGCTTGGTTGATGTTACTGAGTCTCTACGTCATCTGATGGCTGAATTGAAAGCAATCGGGGTTGAAACAGAATTCAAACAAGACACCACTGCGTGTTATGCCACTCTGAAAGTTGAAGAAGGCCGAATTCAAGTAACACCATTGAAGAAAGATGGTTTGTTCAATGTTATGTTCTTCCCGAAGAAAGGTCTTGACGCTGATGCCATCAAACCTCGCTTCGAAGTTGTAAAAGAACGCGTGCAGTACGCCAAAATTCGAAACATGCAAGAACATGAAATTGTTCATGGGTTGAAATAGATTTCATTGTATTCGCCGCTAACCACTAGCGGCGAATTTTTATAAGAAGGTCATATGCAATCAATAGAAGAATTAATAGAGAATTTATCCGAATATGATTTTTCTCAATTCAGTGTTACATTGGCGATAAAGGAAACTCCTTGGAAGATTTTGACAGCTGCTGGTGAAAATTCTGCTTGTGTTCTAAAACGTAACAAAATTTTCAAAGCAAATGGGGGTGAACTTCACTTCATGGGCGTGTACAATGAAGGAGTAGTTACTATTATTGCTTCGGAAGATTGGAAACAAATTGTTGAAGAATTATGTTCTCGCCTTTCTAATGTTGTTTGTGTTTTTGATCTGAAAGATTCACGAGGGATGCCGATTACGAAGATTCAATACGATATACCGGGAGAATAAAATGTTGATAGACAAAATTCAAAATATTTTCTTCGAAAAGGATGACTCTCCAAAGCGTTGCACCAATTGTTTAGAAACCAAGTTTATAAGACAACATGGTGTTGAAGATTTCGTATACGGAACTCCTCACGATATTATCAAATGCTCAAAATGTGGAGAAGAAGTGGGAGCAATTGATCCTGTTACACAGGAATGGAGTTGTTTCTATTCAGATTATTTTCGTTTTAGAATCGGTGCTGCGTTGTTTGCGTTGGGTGCGATACTAGGTATCACCGGGTTGTTGTTCACTCCTATCATTTTGAGTCTTATATTATGAAAGATTTAATTTTATCCATGAAAACTGGTGAACGCTTGGTCTTCAAAGATTTCACAAATGAAACCAAAGTGTCAGACGTTTATTCCAAATTCTGCGTTATGTTTGAAACTCAAGGAATAGAAGAAAAGTTTCGATTTTCTGAATCAACTCTCAGACGTGCTCTCAAAGATTTTGATGTGATCAAGGGAGTATGGGATGTATCAATCGTCAATCAAGTCTCAGCAAGCATCCAAGAAGCTGAGCGCCGGGTGTTAGACCGTGAGGCTGAACGTCGTCGCAAGAAGTCGATGAAGAAAGCCAAACGAAATGCTGAAAGAGCCAAACGAAACGGGAATAGAAATTTCTTACATTCTCAAGAAAATTTCGTTAGCAAGCATACCAAACAACTCAAACCATCGACGGTAACCAATATCGTTAATGGAATGATATTCAAATAGAAAGAGGGCAATGCTCATGACAACCCGAATCAGTATGATCCTACTGCTGTTCATGAGCCTTCTCCAACCATCGTATTCCGCCGAAAGTAGTTGTAACGTGGATTTCTCCCTGAATCAACTTTGGACGCTTCAGGGAGCATTCGATGAAGCAGAAACACTGGAGAACGGCTATACCTTAGCAGCTATTGTTTGGAAAGAATCCAGCGCCGGGGTGAACTTGTACAGATCAGATAGTGAAGAATGGGACATGAAAAGTTATGGGCCATTCCAAATCTTGATGAGGACAGCAGCTTCACGCCGGGGATGTGATTCCCCAAGAACATGTCGTAAAGTGAAAACCAAATTGCTGAAAGATTTCAAATTTTCGGCAGCTCTTGCCAAGGAAGAACTCATATATTGGGAGAATCGCCTTGGGAATAAACACAATGCCATTGCGGCATATAACGCCGGAAAGTCTTGGCGGTATAATCAGGGACAACAATATCTTAAAGATATATTGAAAAAGGCAAAATATCTCAAACACTGTGTGAGGTTCACAAGATGAATGAATTTCTAAAAACAATACAGTTTGCATTTAGCGAGTACGATACCGCCCAACTCACTGGTTCAAAATTTGTATCATCCTTTGAAGATTGGTATACATCTATTGGCCGGGGATTTCTTCAATGGTGCTTCTTGATGTTCCTATTGTGCAGTTTGTTAGTCAGAACAACCATTAAAGAATATGAATCTCACCAGAATAAACGGGAAGCAATTTGTTTTTCGATTGTTAGTGTGATAGTATCCTTAGTTTCGTTGATATTAAATGTGATTTTCATCTGTTTTCAGTTTTTGATGATAATCATAGGATTTAAGGTTTGGGAGTAAAAAATGAAAATCAAAGTTAGAGAAACATTTACGGTATCCAAAGAAGATGGTTGCGAAATAGTGTTGGGAGAAACCCCCATCATAGCTATAACGGATGAACCAAGAATTGTAAAGATTTGTTCGGACAACATCGAATGTGTCAGCTATTCTGACAATAAATTGTGGTTCAACACTACCGCGATAGCAAAATTTATTGACCCAACTGATTTATTCATGACAGCATTCGCTATGTTAGATGAATCAGAGTTTGGTTCTAGTGCTATGATGGGAGCTCTTTTATGCTCTTATATTCCCGAAGACTTAATCAAAAGATTGAAAGGGTTTTCTTGTCTTGTTAATATTCTTGAAGAAAACCCAAATATCAAAACAACTGGTGACGTTATAACAATATTTGAAGAAACCATGAGGAAAACAAAATGAAATGCACTAAGAAAGAAACAATTATGGTAACAACCGAAGCCGGGAAAACTGTGGAATTGTTTTCAATTCCGTTGGTAGCAGTGTGCGAAGATTATTCGCTTCATCTGATCGATTCTTCATCAACAATTACGAAAGAAAACTTGGGTGAAGAAATGAAGGATGGTGAAAATTGGGTGGAAATTTCATCCAATGGTTTTGATGTTACTTTGATTGTTCATTCATGTGAAGAAAGAAAAGAGAGAATTTCAAAAATTGAGAAATTGTATGATTTCTCAGATTTGTTGAAAGCTAGACTCAAATCACACAACTTATTCTCTCAAGATATTTTCGAACAAACCTTCAACGCAATTTTCCGGAAGAAGTAGACTATGGGATTTGAACTTCAACTGTTGGAAACTACAACTGAACTTGTAGTTGCAGATACTGAAACCCTAGACAGATGGGACGATGCAGTCGTCCTGTCTGCTGCCCTGACATATGGTGATTTGAAAGAAGATCTAAGCCTAGAACAATTGATTGAAGAACGAACATTCTTCATGAAATTTGATGCCAAGGAACAGATCAAAGAATTACATCGTAAGGTTGACAAAGGAACAGTTTCTTGGTGGAATGACAAGAGCAAAGTGACCGATGAAGCCAGAAAGATGTCGTATTATCCGGACATCACTAGAGACCGATCTGTTCGTGACTTTGCCACAGAATATGTCAAGTGGGCACACAAGATTCCATTCGAACCTTTCAAAGTAATTCATTGTGATAGAAATCTTTTTGATATGAGAAAACTACAGCATATCATCGAAGTTTCATTACACGAAAGACATCCTTGGGATTATCATAATATCATCGATGTTGTATCAACTCTAAAGGCTTGGGGAACCGGGCGATATGGTGGAATGGATATTCGTAAGATGGCAGGAGTTGTATATCATGATCCCCGGTATGATGCTGCGGTAGATTGGTTGAGAATACAAAATGCCGCCCGAAATTTCATGGGAACTCAAAATGACTGAAGAAATCAAAACCGATGGTTGGTCCCCGATTGAAAAAATCGAATTGATTTCCAATCTTATCACTGACAATCGAACAGCGAAAGATATATCTTCTACAATTCTTGATAGGATGATAGAGTTTCGTTCTACTCTTGTTGGCCAGAACGATGATGGCGAAATCGACATTATGAAATGCAGTGATGTCGCTGTCGCGTGTTTGGACTATATGTTCAGAAATCTCAAACACGAGAAAGAAACCACTGGTCAAGATGCTATTGAAATTGTTGAAGGGTTATTGTCTAGAAGCACCCGGAAACTTTCAAAGACATACAATTTAGAAACATCGTTGGCTGAAGAAAAATTTGAAAAATTATTCAGAGTGGTGACACAACCAACAGATACTTCTTGCGTGTCTGCTTGCATATCGATGATGACTGGACTTTCTATTGATATTGTTATGGAAGAATTTCGTGATCAATATCAAAAACACGAAATCGGTATTGAAGAATATCTGAGAAAAAGAACAGCTCTTCCATTCTACCACACTCAAATTTTCGACGAAGAGACAGTTTCATTCGTAACCGTCCCATCATTGAATATCAGAGGGATGAATCACCAAATTCTGATAGTTTGTCATGATGATTCTTGGTCGATATATGATCCGAATACCGGAATCGAAGACAAGGGAATGTATTCGGCCAATCCAAACAAAGAAGATACAAATCAATTTCCGTTGAAAAGTTATCATATAGACTTTTCTGTTGATTTGGATGATCTTTATAACTGGAGAGATATTATGGGGCTACTTCATGCAGAATAAATTCTATCGACACACATTAGCGCACATGCGAGCTGCTCAAGCATATGCCATCAATTCGTTTGCAACTCGTCGTCAAGTTGGTGCATTGTTATGTAAGAACAACAATCCCATAGCAGATGGTTGGAACGGTACTCCCCCAGGTAAAGATAATGCCTGTGAAGAAGAAGACGGGAAGACTAAGAGCGATGTTGTCCATGCAGAGGTGAATGCCTATCTTAAATTGTTAAGGAGCCACGAGTCCTCTGAGGATACGACTCTTTATGTCACTTGTTGCCCTTGTGAAGATTGTGCAAATTTCATTGTTTCGTATACTGGAACAACGACGATATTCTTCAAAGACTTTTATCGGTCTGTCGATGGGTTGAAAGTTCTTCTAGATGCCGGATTAATAGTGTATCTGGTCGGTAATGGTTTTGATGAGGAACCAGAAGACATTTATCGAATATATTCAACCAGCGATGACCAGTCTTTCAAAATTACGTGGTGTCATGACGGGGAAAGCGAAGATAAACCGTCTGATGGTGCTATTATTTTCGAAGATGGTCAGGGAACAATATATCTCCCATAAACAGGGCTAGATAATAATGGGTTGGGGACATAACGTATCACATTGTCCCCGTTCATACTGTCTAGGAGCAAGTTCTATGTCTCAAGGTAGCCTCAACAATCCAGTAAGAACCAAGTCCACCGCAAGAGAAAGAAAAAGAGATCGCAGAGATCGCAGGGAAGAGGAAGCATCAATCACTGAAAAATATTCTAAAGGCGAATTTGAAATTCATCGGTTTCAACCTCTCAATGAAAAGCAAGATCAACTATTCAAAGCCATTCTTTTTAATCCCTGTGTTATTTCTATTGGTCCAGCAGGTGTAGGCAAATCAATAACCAGTGCAGCCGCTGCGCTCAAACTCCTCGCATCCGGCCAGATTGACAAAATCTATGTTACCAGGAACCCAGTCCCAACCGGGTACACCACTGGGCTGAAGCCTGGTGATCTCAATCAAAAGATTGCTCCTTGGGTTTCACCTATCCTCGAAAATTTAGCAGAATGTTGTGCATCACCGGGTCTCTTCACATATTTCAAGAACAACGACATGATTGAAGCCGTGGAATTAGAATCAATCAAGGGAGCAAACATTCGTAGAGCAGCTATCATTGTAGAAGAGGCTCAAGAGTGTACCATAGAACTCCTTAAAACACTTTCTACGCGTATTGTAGAAGGATCACACCTTATCATAGATGGTGACTTCAAGCAAGGCAATAAACGGCTTGGAGGAGCGACAGACTTTGTCAGGTATATTGATTCTGTTCGAAATCTGAATGAGCAACTTGACAAAGAAGTCGATGAAGAAGATGATTATGAAGAAGAAAGCTGGAAAGATATTCGTGTTCCAGTGATTGAATTCTTCAGCGAAGATTGTGTCCGTGGTGGAATTTGCCGTTGGATGCTTGAAATGTTTGACCGGGAGGAAATATGAAAGATAGAGAACCACCCATTCTGAGTAAAGATTTCAGACCACCCATCATTGAAGAAGATGAAGGTGAAGCAACCCCTGGGTATGTTGATCAAGATCGATAAGAATGAGAAGAGCCTCAAAAGAGGCTCTTTTTCTATGCAACAGTTTGTGAAACTGTCATAATGAAATCGGTGATACTGATTGAAGTATCAGTTTACTCTTCGGTCCAAATCACCGGGAATATTTTATCGTTTTGTAATATCCCTATTTTTGCGCTTCCATATCAATATATTCCTATAACATAAATGTTGATTTTAACGGTTTCATCCGTAATCCCAGTTGCAGTAACTCTAAAAGGTATGCCCCCGGCTATAGAAAATGGAGAAACTTCATTCAAATTTCCAACAAAAGGTGTCCCATCAAAAGGAATTTCTGTCCCATGTGGAAGGATTACTTTGAAATCTAGGCTATATACAGAAGCATCGGCAACAGGTGTATTATCAGAAGCGTTCAACACTTCCCATAAAACGTGTATCGCTGAGCAATCGTATGGAGTTCTCAGATCTTTTGTTGTATTGACATTGGTTAGTACCGCGACTGGACCTTTCATATTATGAATCCTCAAAATTTAATAGTATGGAGAACTTGATTGATATACCCTATTTAAAACGATCATTGCTAAGATAATTATCATGAGAACATTAGATGATTTACTGATAGAAACTCGAGGGAATATCTCGAAATGTGCGAGAATTCTTGGTGTCAAGAGAGGCAACCTGAGCCACTCCATACATACTAAACGAAAAAATGTTATCATAGACAACCAGATATATTGGGAGACCAAGAGACGGTTGAAAACCAGAGAACGAAGTTTTCCTAAACTGAAAAATTATGATATCGGTGACATCGAATTTAGAGACGGTAAATTGGTCGTCAAACTCGGAGAACATACTACTCTCGAACGGTTGTTGGAACTTTGTCACAACAATAAAACGAAATGCTCTAAAATTTTGGAAGTTGACTGGAATACCGTAGATGATATTTGGTCAAGAAGAGTTCCTACCGTCATTTTCAACAATAGATTGTATGTATTGGATACGACCACATCCGGTGGGTATCAGAGTCCTCTTTCAAAATTTGTGCATAGCATAGATGTTTCGTATAAAACACAAGTGATGTTGAAGATTGCTGAGGAAGCATCAGCAGAACAATTAAAAATCATAGAAAACGCGGAATATAAATAATATTGCATTATGTTGTATTTCTAGAATTTAGCCCAGGAATGATTCTTCTTCCTGGGAAAAATTAAAAAGTCCTTTACTTCATTGGAATAATGCGTATAATGGGAACCATCGAAGGGGCAAATAAGCCGTTTTGATTGAACAGGGAGGGAATGTGAAGCAATGCTTATTATCTTCCGTGTTCGTTAGAATTCTGAAAACAGTACTTTCTGTAGAATGTGTTGATGTTTCAGAAAACATGTCGGACTTCGTATCTTCCGACAACTTTGAAGATGTGCCTATGGCCAACATTCCATCAACTCTGGTGAGGGTGATTCCTCAGGCGCAGATTATTGGGATCTGTAATCTTCAAAGATACGAACACAATTTATACACAGGTTGATGAAATTCACAAATTCGTTTGTGACAGAAAGAGAACTTTTATGACGGGGTTCTTTTTCTGAAAATATCTTCGGTGAGGGTGTTTTCAGAAAAAGAACCCAATACAACAGGAATATAAAAATGTCCGATGTGAAAACAGTTGTGATGAAGCTCACAAAATCCACCAAGGGAACACACGTGTATGGTGATGAAACTCCCAATGCACCTATCCCATCCGTTTATATCAAGAAGGATGCATTGCCTGGTACACCACCACAAGAAATTGTTCTGACATTTGTTCCGAAAGAGTGAAATATTCGCTCCTGTAGCTCAGTTGGATAGAGCATGCGCCTTCTAAGCGCACGGTCGATATTGCTAAATAATTCATAGAGACGTAATAGGATAGTCGAATTATGAATTATTTTAAAATATACTTCAGTATAGTGGACAGAGCTAAGAACCGTGACAGCGTGGATGGATATAGTGAAATGCATCATGTAGAACCGAGATGCACTGGTGGAAATGACCACGCTTCCAATTTGGTCAGGTTGACTGCCAAAGAACATTATATATGTCACTTATTGCTAGCAAAAGAATTTCCTAAAGAAAGGGGCTTGACAATAGCGTTCTCATTAATGAATACTGATTCACACAAAAATCGGAAGATCAGAGCTAAAGAATATGCGTGGTCGAGAAAAGCATTTTCGACTGCTATGAGCGAAATACAAACTGGTTCTGGGAATTCGCAGTTTGGGAGTATGTGGATACACAACCCCGTTAATGGTGAGAAGATAAAACTTCTAAAAGGATCAAAAATACCCGACGGGTATTTTAAAGGAAGAAATAGTAAAAAGTGCGCGTTGTGTGAGTCTAGGATACCCACTGATCACAAGTATTGTGTTCAGCACCGAGAAATTGGTATGCAATTATCCAGGAATAAAAATTCTCCGTTTTATGGTCGGGAAGAAGAATTTTACGGGTTGTATGACGCACATCGCAACATAAACAAAGTGTGCAAACTGATGGGATTTCCCGCTTCAGATTCTCACTGGTATTATGGGGCTAAAAAGTTGTTAGAAGCTAGAAATTCCCCTGTTGGCCAAGCGGATAAGGCAACTGCCTTCTAAGCAGTAGATCCGGAGGTTCGAATCCTCCACAGGGGACCAAATTAATCGGAAGGTAAAGAGGTCCAAAAGCTCATTAGGTATGAGCACCCGACCCATAATCGGAAGGTAGAGAGGTTCGAATCCTCCTTGGACCACCAGTTTATTTTTGAAAGGTTATTAAATATCATTATGTTGTTGGTTGTGGTAACGGCAAGCAATGTGGCTTGTTCATCCACGTCCAGGTACTCTGAAGACGTCCAGAGTCGCTGCCTACTGCGAAAGTGTATGACATAACCCGAATATGTGAGGTTAGAATGAAGTTTTCTGTAAAAGATTTAGAGAAATTAGCAAAAATTTCTAGTGGTTGTTCAAATGTTTCTTGGAAACTGACCTCTCAAGCAGGGGATCAACAATCTGCTAGATTCCGTGTTGTTTGTAGAGACAATGTAGAATATGTTCAAGGAGTACATTTAAGATTGTTGGTAGACGTGTCTACTGATTCTGTGATGATTACCGGGTATAAAATAGATTCTCCAGTAAAAACTCACACTTTGGTTGGATCTGCGATTGTAATCTGATATATTTGAATGTTGTATGTCTAGTACGATGTGACAGTGGCACCTCTTCGTAATGTTAGCTATCGCAAGCTGCCGATAGACATCATTCTAATATATCAGCGAGCCTTACAATTTTCAATCACTGATTGAAATGGAAGAAACTGATATAGAATTGCTGTAATTCCTTGAACGGAATTGTGCTTGGCACGAGGGTTCGAATCCCTCCCGTTCCACCAATATAAGCCTTTAGATGGAAGACTTATATTATTGGGACGGTTCTTGGAATCGACCGGGTTCATGAACAGACGAGGCAGCACGAGAGGCGTCTGACGTAATCAGCGCAAATAAACTAACCGCAAACGATAACGTTTACGATGTTCGTGCAGCTGCTTAATAAACAGCTCTGAACCGACACGGCCACCGCCAGATTTTTCTGGAGTTGGGAACAGGAGGTGGCCAACCAAATTCAATCATTGAGAACATAAAATGAATCAAGATATTCCATCATTAGGATCTTGCCCTTGTTGCGGGGGTGTATGTGTTTGGTGTGATTCTATGGAACCACAAGATCACGAATGTGATGTAATTATATGCACTCAATGTAAAATGTCTTTCGAAATGATATCCGAAGAATCTTACACAGCTAAAACCATTCATGATGCAAAAGTCATAGCCGCTAACAAATTCAATTCTCGTCCCGGCGTAAATGTTCTACCACGAGACAGAAACATTGATGTTGGTTCTTTCAAAAAAGAACTTTCGGAATTGTTGAAGAAATATGATGCGACAATCGGTGTTGACATCGATGGTGATACACACAATCTTAGATACAATTTCATCCTTGCGGATAGATATGACCGTGAGCAGATCTTGGTTGATGGATATCGCTTTATTGATTGGAAAGATTTGAAATGAAATCTTTCAGTATAGATCTATATGACTGTGTTGTTCGAGTATATTTCGATGATGTAGAATATACGAAGGATACAGGATTTTCAGTTGATGAATGTCATGGTCAAGTTTCTCATGATGGGAGCACATTCTATATTTTCATGAGGGATGCAACTGATGTCAACACATTGGCACATGAATCATTTCATGTTGCTAGTAGGATTTTCGATTATACCGGAAATCTTTTACAACCAGAAACAAGCAATGAACACATGGCGTATCTGATAGGTTTTATTGCTGAGAAAATATATTCTTTCTGGAATGAAGAACACCCGCTAGAGCGTAGTCGGTAAATCGGTCGAAAGACTCCGGAACCCGTAACCGGATGGCCAGTCGGAAAAACAGCGACATCCTTTCTCCTTTACTTCCCACAAAATCCCCGTATAATGGTTCTCAACGATAACTCGATGAGGTAACACTATGAAATTATCAGAATTAAAAATCGGCCAGGAAGTTTTCGGAACATGTACCCCATTATCAATTTCGAAAAATAGTGGTAGAGTTGAGTTTGTTGCTCACGATTATTGTATTATCAGACGGTGTGATGGAACTCCGGTGTTTGCTGACAAATATGATGTGGAAGTAATGATTGATAACGAGGATGAACCGCGTTCTGAATAGGCAGAAAGACTCAGAAACCAATCAGTTTGATATCGATATGATTAAAAATTTAATCGATCATATTGAAGAAAAGATGTTAGTTCAAGTCAAGAAGAAAATTGTTACTTCACTAACAGAAGAAACACGAAAACATTATTCGAATATTCTACAATTATAGCATAGGAGAACACCATGGCAAAAATTGTAAGGTTAACCCAGGCAGAAAATGAAAGAATTGCATTATTGCTAGAGGAATGCGGCGAAGTAATTCAAATTTGTGGTAAGATTCTCAGACATGGTTACGAATCGTATCATCCAGATTCACCGGATATTTCGAATAGAACTCTTCTTGAGAAAGAATTGGGTGATGTGACCGCCGCTATCGAATTGATGATTTCTTCCAAAGATATTGATAAAACAAGATTGAAATCAAATAGGCTCAAGAAATTGGTTGATGTTGAAAAGTGGTTACACTTTAATCGTCCTCCGATTGATTTCATTTATGTAGAGAAAGTTCTAAAACATTTTGGTTATAACTGGCCTAGGCTCAATGAAGGGAAATCAGTTGATGGTGTCGCTGTTAGATCTCCGAATTGGAAGGGAATATCAGATTGTGAAGAATTCGTCCCGGTGATGTTACAGTGTGGAAAGTGGATTGATCCTTGTGCTATGAGTCAAATGATTGTTGGAGACGGATGGTGGTATATCGTCACAAAGCAAGAATATGATGATTATATGAGGAATGCCGAATGAAACCCGCTACCCTTGCTCCATACTACTGTGCAATATATCCCCAAATTGCCGAGATTGCTAGATCGTTTGGCTACGCTGCCGCTATACACGGAAGCATGTCTCGGGACTTTGACATCATTTTTATTCCTTGGGTGAAAGATGCTGGGGAACCAGACGACTTGATCAACAAACTTCTTGAAACCTTTGCAATGACAAAGGCCGGAGAACAAGATATTGCTGAACATGGAAGAATTCGATATGGTATGTCGCTGATGGGGGACTGTTTCTTTGATTTGTCATTCATGCCAAGAATTTCAATAAAAGAATAGGAACCGTTATTATGCACCAACATGCTGAAGCTTTTTGTAATATGAAATATGTTTGTCAAGAATGTGGTCACAGTGAAATGGTTTGGAATTCACGAGACGGGGTGACTCCGTTCATTATTGGATGCACCAAATGTGATGGGGATATGTGTCATATCGGACCATGGAATAAAGAAAAGACGCATGACACCATTCCTGATGATACAACAATGGTGTTTGTTCAAGTTTTCGAAAAGGTTGCAGTGGAATCATGCACAGCATGGGTGGATAGATTCTATGACCAAATGGCTTCAGACGGATATCTAGAAGAGGGAGAGACCAAAGAAAATTTGATTGAAAAGAAAGTTGAAGCTCGCATGAAAGATGATTGTCCCTGTATCATCACCAGAGAACAATATTTGGCCGGGTATCATCTTAATTAAATTGTAAGATGTTGAAGAATCATCCGCTATAATAGAATCGTTCCCTTGTACTGAGTCGACACTTGTCTGGTCTAAAACAAGGGTGAGAATAGAAGCCCGAATTCCAATGTGGTCAAGACTTCTGTTCAATAAGTCTGGTTATGACAAAACGGAGTGTGTGGAGCAAAATCTAGTTGAGCTATGAAACACGCTTTGCCCGCAAGGGGCTGACCTACACTCTGATGTACGGGTCTTATAATACTAGATGAGGTGGCGTCTCTCACCGCCCTCAAGCCAGCGAGTCGGGTGCAAAGCCCGGCAACCTTTCACTTTACTTCTATCATCTATCCTAGTATCCTCATAACACATTACCGTTATGAGGATATTTCAATTGACACGCATCAACGTTGTTCCTGTATCAGAAATGACCCAACCAGAACTTGCCGGAGAATGGAAAGAGATTTGGCGAGTTTTTGGATATGTGAAAGACCGGGTAAGAAAAGGGCATACCCCTGCCGATGTATTATCCCCGGAAAAATATACGTTGGGGTCTGGTCATGTGACATTTTTCTATACTCGATTACAGTATATCATCGATCGAATAGATTCCTTATACTCTGAAATGATCCGTAGGGGATATTCTCCTAATGAGGGTATGATGGTGACAGCAATACAATCAGCAAAGGCTGAGATCCCTTCTGAGTGGTTTGGTGAGTATTATCCAACCCAGGAAGCAATAGCCCTCAACATCCAACGAATGAAAGATAATGGAACAAGATGAAATGAAACCACAATTACGAGTTTTTCACATTCCGCAAGTACCGATGGAAGCGTTTACGGTTCCGGTTGAAAGTGTCGAGCAAGGCGTTCATATTATGGATGTTCTTGCTAATTATGACCTATTTCAGCTGAATCATAACATCAAACCAGACTATTGCAATATGAATTGTCTACAAATTCTCGATGAAGACGGACTATGGTGTGATTGGTGGATAGAACTTGAAGATGGAAATTATTTCGACGATCCAATAGAGTATCTTGATTTTCTGAAAGAACAACATGAACATAAAGTTCAACAAGAATTGGAACAATCTGGCTCAGTATACCCGAAAGTTGATGTTTCGAAAATTGATGAGTTGATGCGTCAGACCAGTTTCGTAACATACCAAATTGAAGGAACACAGACCATTGTTGCAACAGGAATGCTGAAGATTGGTGAAAAGATGTTCACTCTCACGAATGAATTTACATCATGTGCTGATCCTAAAAATTTCAATCCAGAAATCGGCGCAAGAGAAGCCATCAAGAAATGTTCAGCTTCTTCTCGTGATAAACTGTGGGAGCTTGAAGGTTATCACCTAGCAAAATTGTTAGAAAAGTAGTAACCAACAGAGCGGTTTCTGTAACAGGAAACTGCTAAATATTTTCAACCTCTCAAAAGGAATATAGATGATGAAAATATTGAAATGGTTATTCCTGGTCGTTTTGGATTTCATACCAACTTTCAGGACAGAATATTTCGGGTGTTATCTTGACGACAATGGTGATGGTTATACGGCATTCCCGGTCAATATCTTAGACAAAGAAGATTCTGCCCCAGATTTCTTCGTTCTCGCTCAATCTTTAAACGTGTTCTTCTGCTATGGTTTCTTCTACAAAGAAAAATCAAAATGGTTCTCCCCGGTTGAATACTACAAACTTTCTCAATGAAATTTTACTGCGATAACAAACGCCATCTTGTATGTGTTCCGTACTCAATAGAGAACCTTCACAAGATGGCGGATCAATTGAATATCAAACGATGTTGGTTCCATTCTTGTTCACATTCCCATTACGATATTCCAAAGAACCGAATCAAAGAAATTCGTTCGAAATGTACCCTTGTATCGTCTAAAGAAATTTTGAAAATTATTTTTCAAAAAGGCTTTACTTGAACTTTCAAAAGCGTATAATGGTTTCCAATGAGGCAACATCGCCTGACCCTAAGAGGATACGAAAATGACTTACAACGAATTGAAACGTACCGTGAAACCAACACTGACTGCTGAAGGAAATTGGTTTTCTGCTGAGCTGTGTAGTGTTATCGTGACAGCTGCCGACAAAAACGGGAAACTCCTGGACAAGTATACCGCAACCCAACACAACATTTCCGGCCTCGATGCTCAAGCAAAGCGAGCCTCAGAAAGAATGATTAGAGACTACAAAGACGCGATCATCAGCATTCATTTCTTCAATTAGAAATTAAACTCAATTGAAAATAACTCCAGTATAATGACAAAAATTCATTTGCTGGAGTTTTCTTCTATGTTGTCTTTCATTGGTTCTGTCATAATATTCTCGGTTATTGTGTTTAGTCTCCCAAGCGGGAAAATCCCCTTATGGAAAGCCAACACATACAGAATATTCATTATTCTTTTGTGTTCGATACCTCTGAGTAGTATATATCATGGTGTCCGATTCGGTCATTGTAAAATTCAAGGTCATGCTCACGAAGTTGAATCAAGATACGATGCAACTTCTCAGAAATGTTTGTTGAAAGATTCACAAGGTCGCTGGGTGTCACCAGAAAATTATGGGAGATCGTGATGGCTCGCTTGAACTCATACAACGCCATAACAGGATTGATTGAAATAGAAGTCAATGGGAAGGTCAAATCAATCGTCGAAAAGAACGTCAAACAAGGGAACGAAATACTTCGGATGTGTGAATGGATTAGGGATGAAACCAGGAAAGAAACCAAATTGAATATCTTGGAAAATGTAAAGAAAAAGATCGAACAATTAGAATGGGAGAAATAGAATGTTTTATTTGTTATTGTTTTCTGGATTTCTTGCCCCAATAGCTTTGTGGTTTGTTCTGAACGTTGATACCAAGAAAGAGATGATATTTTGGTTCTTAGGTTGGATTGTATTATCAATCTTTCTAGCGTCAATCAAAACTGCTATATCAATTCATGAATGTAATCTGACATCATTGGAATATGACCAATTCAAAAACACCTGTTATAAGGAAACAAAATGAAAATTTTGATAGATCAACGTGAAAAAGTGTATTATCGTACTCCTGAAGATTTTCAAACCGATGGATTGCGATATTCAATGTTAGAATCAGCGATAATTTCCACCACGGAAGAAGAACTCCTCCTAGAAACACTCGGATATCGGCCAGCCCCATACATGTTAAGGTATGATCATAAAATCCTCATCAACGAACAACGGGGAGTGTACACTATTGTTTGCGATGAGTACACTATTCCGGAAAATTCAAACAGACAGGTTGAAGAAATTAGAATCCCTGGTGAATTGAAACCAGAATTTGGAATTCTAACTTTTGGTCAATATCCTCAGAATAGAATCAATGGTTGTGTATTTGTAGATTGCCCGGTGGCGGTAGTTTGTTCTGATTTCACCCCATATGTGATCAAACTTTCTTATGGAGCGGTTGAAAGATATCAGAAGGATATTCCTGATTATGTTCTTGATTCGTTGTCAGAAACGTCTTCAAGACACAAAGCCGAAGTTTTTCATGATCATTCGTTGTTCAATTTGTATCAGAAATTGTCGGCCAGTCGAGATAACACCGAATCTGAACAATGGGTTGTTCATTATTGCGAGTCGATGTTTGATGTTGTAATAGAAAATCCTAAGTATGGCCGGGGGTTCCTAACAAAATTGTCGGTGATTGATATTCTTCGTAAAAACTTCGATAATCGTGAAATGTTGACAGTATATCGACAATCCGAAAGAGCTGTTGATAAAATAGTTCAACGATTTGAAGATCTATTTACCGAATAATCCCTTCCGTTTAAATAGAGGCATAGCATATAAATGAGGTGCCTCTTCATGAAATTTTCAGACAGCTTCTTGAACAGAGTTTCATTTCCACCGAAATCAAACTTCATGTTCCATATCACACCCACAGAACGAGTCCAGAAGATCATGGAGAACGGTCTTATGCGCGGATCTACCCGTTCAACCTCTGGGTCACAAACACAAGGGAAAATTTATCTGACAAACTCTCTCAGCAATATCCCGGATCCATTCCCAAATCATTTTGGATGGCCTCACAAGGATATGAGTGTAATCAAAGTCAACACCAAGGGGATGAAACTTGAATCTGATCCAGAAGACCCAAGTGGCGAACACTTCTATATGGCCAACATGGACATACCTGCTGAAAAACTTGAGATGATGGGACGTCATCGATTTTTCATGAAAGATGGGATGTTTTTCGGCACCAAGATGCCAGATGAGTATATCACTGAACATGTTGTCAAAGCACCAGGCGGTGGCTGGAATGTAACTAATAGCGACAAGACCAAAGTCCTGGGTCATCATGACAATAAAGAAGATGCTCTGAAACAATTGGCCGCAATAGAAATTTCAAAACATAAAAATGAAAGTCTTCACGAAGATGAAGAACTTCCAAAATACAAAGGTGCAAAGAAAGTTGGGTTATACTCTCTAGGGAGAATTGTCGGGTATGGATATGAAATGCCTGACGGTACATACGACATAGATGGGTTGAAATTCAAATCAAAAGATGAAGCCAAACTGTATGGATTCTATATTGATGATCTTGAGCCGGGATACGAAGAAGAACTTGGAAAACATTTTCATGCTCGCGAAGGCCGTGAAAAATCTAATTTTGATGTTGAAAAATCTTGGGATTCAAAGTTAAAATCGAAATAATTCCCGCTATACTAGACGGATGTCATCTACGAAAGAGTACTCAATATGCCATCCGTCATCAATTCCTTCAGTGGAAAATACCGCTTCCTCAGCAATTTCTTTCCTTGTATGGGAGGGATTTGTTTGGATCCTGAAAATCTATCAGGAGATATCGCTGTTCTCACATTTCCTAATACAGAATCCGCATATCAATATATGAAATTCTTTTATGTTAACGCAGAAATTGCAAGCAAAATATATGAAAACAAGGATAATCCGGGTGCATGTAAAAAGATAGCCAACCAATACAAGGATGAAATTGATCAAGATTTCGATAGAATCCGAACAATGTATCTATTATTGAAAAAGAAATTTCAAATTTACACAGATGCAGGAAAGATGCTTTTGGCTACCAATGATTCTGAACTAATAGAAGGAAATCATTGGGGAGATAGTTTCTGGGGAGTTTGTAATGATGTTGGTTCGAACAATTTAGGTAAGATGTTGATGAATAGGAGAGCCGTCTTGAGAGCGCAATTCAAAGAATATCTTTTCGTTTCAGAATTGAATAGAAAATCTCCTATACCTGTGACAGAAAAAAGAGTAGAATATATTTTCAATAAGAAAATTGAAGAATATTTTCAGAAATATATCGGTGATTGACAATGAACAACACAATATTTGATAAACTGACGTTAGATAGATCTCAACTTCATTGGGAAGATTATCTGTCGATTCTCACTCCGGTAGAATTGAAAACCGAAGGAACTTCCAAAATGTGGTTCAAGCGGGGTGACTATTTTGCTCCCCTCGGATATGGTGGTATCAACGGGGACAAGCTTCGTGTTGCCATCTGGTTGCTCAAAGAGCATATTGCTTCAGGTGGTTCGCCAGATATCGTTCACGGTACTGTAGTGGGTTCTCCTCAGTCTCCTATGGCTACAGCAGTCTCTCGTCATTTCGGTGGTCATACAACTACTGTCCTGGGGGCTACCAAACCTGCTACTGCCATCAAACACGACATGGTAGCGATGAGCGCGTGGTTTGGTTCATCATTCGAATATGTTGGTTCTGGGTACAACTCTACAATCCAACCTAAATGTAAGTCTCTAGTGGCTGAGAGCTCCTCTCGTCCGTTTTATCTAGAATATGGTATAACTACTGACCAAAAGATCCCAACCAACACTGCAAGTAGAATCAGAGCCTTCCATGAAGTAGGAGCACCACAAGTTCAAAACATTCCCAAATCTGTCAAGAGATTGATTATCCCTGCTGGGAGTTGTAACAGTTGTATGTCAATCTTAACTGGCCTTGCATTGTATCCTCAACCACAAATTGAAGAAGTTCATCTGATCGGTATCGGTCCAAACCGTATCAAATGGATGCAAGATCGTTTGGAATTGATCAAAAGTACAGACCCAGAAAAATTCAAAGATCTTATGAATTTCGAAAAACACTACAGAGACAATCCTGAATTATCAGGAGATGTTGAAATAGGAACCAAGAAATTGTGGGGGAGTTCTTCTCCTATCGTGACAGACCCCAAATTCAAATTGTTCCACTATGATCTACACACCACGAATTGGGTGAAGTATAGTGACCTCATCCCGAACCAATTTGATGGAATAGAACTGCATCCAAGATATGAAGGAAAAGTGTTGGAATATCTCAAACAGAATATTCCAGAACTTATCAATGAAGAATCTCTATTTTGGATCATAGGTTCAAAACCTTCAATCGATGCCATGCGATGTAATTGTCCTGAATTGGGAGCCATTCCTGAACATCTTTGAAAATTTTCAAGGGGAACCAAATGTTCCCCTTTTCTTTTTCCTAAATATGTGGTATAATGTTGAAAATTGATTAGGAGAACAATCATGTCTGGGTTTCAATTTAAAGCGAATGGCGGTTTCGGTAAGATGTTGATGGAAGCGGTGAGTATAAAGAAAGCAACAACAGCTGATAGAAAAAAGGGTGAGTCATATGTTGTCTATGACATACACGCCAAAAAGATCGTAACATTCCAAAATACTCGCTGTGCTGGATTAAAGAGAGATAGCGCGAAAGAAATTGCGGCAACTGATTCAAATTGGAAAGTTGCTTCTTCTGAATGGGCACACGATAACGATATTCGGTAGGAGATTCAAACATGAAACCATTTAGTTCATTATTCGAAGCATCCATGCCCCAAGTTCCGGCTTGTTATGAAGCTTCCCCCGATTTAACTGCCGCCTTCAAAGACGGCTATACATATGGCTTCCAATTGTCGTTGCCGATTGATGCGGCCGAAATTGGCCGTAAATTCTCCCAGGATGCTGTTGGTGCCTGGATGGATGGCTATGAAATTGGAAAACAATCTTCATTTGATATGAAGTTCCAGGAATCAACTACTGAAAGAGTTGTTCGATTCAAAGACGGTATGATGAACAATTCTAAAGTCGGTGACAAAGAAAAGTTCTTCATGAAACGTGAATATCAACCATATTCAGATATTCAGAAACGTGCTTTTGCAAAAGAAGTCAAAGCCGGATATTCTGGCACAGTGGTGGTTGGAGCCAAGACGGGATCTAAGATGAGCGTGATCCACGTGAAATCAAAGGATCACATTTTTGACGATTCTGTGAATGAAAGTGTAAATGATGAAGAATTGAAGAAATATGCAAAACGAAGAGAATTTTTGATTCTTCGAAACAACGTTTCAAATAAAGATTTTGTCTGGTATAAAAATCATCAGCAGCCAATATCTGTTGGAGAAATTGTAGAATTCTACAACATTCATACTAAGAAGGTAGAAGAATTTGTCATAATGAAACTCGATTCTTCTTTCATTTACTTGAAACCAAATAATGGAAACGATGTTCAGAAGTTAAAATTAGTTCGAAAACAATTATGAACCGAGGGATTTGATAAGATATTGAAGAAGGAATCATCTATAAATTATCGAAAATTGTCTATGGAATTGATCCAGATCATGAAATCAACAAACCCAGAAGCTACAAGAAAATCTGATTTCGATAATCAATCTGATTCAGATTCTGGGGTGCTAGTTGTTTCTGATTGGGGTGTTGAAGATGAAGATTTTCTTCCATCTGCTGAAAAGAAATTGGGTAAAATTTTGTCAGACTTCGACCGTAAACACAAAGTCAACACATCATACCAAGTTGAAGATGGTAATATCTTGATCACTATTGGCAATTAACGTTAGACGAGAAATTAGGAGATTCACCATGGCTATCCAGACTAGAGGCTTCGGCCTGATGCACAACCGAAACAAATTGAATGAAGCGACGAGAACATTTATAGAACTTGGTGGTGACAAGGCGGTCATAGACCAAGACGGGACGGTCACTATACAGAGTAAAACACCGCATGGACCCGAGACCGTCATTTTAACCAAGACTCAGGTCGATATTATTAAGAATAGCCTACAAACTCCTGTAAAGAAATTGAATATCGGCGGGGGAGATATTGTCAATATAGGCGCAGACAAAAGTGTGACTGTAGTTTCTAAAGCCCCACACGGCGTAGAAACTGTCATTCTAGACAAAAAGCAAGTTGAGAAATTATTTGGTAGTATTCGTTGAATTCACAACGGATAATCCCCGCCATTGTCTTTATATTCCAACTTTGTGGTAACATCACCAGCCCCTTCACCGGGGCTAAGTGTTACACTAGACAATCCCCCGGCTATCCCCGCTTGTTCCGCTCCAGTACAAACACCAGAAATAGAACCAGAACAACTGATGCTATTGGCTTTCAACGATCCGACATAAATTTCAGGAACATAGATAGCTTTTCCAACTCTCATGTCTTGAGATATACGAACTTCCGGAGTAGAGATTTCAACTCCACTCATTGATCTCAATAGATATTTGTCGGTTGAAATGGTTGTCTGATTGTTCACCCATTGATACAAATTGGTTTCAACTCTGGTAACAAAATTCCCTGCAACTTTCAGCCACTTAGAACCAAGGATAATGTCAACTGCTCTATTGGTTACAATTCTAAACCAAGACTTGATTTTCTGTTGTTTTGAGCCGTCAGTTCTCCATTCGTCGTACATTCCACTCGGATGTAATTCTGTTTCTCTTGATTTACCGTCTGAGCTATCGCTCTCGCGCTTGAATCCGGCTCTAGTAGTATAGACATCGTTCAATGGGTACTTAACAGCCCTCTCAGTTTCAGGCTCTGATATTTTGTTAGAGGAGCTCAAGAGAACGTCTTTCAACAATGCATCTTTGATGGCTTTGGCCAAAGGATCATCTCCCCCGGTAGCCAGCAAACTCACATCGCTCACATCACCTTGCTGAGCAGACCAACTGAACAACACTCTCAATTCGTTGTATGTTTTGTCTAACGAAATACCAAAGACTTCTGACCCAACTTGTAAACCAGTAGGAGAACGTCCTATTCCGGCTGTAGAAGAACTTGTAGCAGGAACCATTACATGTGCCCATGGAAGAAATTTAGTATCTAGAATCTCCTTTCTAGAATCATGAACACCATACACCCTGACTTGAACCCGACCAAGTTTCATTTCATCGTCAACATTTTCAACAACGCCGTAGAACCAATCTGCTGAGATCATTACAGAACCCTCGTCACTTCAATGGTAAGTGTTTCTTCGGTATCCACGTTGACAGGGGTATAGGTGATTCTAAGACTCAGCGTGTGACCTTCATAATCAGCATTGACTAACACGCTAGTCACTTCAGCTCTCGGTTCATACCGGGTACATTGTGTCTGTATTCTTTCCTTCAAACTCATAATATCTACGGGGTTCATATTCTCCCCGAGGTATGATGAAGCTCCTACACCAAATTCTGGTTCCTCATCAATATCACCAGGATTGGTCAAACAAATGTTTCGGATAGCCTGAGAAATAGCAGAGAGTCCGGTCTTAGCAGTGACATCACTTGTTACCGGGTGGCGTTTGAATTCAAGAGCGACATCGACGAATTTATCCCCGGACAACCGCGAAAAATTCGGGCGCTCATTGTAAGTTTTTAACACAGCCATTATATAAAATCTCTCTAATCCAATTTATTTTATTTAAACCATTTTGTTCAATAGAGATTTGATAGTACCCTAAACCCCGTGGTTTGCCCGAAAATGATTTTAATGGATCAAAGAGAAATAAAAATTTGTTTCAAATAATGCTCAGCGTATAATGTAAATCGTCTACAAGACATATTTTCATTCAGGAGAAAAACAAAATGTCAGAAAAATTGACGTTGTCTAACCGTACCACCGCAATTCTTGCAAACTTTTCAAAGATCAATCCTTCTATGAAATTAGAAGCAGCCGTAGAAGATACATCTTTAGAAACTGGATTCAAACAACAGATACGAACAGCCAATGCGAATTCATCTGTTTTGGCGATTGCTGAAATTGAAGAAAAGATTCCATTTTCATTTCCAATTTCTGACCTGAGTAGCTTTTTGGGTATTCTGAAACTTCCGCAGTTCAAAGATGAAGATTGTATTCTTCAGATGGATGAAAAGAAGATTACATTGTACGGTAAAAAGACCAAGATGAATTTCTGGGCAGCGGCCGAATCATTAGTCGAATTGCCAGAAGGTGATTTGGAATTTGATCCCGGAGATATCGTTGCATGTATCAGTGAAGAACAATTCAATAGCTTCGATCGGGCATGTAAACTGCTGGGTCACGAATATTGCAAGCTGATGAACGATGGAGGCAAAGTGTACCTTGTCGGTACAACCAAAGGAGTCGACACCAGTAATGACTTTGTTCTTGAATTGGGTGAAACCGACAAGCCAGACGCATACATCATGCTCAAAACCAGTTATTTGCTTATGATGCCCGGTGATTATAAGATTGAAGCAAGTTCTGAGCAGAAGTATGCAAAATTCAGCACCATGGATGACAAGATTCTGTATGTAATTGGTGGTGAAATCGAAGACTAACATCTTCAAATCAGAAAGCTGGTCGGGTGTCATAACGTGCTTGGCACCCAATTTTCACGTCTTCAACAGACATTATAAGGCACATCATGTCAGTAACGAATCCAAATGAGTTTATCTGGGAACAGAAATATCGTCCAACCAACATTGAAGATATCATTCTTCCAAAAGAATTAAAAGATTTATTCTTGAACTTTGCAGCAGAAGGTCGTATTCCATCATTCTTATTGTATAGCCCAACACCCGGTACAGGCAAAACCACCACTGCTCGCGCTCTATCATCGGCAATCGGTTGTAGTACCCCATTGTTCATCAATGCTTCACTAGACACGTCTATTGACAACATTCGTACCAAAGTTCTTCAATATTCAACCACTGTTTCAGTTATTGGAAATGCTAAACAGAAAGTGGTGATTCTTGACGAATGTTTGGAAGAAAACACAAAGATTCTTGCCTATGACGAGAATGGGAATGAAGTTTCTATTCGAATTGGTGATTTGAATATTGGTGAAACACTATCGCTTCCTTCTTTCAATATGGAAACTGGCGAATTTGAGGAAGATACCGCTGAAGTTATCAAAGATCGTGAAGTTGAAGTGTTCGAAGTCAAATTGCGTTCTGGAAAAATCGTTCTTTTAACAGAAAATCATCCGATGATTTTACTTGAAGATGAAGATTTTATTTCTAGAACTATTTCAACCGGACTTTCTGTGTACGATATGGTGGTTGTTAGAGGTGAATCTAACAATCGCGTGATGGATTTTATCACATCTATTAAATTTGTTGGTGTTAGACGTGTGGTGAACCTAACAGTGAACAAAAACCATACGTTCTTGACAGAAGATGGTATCGTAACCCACAATTGTGAAAGGCTTTCTGTTGCCGCGCAGGAATCATTAAAGGGAATTATGGAAAGTGTGAGCAAAAATTGCTCATTCATTCTTACCTCAAACAGCATTCAAAAGATTGTCAAGCCGTTGGTAAGCCGTTGTCGCCGGGTAGATTTTATCTGGGACAAAAAGACCACCGATTCTCTTAAGGTTCAAATGTGTCTCAGATGTTGTGAAATCTTGACTCAAGAAGGGGTTCCCTTCGATAAGAAGGCTGTTCTCGGTGTAGTTCAAAATTATTACCCAGACAATCGGTCTATATTGGGTGCTCTACAATCATATGCTCAACAGAATGGAAAAATCGATCTAGGAATTATTTCAATTCTTGGAGGAGATCAATATGACCATTTGTTGAAGATCATGAAAGAACACAACTTCAAAGATCTTTCACAATGGGTGATGGACAATGTTGAAACTATTGGGCCAGATTTCTATGGACGATTTTTCCGGTATCTATATCCCCCGGTCAATATCAGAGAAACAATCCCGGCTCGGGTAACACAATCTTCAATACCGTACCTGGTAACGACTTTGGGTGAAGAACAGAAATGGCATGCCGGTACGCCAGATCCATATCTTCATATTCTCAGCACATTGACATCCATCATGACAGAACCAGAGATCAAATTCATCTAAGGAGTTGAGTCATGGCGGAAGAAGGTGAAATTGGGTTGTTTGATTGGCTGAATTCTATCAACCATCACAAACAAGATTTGATGTCAAGCGAATTACTTGAGTCGAAATATGACCCATTTATGGTTCGCCGGGGTCTTGGGATGAATCATGAGACTCTTTATGAAGCATCCAACATGAATCAGTTGCACGATATTGACTCTTACATGCAATACCAATATTTGTTGGCGGCGATACCTAAAAAGAAACGGTATAACAAATGGATTAAAAAGTCTATTGTTTCTGAAGAATTGAAAATGGTCTGTTCTTTCTACAAAGTCAACCAATCAGTTGGTGAGAGTTATCTACGGCTGATGACCAATGCTCAGATAGAAGCATTGAAAGAATGGACATCTGGAGGCGGTAAACGAAATGACAAAGATTCGTGAGTTCTTTGAACAATGTAAGGTAACAATCGATCCTATCGATCATGAAGAATTTTTGAAAATTAGAGAGACTATTCGTCGGTTGGTTGGAGTTAAATCCAAGAAATTGGAGCAAGTGTCAGTGGTCATCTGTGTAGATAATCAACTTCACATTGTTCCGACTTCATTGGTTATTGAGGGTGAAATCACTGACTTTGAAATAAAACGAAATCGATTTGTTGCACAAATGTTAGAGTCTTGGGGGTTGTGCCGCATTTCGGATGATACCGGGTTCTCTTCTTCTCACGGGAAACGGCCAAAAGAATTTGGAATTTCTGTTTTGAAATATTCAGATCCAAGACAAAAATTAGTGAAGACACCAGACGTGGGTGAATTTATCAGAGCTCTCTAGGAGGGGTTATGTTTGCAGAATCAGTTGAAAAAGTTTACGAATTGAACAAGCGCATGGGGAATGTTTTTGGTTGCGCTCCTGAAAATATTGTTCAGAAAGTTGATACTCAATGCTCTTTAGTGGAAGAAGAATTCCTAGATGAATTTTTCGACGCCCATATGTTACACAACACCACAGAAGTGTTGGATGCTATCGGGGATTCGATTACCGTTATTGATGGAATTCTATTCGATTTTGGGATCCAATTATCTCCTAAGGAAATTGAACATTTAAACACCATGTGGACTACCCCTGATTCTCCTATGAGAGCCAACAATCTCCATATCCCACAAACAGATAAGGTTGAGCAAAATCTGGCCGATATCCGAGAACTTTCAAAAGTTGTTGCCGAAAGCGGGTATTCGGATGTTGTTCGAAATCTTGCTATCTCTTTGTGGTTGCGTTTACATGTTCAGATTGTAGGGGTTTCAGAATTCCTGGGAATCGACCCATACAAATGTTATGATGAAGTTCATCGCAGCAACATGTCCAAAATCTGTGTTGGGGTTGAAGCTCTCAATGAAACCATGGACAAATATTATGAAGAACACGGTCTGACCGGAACAAAATTCGGTGAAGAATATGATCCTGCTACCACAGATTTGAAATATGATCATGTTGGTGATGATATGTATGTTGTCCGTGTTGGACGTGAATGTGTCATGATGGGAAACAAGACTGTCAAGCCGGGTAAATTTTTGAAGTCGGTTGATTTTGAACAGCCAGATTTCTCTGACTATTCAAAATTCGATTTATCAAAGTGATTTGTATTTGACTGAAAACATGAATGCGCTATTGTTTTCACGAATGAAACTGTAAAGTTCTTTGATCGGCATGTCTATCATAGTATAATCCTGATATGCATGCCGATTGACATTGTACATTGCAATTTGCCTATGATTCCCATCTAGAATATAACCATCGTTTGAAATCACTGGAGGAAATCCAGGAATGTTGATTCCACCCCTGGTTCTTTGATTGGCTTCTCGATATTTCAACATCAATTTGAAAACTTTATCTTTGTTGACTTCTCCTTGGATGATTTTCAAATCACCGATGCGACGTCTAACCTTCTTGATACTGATTCCATATTCCTTCAAAGTATTTTCAAATCTTTTCCAATCAGAAATCTGGGGCATTTGTGTTCTTGGAATACCAAGGTTCCCGCCTGGGGGCATCAATATACCATTGCGAGCAGTTAAGAGATCATTAAGAGTCTGTAGGCTGAACAACAGCTGCGCTTTTCCTAGAATACTCATTGCTTGCTCCCGGTAATTAATTTGAGGGACTCTCGTCCGGCTAAAAAGTCTCCAATTTCCATCAATGTTCTAACGGTCTCTTCTTTATCCAAAGAAAATAATTTGAACAATAATCTTTTTGGTATGGAAGCATTAGGGTTTACATTTTGCGTTAATCTTCCAACATCATACCAAGTTAATTCGAAATATGGACTTTTCAGATAATATGGGTGTACGAGGACAATGAACCCATTGTTCAGAGTTTTGAATGTTAATTTCATCACAACTCTCCTCATACCTATTTTCTATATTTAATAGCGGGTAAAATGGCAAAAGAAATAGAGGGAAATCAAATGCCAGACGAAATATTAGCGAATTTTAATGGGATATTTTCTACCGAAGATATTGAAAAAGCCGTTGTTGATTGTTTTCCATATGAAAACTTCTTCAAAGGTCAGAAAGAAGCCATCATCGGAGTGGTTGATGCTTTGATGAACAAACGGGTTCATCACGTGATCCTAGAAGCCCCGACAGGCGTTGGTAAGACTGTCATTGCTGCTACCGTACACCGAAGCATCGTTCGCCTCTTAAACGGGCTGAGATTCCGCACTACAGTGACAACGACCACCAAGGGACTACAAGCACAATATGAGCGTGAGACCAACACGTATGATTTGAAGGGAAAGACAAATTATCAATGTCCTATTGGTCACGAACATTTTTCAACAATGGGTTGTAAGAAAGCAATTTCTCAAAAAGAATGTTCGCCCGGTAAAATGTGTCCATACGTGAAACGTCGCATTACCTGGACTGACGCTAGTGATTGGCGGTGTACCAATTCAGCAATGTTCGTTGAAATGTGCCCGATGCTTTGTATGGCTCCAGAAAACCAGGCCGATTTGGTGATTATTGATGAATGTCATAAGTTTCCCGATACCCTGAAAGATCACACCTCATTGTCTTTCATTACAGAAAATCTTCAACCATTGAATCTGTTAACCGGGGGTATTCACCCGGCGTATACACTATTGGACGAAATTTCAAAACATCTATATGTTTTCCTAAAAGGAAAAATTGGTAAACTGATTTCATTCCCGGAAGAACTCATCGGTAAAGTGTTAGAACTCAATGAATATGTTGAGGCTTTCCTTAATCAAATCAATGATAGATTGAAAACTAATTCTATTCCAGAGAGATTTATTGAAACTTGCTGGCGCATTATCACCAACATGCAGGGGTTGTCTGATGTGTGTGAAATCTTGACCGATTGCGGAGTTAGAGATTTCATTGTGCAGAAATTGGAAACAGAACATTCCGAAATTGTTCTTCAACCTGTGAATGTTGCTGATGTTTCAGAATACGGGGCATTCAGAAAAGCAGACTATTTCGTTCACATGTCTGCTACCATTTGTGGCCTAGATGCTTATGCAAAACAGATAGGTATTGAAAAAGATGACTATGTCAAAATCAGTATGAAACACCCGATTGATGTTGAAAGACGAATTGTGAATTATCTCCCTGTTGTGAAAATGAGCGGTGGATTCCCGGATGAAAATCGGCTCATGAAAATGGTTAGAGCGATTGATGAATTGGCCGATGAACATAAAGGTGATAATGGTCTAATTCACACGGCCAGTTATAAACTCGCCGAAGCATTGATGGCAAGGTCTAAGCATCGGAGTAGAATGTTTGTTGGACGTGAAAGAGCACAGACTATGAAATCTCTTGAAATGAGCAAAGATTCTGGAGGCGTGATTTGTTTGTCTCCTTCTATGGAAGAAGGGTATGACCTCAAAGGTCGGTTGGGTGTTTGGCAGGTGGTTGCAAAGGTTCCGTTTGGGTTCCTAGGGGATCCAGCGGTGAAGTATATCTGTGATAAATTACCAGGACAGTATATTCGTGACACCGTTTTGAGAGTGGTTCAAAGTGCGGGAAGAGTTACGAGAGGGACTGATGATTTTGGTGTGACATATATCCTAGATGAATCATTTGACCGGGTATTGTCACAAGGTGAAGAATATATTCCGGCTTGGTTTTTAGATGCGGTGAGAGGGTACTAGAAATGCAAACTATTTCATTCAACAATTATCATACTTTATCCCTTAGATTTTTCGTTCCATATGAAAATATGAGCGAGGATACGAACCCGGAAGTTCATCTACGAAAAAATATGTTTCCAACAGAATTACCCCGTTTAATTCAATGTGATATTGAATTTTTCGATAATAAACAATCAGATAATGCTACTCACAAAATCTTCTTAGGAAATTGCACGACGCCGATTTTTGTTAGAATTTCGTTTAAAAGGAAAGTTCCTTCTTTGAGTCCCGAGAAAGTTGATAAAACGGCTTTAAAGACACAAATCGCCAATATTTTTAGAAGATTATCTGGGGGAACATATCCCGTAGATATTGTTATCGAGACCATCGATAGGTCATATGACATAATTGAAGTTGAAAACAGTTTTGAATGATTACAATATGCGATATGATATTGTTATAGAATATTTGTTGGAGAGTGAAATGAAAAATTTGATTATTGGATTTATGTTGAGTTTGTTATTCTGTATCCCAGCACGGGCATCTGAACCGGATGATAGCTTGGATTTCACTGATTCCCGTTATGATGTTCAAGTAGATGGGTACAATGTTGTAGAATTCGCGCACAATGCCACCATTATTTCTTTGGTGTGTATGAAAGTAACTCCAAATGTCGGGTTCAAAGATTATAGAAACATTGCAAAGCACATTGTGTTCACAACCGGGTATGTTGAATATCGACCAAATCTTCAAATGATCAAGCAAGAATATTTGCGTAGGATGAATTTGTACAAGACTAACAAGTTGATGCCGAAAATTTATGCTGCCAGCTGTGAAGAATCTCTTGAGCCGATTACAACATTTTTTGCACAGTATGCCGCTATCATCGAACAAATGAAGGAACCATTGTAATGATTATAGCAGTCGACTTTGACGGAACAATGATCGATGTCGCATAATGAAATTCTGAAACAAATTTCTTCAGAATTAGATTGGGTATTTGATTGATGAAATATTCCGGGATTGGAAGTAGAAAGATCAAGACTTTTCATAAAAGGTTGATTCTCAATACTGCTGTTGCATTGTCCAATCTCGGAGTTGATGGGATTTCCGGGGGAGCAGATGGTTCTGATAAGAATTTTCAGGAAGGCTCATTGTGTGGGATACGAGGGAATTTCAAAACAATGGTTCCCTTTCCAGGCTTCATAGAATACACTCAACACAATCGACTGAAATTTGTAAATGTTTGGGAACTCGACAACTATAGTGAAGCTCGATATATTGCGTCCCAAGTTCATCCAACATGGAACAAACTCTCACGCCGTGAACAAGAATTTCATACGAGAAATGTTTATGAAATTCTTGACGAGGATTTGAATTCTCCTGTTGATTTTGTTATAGCGTGTGCTCCACCCATTGCAAATAAAATTGGACAAGTTGAAGGTTGAACAAACAGGGCATATCAGATCGGGTGTAATTGCGGAATCCCTTGTTTCAATATCTTTACCATGTTGGGATATGGGATATTGAAGCAAAGCCTCAAAGAAAAATTTGAATTGACTATTGGAAATTAGAAACGGTAATCATCATGAACTTTAAAGAATTGATATTGGTATCCAAAATACAAGATCCCGTTGATGCTATGCTGAACAGCGAAACCATTTATGATGTGATTTCTGTTGGTCGTCGATATACTGTAGGAAATGATCTGAAGAATAGGTCAATTCAATTTATCGAAGGGACTCAGAAGGAATTTGAGAGGGACGGTCACAAATACATAGAAGCGTTGGCGTTGTTTAATTCGAAGCATATGAGTTGGGTTGAGCTATTTGTAGAGGCAGTCGATAAGGTGAATTGGTTTACTCGTCCAATTATGCCAGAACTCAAACACACTTCAGCTGGTGTTGATTATGAATTTTTCTTAGAAGACGACAGAGTCGAATGGTTTGCAGTTTTGACGGATCGTTCTGATAAAGAAGTTCGCAAGTATGAAACTTTCCGTTACAATCGGGAATATGAAATTAAATTCAACAGAGAAGCACTTCGGGTATTGTTGCGGAATATTGATTCTGAAATCGTTCCTGAAGAATATCAAGATAAAGTTGAATATTCAAATCAGTTGATTGATGCGGCTCTCAAAGAACAATTAGAGTTTCGTATGAGAAGAAGCAAAGCCAAGTCAGGTTTGAATTCAATCTTAACTATGATGTCGAATTAAATGGGTTGTCTGACGCATAATAAAATACCCTCAAAGATAAAATTGTTATCTTTGAGGATATTTAATGAAAGATAATACCAGACGATGTGTAATTGAAGCCTAGATCTAGGCTTCAATCGACTCATCGAGAGACGGGATAATAAAAAAGACGGCATGATGAGTACCGTCTTTGTAGGGGTTAAAATAACCATCGAAAATACTCTACGATGGTTAGACATTAGTAACATGGATTTCCAGCATTACGTTACCGAAGCATGTAAGCTGGTTGAGATATGGGGATTAGCTAAATCTTTGCATCAACATGCTTATAATATAGTTGGTATTTACCTCACCAATGTCTTTATTATATTTGCCGAATATAGACCATGATTTTGCGCCTGTACCTACATCATGGCAATTCCCAATCACAAGACTTGATGCAGCATTAAACCCTTGGTCATAAAATTGCTGAGAGTGAGTAGTTAAAGAGCCTCCATGCCATAACATACAGTTTATGGCTTGTGATTCTGAGCACCTGATAGACATGATGACTGGTGTGTCATCCCTAACATCACGCGAAATAGATAACCTGTTCCCTGAGTTATGTTGAACTATCACTTCATTACCTGACGTTGACAGACCCACTCGGAAGCCAGCGGCGTCATTAGTAGCTATTAGTGAATCTGCCTGACTGATAATACCACCAACGGCACCAGAAGGAACTTTAAACACTAAAAATATGGTGTATGCTCTGGTATTCTGTCTTGTCTTATCAGTGGAATCTGAATACGACTCACCGCTTAAATAGTGGACAGTCCCGCGACTTGGAGCAGTCATTGCTGTCAGTCCGTTTATTGTTTCAGTAGGAGTTGGGAACCCGGAGTTTGAACCGTTAAGATTCACACGAAGCAACCCGTTATAGACATTTCCGACATAATCTTTTTGAAATTCCCTGCCAGCCGAATCTGCTAGTAGTGAATACCAATTATTTCGATACTGTGGATTTGAGTACGACCCACTGAACTGATCGTTTGTAAACCCATATGATGCATCAAACCATGCTTGTAATCCTGTCCATACATGAGGGACACGAAGCGTCTGCTCTATAACAGGGATTGTTTTTGCAGACCCAATCTGCATTAATGCATTAACTTTATTTATGATAGCCATTATTAATCCTCATCACAGTACAAATTGGAACGGTAGGCAATAGTTAAACATTTGATTTGATAGTCCATTTCTACGAGTAAACTTAGCAGTAGTCGTGGCGCTATCACATATTGAACCAAAATAAGCATCAACAACATAACGTATTTCATGCCCTGACGCTGGTATGGTTGGAGCTTCAATACGTACTACGTTGCCACCGATTATCTTCACCTTGGTTTTGTCGATTGAAACTATGGTACTACCATCCCAATAACTGATACCATACGGACGAGAGACTAACTGCTCAGTACCATAAATAGAGTCTGATGGTGCTCTAAATTGTATTGGTAGTTCGGGCGCGTCAATTTCAACATACACATATTTATCGTCATACCACGCCTTATGAGCTAGGCATGGTGACCAAGATTCTTTCTTGATAACTGTTTGCTCGTAAACCTTGCCAAATTGTTCACCAAGTGCTCTGGCAGCATGTGGAAACATGTGAATCCAAGACGTTTCATAATATCTTGGTGCCACAGCAAACATTTTTCGTCTTGGAGTTTTCCTATTCCCGTTGTGGTGCAATAGAGACTTGGTTTTGTCTATTAGTTTCTGAGCGTTAACTCTGAACTGATCTGGAATGTATGCACTGGTGTCAGTGTAACCACTAGATACCCATGTGTCATAGCCCGATTGACCTGATATCTCTAACGCGGAGCCGTAGTTGATTGTTTCAAACATCATAACTATGTCATCAATCTGTCCAGTGATTAATTTTACATCAGCATTGTAATTGTCATAAAGCGATGTAAGCGATGCTGCATAGTTTGCATTTGATTGGTCTGCCTCACCTTGCAACCAAGGTACTGCGGTAACCTTTGCAGCACTAAACGAAGATTCAATAGCTAATTTTTTTGCTCTTGCAATCAGCCACATGCCCTTGTAATAAGGTGTCGCACATGTAGAATACGGATACTGATTTATGTATGACATATTACGACCAGCAGAGTTCATTAGGTATTCAGCACTGGTTGTGGGTATCACCACCCCAGAGGCTGAACCAGCCAATATCTCTGCTTGAGTTGGTTTGTCTAGTTGGTCAATTGTATAGCTACCAACACCATGCGAGAAAATGCACATGGGATGTGATGGGTTACGTTGTGCCACAGAATCAACTAACCCGTGGTAAATGCCCTCACCAGCAGACCCGTAAGCTGCCCCTGAAAATACGTTAAAAGACAATAGGTTGTTATTCAACGTCCAAGTGTTAACACCAGTCCTAACTGTTGTTATATACTTACTACCGTCAAGATCACCCGCATAACCAGTTGGATACATCCCCCAAGGCATTGGAATACGCCAAGTCTGAGAATAATCTATTGCCCCTATTGAATTTGATTGGCCGTACACAGGGATTATATTAAGTGTTTCCGACTCTATACCAGCAATGCGATTAATTTGCGGATTGTCTAAATCACCATTTTCTCTGATACCTAACAACATTTTTCCGTTTGTATCTGTGATAGCATGAGCTAGGTCGTCAGCAGATATTGTCTCAATGCCTATGTTGTCTAGTTCTGCGGCATTTTCTATTGCAAGATTGTACGCGAGTGACGCTAAGTCTGACGATGCTTGAATCCATGACCCGGTTCCAGTTGCGCCAACTTTACGATATGTGCCGTTATTTGTTGCAGTGCTGTCATTTGTAACGTAAGCGATAGACTTATCACTAGGAGCTAAATCTGCATTTAAGTCAGCAAGAGTTGCATAGCCGTAAACGCTTGAGCCTTGCCCTGCTTCTAATGCGTTTATGGCAGCATCTTGCTCAGAGTTTTTTGACTCGACTAATAAGATTAATGCGTCTTGCTGTAAGTTTTTTGATTGTAATATTGATATTTGATTATTTATGCTACCTATATCATTACCGAGCAACAGAAAATTATTATCAGCGTTATTAGCTCTTGATTCAAGCGATGCCAAGTCATTATCAACTGTTGATGACCCCCGTCCTATATCATCAGCGTTGTGAGCAGACCCATCTCCTGGTTTTGAATCTTCCAAATGCGAATGCTTTAGAACCCCCGTTCCTTGAGCCAACCAAGCATCCGAAGCAATACCACCTGAAGAAGCAATAGTGCTTCCAGCGGATATCACTTTGGGGAATGTTCCGTTCCAATTGTACCACAATTCTGTATCTGGGTCGTAGATTAATTCTGAAGAAGCATTCAGAGTTCCCCCAGTGGTAAGAGAAACTGTCTTGTTTTTGAAATATGGAGACCGAGCAGCACTTCCAATTAAATCTACTGCTCCTTCAACAAATAACTGAGAAATTGGATTGTACCCGATCCCGATGGTTTTCCATTTTTCGCCATCCCATTGGTAAATATAGGGTGCAAACTCATAAGTCTGACCAAGACTCGGATTATTAGGAAATTGCAAAGCCATGGTGTGATTCTCCTTAGAAATCAATTGAAGTTATTTAATGATTTAAATAGATGAAACGACTTTAGAGGAAATTCTCATGGCTGCTTCACAGATCACGCCTGTTGATTATGCCGGATTCAAGACCGCGCTCCAGATATTGATGAAGGGGGATCCAAGATTCAAAGATTTTGACTTTGAAGGATCTGGTCTTGTGAGCATCATCAGACTCCTTTCAACTGTTAGCTCTTCGCAAGGTGTCAGCTCACATTTCACGCTGGCTGAGTCTCATTATTCGACCAGCGAAATTCTTGAAAATGTTCAAGCATTAGTGACAGCGGCTACCGGGTATGTCCCAATGGGATATCGATCTTCTAAATTGACTGCTGATATAGTTATCACACCAACGGATACCGGGACGGCTCCTGCTACTCTCACAATCCCAAAAAGTTTCAGCACCATGGGTGTTTCTGATGGGACTTCTTATACTTTCTATCCTCTTGCGGCAACCGATGTCAATCTAGTGAATGATGTCTATACTGCGACTGTTGAATTGATTGAAGGGACTCTCGTCACATCAACATTCACAAAAAGTGGTTCAGCTCCCGAAATATTCGAAATCCCAAACAAAGACATTGACATTTCAACAATGCAAGTCTTTGTTAGAGCATCTTCAACTGACACCACCACTGAAGAATATACTAAATTCGAATCAGCGTTTCAATTAGGTGTTGCCGAAAAGTTGTATTATCTGTCAATGAATCGTAGAGGTTTCTACCAAGTTGAATTTGGTGATGATGCTATTTCAGCTGCTCTCGCAGATGGAAACATCATCTATGTACAGGCTATGACAAACTCCGGGGCATCCGGGAACGGCGTTTCTAGCCTGGTTGCAACCGCCGAAATTGGTGGATATAGCGATATCACTGTTACAGTTCAAAGTGCTTCGGCCGGGGGTGAAGATCCTGAAGATATCGAAACCATACAGAAACATTCTGAAGTCGCTTATGGTATGGATGGAGTTGCAGTAGCCACAGCCGAATACGGTGAAAAACTGAGAACATATTTCGGGGGTAGAAAGATCACCCAATGGGGCGGTGAAGAAAATCTCCCCTATGCGAAACCGGGATATGTAATTCTTTGTGTTTCTCCAGCGCTCACTGTTGAAGAAAAGACATTAGGAAATGAATATCTTTCAAAGTATTGTGTTGGTTCTATTCTAACAGAAATTGTGGATCCGGGTGAATTTGATATTCTTCTAGATGTGTTTGTTGGTTCAACATCAACACTTTCTTCAACAAAGAACACTCTCAAACAAAATGTGACCATCGCCATTCAGAATTATGCCGAAACCAAGACTGACTTTGCTCTTGAATTTGAACCCGGTGATCTTGAAGATTATATCAAAACGAATGTTTCGAATGTTGATCGTGTTTATATCGGATATCGAATGGCTGTTGATCCTACTGTGAGTAGAAAGACAGCATATTTCGATTTTCATAGAGAATTCGAAGTGGGATCATTTTCTGTAGACGTAACAGGATTGACCAATTATGACCAATTCAAGGATGATGGTACAGGAGTCATTCAAGCATATCTGAATGGTGTATATGTTGAAGATGTCCAGGCAACTGTGAATTATACCGCTGGAACCATCAACATTACAGGGATTGTGTTCGATGATGCAACATTCTCAATGGCCTATGCTACAGCGGGTGGTGACGATCTTCAAATTCAAACGATGCGAAACGAAATCATGAACATCACTATTGAAACATTGACCATAGGATAAGGAGCAACTCATGAGACTTGATGGAAACCCAAGTTTGAGCGGGGTGAAAGATCCAGCAAGCATCCTTCCTGCTCATTTTTCGAAATTCTATCCAAACTTGGTAGAGTTTTTGGAAGCCTATGTCAATTCTTTATATGACTGGAAATTGTTACCAGACCAACTTCAACTGTTAATGGATGATGAAAGTTGGTGGGACAAAAAAGATTATCCGTTTGCTGATGCCAATATTCGATTGTTCACTAAAATTGCAGACTTGCAAAAATTTCGTGAACATTATGGTATTTCTGTTTCTCCTACCCGGTTGATTGAAGATAAATCTTTGGAACGAGAATGGGTGGGATTAGAAACACTTGATGGATATGTCCTAGGAACAACCGAAACAGACACATCATCAAGGGAAGTGCAGTTTCAACAATGCAATGATTTTCATATTAGAAGTTGGTTAAAAGACAAGGGCTTGGTTGAATTGGCCGATCTTGATGAATACACTGTTGGTCCAGATTTGAATTTGATGATTAAAATTGCCCGACATCTTTTCAAAATCAGAGGAAGCATTCAATGTGCTAAAATATTCTTTGAAGCCGTCTATGGTGGGAAAGTCTATTATGAACTTCCTAGATTGAAAATTAGCCGATTAGATGATAATTTTGTATTGGATGGTGACAATTTTCTTCGTGATGATTACGAATATGACGAATTCACATATGTAATCAATCTGGTCGGTTCTAAATATGGCCAAATAGGCGAACAATATGTGAATCTTTGGTTGAGAGCGTTTCATCCTGGTGGCTTCCGTTGTATTGTTAGAGTGTATTCAGATTTGGAATGGTCATTAATGGCCGGAGACTATTCGAAACTTCCATCATTCATTGATATATGGAAAGAATTCTTTGAAGGTCCATTTGCAACGACAATGATCGCGTTGCCATAATGATTAAATATTCATAACACTTTGATTTAAAGGTAATTATCATGTCCGACATTGATACGAATATTCAATTAATACAGGAGTTTACTGATAGACTCCAAGTAGCTGTTATTGGGGCAGAAGAAACCACCGCAAATCACGAATATTGGGTGACAGGTCCAGAAGATGGGACTATTGACACGCAATCCGGAACATTGAAAACATTGCGTGGTCAGATAGCCGATTGGAAGGCATTGGGCGATCAAAGCGTTGCCGATGCGATCACCGGGTATAACACTCAAATCAGTGATAAATTGGTTCAATATGATAGTGATTTTGTCAATTACTTGCTGACCATTGGATTTGAACCCGCTGTTCTCTATGCTGCTGCTATTGATATTGAACGTCACAGTCAGACAGTTGTCTATGATGGTGTGACCTATTATTGGTCAGGAACCCTCCCATATACCACAACTGGAGACTTCCTAACAGAAACAGACTGGGTGATTGCCCCTATTACGGGCGGTATTGAAGTTCCAGAAATCACATTTGCTTCTGGTGGTACATTGGTTCGTAAAACTCAATCAGTTTTAGGTTCTGATGGTGAATGGTATTATTGGACAGGCTCATTTCCTAAGACGATCACCGCTGGATCAACAGTGGCCGATGCAGGGGGATTGGGTGATGGCGCATTCAAATTGTCTTCTGGTGTGATTCCTTCCCGTCCAATGATGAAGATTTTGACCGCTTCATCTGGATATGTCTTGAATACTGGTTCATTCGAATATGGTGCAACAATTACAGATAACAGCCAGATTCTGTTGAGTTTGTACACTGGTCGGTTGTGGAGGTGGTCTGGTTCTATTCCGAAAATTGTTGACCTAGGTTCTACTCCAGAATCCACTGGTGGTGTGGGTGAAGGTGCTTGGGTCGAAATGACTAGTGGTTCCGTTGGTGGGAGTTCAACCATCATCTCCGATGTTATGCCAGTGAACGTGGCTACCGGGACTCGTTGGTACAACCTGAACGACGGAAGAACTTATATCCTATATGGTGATGGTGATTCGGTTCAATGGGTAGAAGAAAATCCCCAGAGTGCTTCTGAGGAGCTTGTAGGGGCTGTTGGCGGGGTTGATAGTGTAGGGAACGCTGCACGTTCTCCATACTACAAATTGTTGGGGGTGGATTTCAGTACCGGGGCAACCATCACCTCTGCCTCTCACATATTGAAAAACACCGTTGATAGTCATTGGTATCGTTGGGCGGGGGCATTACCGAAGGAAGTTCCTGCAGGGGCAACTCCAGAAACAAATGGGGGAATTGCTTCAGATGCATGGGTAGACGAAGGAACTGGGATTCTCAAACATTCACATTTGGAAGATTCAAAACCAGGTGATGGTTCTGCTCATAATGCTGACGACATATCAATAGGTAATGGCAGAACTTTAGGTGATGCAATTTATGCTGACGAAAACGGAGTGACTCATGTACCTTACAAAGTTGTCGTTGGTGATGTTGTTTTTGGGGTACTTCCGAGGGACACATACCAGGTTCAGCGAGAACTAACAACTGACACTGATTGCCACGGCTTCTCTGATAACACTCAAGTTACAAACCATACTGATGTTGGTACGTATGCGTCTTTCGATGCTAAAGTTTCATGGACTTCACCAAACAACGCTAACCACCTACATGCATATCAAGACAGAAATGATTTTTCATCAAGTGCTACTATTGATGCAATGATGAGTTTTTGGTCACTTCCAACGCATTCAGGAAGCGGAACAGTATCATCAAGAGTTGGCGCATACATCGGAGCAATGGCTGTGACCGGCGGGGGCACACTATCCGAGCAAACAGGAATACTCATTCAAAATTTGGCTGCCGGAGCATCAAATTCTGCGTTAGTAGCATATCAAGACACAGGATATACATGCTATGCTCCAAACTCAGGTAGGTGGCATTGCGGCGGAAATATGGCGGTAGGTGGTACAACCGTTGGTAATGTCCCGTTGACTATAAGCAATCGAGCATATGTCGGTGGCAAAGCTGGGTTTTTTGATGCTACTGCAAGTGGACTTCAATTTGGTGTATTGGGTGCTGATGCAACATCAATAGAGATGGTGAGTTCTGGTGGTATCAGACTGCAAGTTAAATCTGGCAGCAGCGCTGTAACAGCCGGAATAAATAATGCTCAGTCTTTGGGTGACGCCTCTACATTATGGACAGAGGTTTATGCTGCATCAAACGTTATCAATCAATCTGACCGCCGAGTTAAAGAGCAGATTGAGGATGTTCCGTCTTTAGTAGTAAAAGCATGGTCAGAAGTCCCAACAAAGCGTTTTAAATACGTTGACTCAGTGAATAAAAAAGGTGACAAAGCACGTTGGCACATCGGTAAAATTGCGCAAGATGTTGTGGCTGCGTTTGAAAAATACGGGCTTGACGCGACAGAGTATGCTGTTCTGTGTTATGACGAATGGCCGGAGCAAGTTATAGAACATCCAGCAATTTATGATACAAAAGAGGTGGAAAAAGAGGTTAAAATTCCAGCTCTGTATGACAATGATGGTGTAGAAGTGCAAAAAGAACAAACTATGACTGTAAAAGAAAAACAAGTATTCTTAGTTAAAGAATCATGGTCAGAAACCATACCTGCTGGTAACAGATATGGTATTCGTTATGAGCAGGCAGCGCTTCTTGATATCGAAGTTTTGAAATCGATGTTAAATAGTTAATAGATTTAATATAAAAAATTTGTTCTTAATCGACAATATAAAGACAATATTCATCATACTGTCTTTTTAAACCCTTGTCTTGACAGGGGTTTTTTATATATTATAGTCGAAATATATAATAGAACCAGAAATGGATTTTTAGTTATCCTTATTAGATTTCTATACAAAATGGTTTGTATTATCATTTGGAACAAGAATTTGGAAATACCCCAATGAAATGGCTCTAACTATCACATCGTCTGATATTATCTTTCATTAAATACCCTCAAAGATAACAAATTTATCTGCGAGGGTATTTTATTATGCGTCAGACAGACCTCAACATCAGCCCATATTTTGATGATAATGATCCGGCGAAACGGTTCTATCAAATACTTTTCAAGGCTGGTCAAACAGTTCAGAGTCGTGAACTCAACGAACTTCAGGATATCCTTCTGAATCAAATTGAATCAGTGGGCACCAATCTATTCAAAAATGGATCAGTGGTGGTTCCGGGGAACTTTGTAGTTCAAACCAAGCTTCTTTCAATCGGATTTGTTTCGGTTGATGCTTCAATTCTAGCAGCAACTGACAATCTACTCGTGAGAGGAGAAACCACAGGGATTGAAGCCAAAGTCACGTATATCTCATCCGGAACAACCACATATGCTTTCTGTGATATTGTGAAGAGCGGTTCCGATAATGAAACCCAAGATTTCACAATCGGTGAAACGCTGACTTTCTATTATTTGGATACCAATGAAGCGGAAGTTCTCGTAGAAACCACAACTCTGACCGAAACAGGAATCGGTTCATATGCTACTGTCGATGAAGGGATCTTCTTCGTTAGGGGTATGATGGTTCGGTGTGAAGCCCAAGAAGTAGTCCTCAGCAATACCGAAAACGTCTCTGTTGATGTTGGATTTACAGTTCTTGAAGAAATCATCACTTCCAACGAAGATACTGATCTTCTTTCGAATGCCCTAGGTACTCCGAATGCTCGTTCACCGGGTGCGGATAGATTGAAGCTGACTTTGACATTAGGCTTCAAAGACACCGCAACAGAGAATCCAAATTTCCTGACATTGGCCACCATCAATAGTGGAAATGTTGTGAGCATGTTGAGCGAAGTACAATACAACGAGATTATGAAAATCTTGGCTCAGCGTACATATGAAGAATCAGGGAACTATTCTGTCAATGCACCATCATTTGAAATCCGTGAACATTTGTTAGAAAATGACAATGGTGGTGTTTACGATGCAGCTTCCGGTGGTGATGAATCCAAAGTGGTGGTGGTGGTTTCCCCGGCTGTTCATTATGTATATGGATATCGCATTGAAAATAGCACACCGAAGTTCGTTGAGATGCCGAAATCTCGCGATACTGCTACTGCTAACAACGCTGCTACCGCTTCAATCTATGGGTCATTGGTTGATCTTCAATCTACATTGGGAACACCAATCATTGATGCCAACATTCTGTATAGTATCCTTGATGCAACTAATGCGGAAATTGGTACATTCAGAACTATGTCAGCCAACAAGCAATCAACTAATGCTTGTAGATTGGTTGCGCGTGATATAACTTTCAATACTGGGAAGTCTTGGTCCAATGCCGTTAAAGTGACTGCAACCAAAAACTCAGCAGTCTTCACTGGAACCTTGGTGACTAAGGGCATATTGAACGGGGGATCTCCTTCGCTCATTCTAGAGCTTCCATACAGTGGTATCAAGAGCTTACAGAGCTCCGGAACAACCGACACCAACTATTCATTCACTTCTGATTATTCTGTTACGTTGAATGCTTCTGGGGTGGGTGTGGTGATTGCTCCTTCTGGAACAACATTCCTAGGAACATTTTCACAGTTCATCACTTCATTACAAGATGGATCTGGTGGTGAAATTCTACCGACCTATACATTGATTGGAACTCCGGTCGGTTCAAGCATCCAAATCGACTGCGGCGTAGCATATGCAAATCAGGATGTCAAAGCAATGTTGTTGGCTCAGAAATCCACTTCTGCTCCGAGAACTAAGAAGCTAACAACCACAATAGAATCTCTTGTGGTAAATTCAACTGATTTGACATATACATTGTCAAATCCCGATATTGTTGAAATCACCCTTGTTACTCAGGCGGGTGTAGATATCACTAGCCAGTTCACATATTGGGACGGCCAGACTGACTTCTCTTATGAAAATGGAACAATCACGTCTTCAGAAGCATTGGCAGATGGAACCATTTCTGTAGAATATTCATATTATGCGCACAGTGCCGGAGACTATTTCTGTGTGGACAGTTATACAGATGCTTCATACGGTGATATTCCTTCTTACACCGACAGTGTTGGTAATGTGTATGACTTGAGGGATTGTATCGACTTCAGAAAGTCGTATAATGGAAGTCAGTACACTGTGGCCTATATTGCCAGCCCATCTTCAACATTGTTGGCCGACATCGAATTTTATCTACCCAGATACACTTCATTGTATGTGAATTCTGATGGAGATTTTGGTGTCGCGTTGGGTGTTTCTTCTCAGACTCCTGATTTACCAGACCTCCCAGAAAATGCTATGAAGTTAATTGACTTCTATCTCCCTTCATGGACATTTTCAACAAACGATATTCTTCAATTTTCTGTATCCAATAAACGATACACGATGAAAGATATCGGAAATCTAGAAAAACGTATTGAAAATGTTGAATATTACACGTCGCTTTCATTGTTAGAGATGGACGCCAATAGCATCCAAGTGATCGATCCAGACACAGGGAATGACCGTTTTAAAAATGGTATTTTGGCTGATCCTTTCATTGACTTCAGACTAGTCAACACTGATGATGCTGAAACTTTTGCTTCTATAGACGACCAAGCAGGTAGACTTCGTCCATTGGTAGACACCATTGGTTTGAATATGCAATATGTGTCTGGCGGTAAGAATTTGGATAGCATGATTTCTGCTTCCACCGGGACTGCCGCCGTATTCGCAAGCCAACCTTATGCGACAAGAAGTATAAATGTGAACCCGTATGCCGTATTCAGTTGGGCTGGATTCATCAGTCTTTCCCCTTCTCGCGATTTTTGGGTCGACACTATATACAATCGAGATAAGATTATCAATGTAACTGAGAACACTAGAGGTTCTGCTAAAGCGGGTGTTGTTTACGGGAAATGGTCTAGACTGAATAATGGCACATTTCGGTTTAATACCAGCCAGTCCAGAGTAGCGACAATCACATCCTTCACAGAATGGACTACTTCTACCACTTCTGAAGCGACTGTCAAAACAGAATTGATCCCATATATGCGCTCAATCGAAATTGCATTTAGTGCAAAGGGATTGAGACCATTGACACGGGTGTATCCTTGGTTTTCAAACCGCAATGTCAGCGCATATACCAAGCCAACCAATGGTACATACGGGGGTTCATTGGTAACGGATTCTGCTGGTAATGTGAGTGGGGTTTTCAGAGTTCCGAACACATCAGCTATGAAATTCAGTACTGGAACCAGCGCATTTGTATTGTGTGACAATGCTACCAACGTGAGCGATTCTAATCTTCGTTCTACCTTTGCTAACGCCAGCTTCCAATCTGGTGGTACAGCGGTTGTCAAACAACGAACCACTGTTCAGACTCGTGTTCTTGGGGTGACTACTCGTACAGAAATCGAATATCAGGAAGTCGATCCAATTGCTCAATCATTTACGGTTGATCATGCGGGCGGATTGTTTCTTGAAAAAATTGATTTGTTTTTTGCAACAAAAGCAAAATCAATTCCAGTTACTCTTGAAATTCGAGAAATGGAAAACGGTCTTCCAACTCATGATGTGATTGGCCGGGTAACGTTGAATCCCTCTCAAGTGAACACCAGTATCAGCGCAAACGTCGCTACAACGTTCACCTTTGCTCCTGCTGTTTATCTCAAGGATGGTGGGGAGTATGCGATTGTCATCTTGGCTAATACCCAAGAATACAATGTATACATTGCCCAGATGGGTGAAAAGGTAATCAACAGCGCAAACACTGTTTCAACCCAGCCACATACTGGAGTGTTCTTTACTTCATCCAATGGCTCAACATGGTCTCCTCAGCAGTTGCAGGATTTGAAATTCAAAGCCTATCGCAGTGTGTTCAATACTGCGGAACAGACCATAACATTCAAGCCAACACAGGGGGCGCAAATCAGATCACTGAAATCCAACCCGCTAACAGCAACTTCTGGTAGTGCTGTGGTTGAAGTTTACACCGAGTTTCACGGAACACAATCCGGTGATACAATCACCCTAAGTGGGTTGGAAGCGGGAGCTGGGTTCACCACTGCACAGTTGAATAAATCACATCAGGTAACAGAAGTGGTTGATTTCAACACCGTGAAAATTACACTGACTTCTGATGCAACTTCTACCGGATCATTTGGAGGTTCTTCAGCATATTCGGTTGCTCGTAATTTGATCGACTTAGTCAACGTTGCTGCTGATTATTCTGTATACGATGGGACCAGTATCAAATTTGAATACAATTATCGTCTAGCAGGAACCAGAGCATTGGCTGGGTGGACTGAATTCATCCCGGGAAGTGATACTCTCGTCCCAGAAGAAGGTTCATTGTATGACACAACAGATTTTTCGATTCGTGTAACGATACAAGCATCAAGCTACCTGAGTCCACAATTAGACTTACATGGCTTCTGTGCTACCTTGAGCGCCTATTATGTTGACCAAACTGAAGAATTGATGTCGATGGTTTCAAGAGATGTTTACCTTGACAACCCTTCAACATCAGCTAAATTCTTCATTTCATCTTTGTTGCCTAGCGGAGCAAGCATGAAATTCTACATGAAAACGTTAACTGACGTCGAAAGTGATTGGATTGAAATCAATCCTAACTCACCATTGTTGAATGGTAGCACATTCGTAGAAAATGAATATGACTTGCCAGATCAATCTGAGTTCATTGGGGTACGGTATAAAGTGACGCTCACAGGCTCTAGAACGAATCCTCCGGCATTAAAAGACATTCGGGGTGTGATTCTAGCTTGATCACTAAATATTCCTCAGAAGGGTAAAGTCCTTCTGAGGAAGGAGTAAAGAAATGGCACAGAATTTAAAAGTCCTCGGACATACTCATTTGGTCAGAAAAGCGACTTCCCCTGGTGTTCTCGTTAACACCAACAACAAGGGGTATACCGCATTTCTAAATGCAAGAAAGAATGCACAAAAAGTTACTGATCTGGAAGATGAGTTGGCAGTTCTCCGAGATTGGGTTTCTTCCTTACAAGACCAAATCAAAGGAAATTAATCATGTCAACTGAAACAGCAACCCCATCAGTCAACTGGGTGTCAACTCTCACCCCAGTTCTGGTATCTGCTATTACAACGGCTGTCACCATTGCTTTCATGTTGGGTGGCGCTAAAAATGATATCAAGACGATCGCAGATACTCAGGTCAGCCAGAATCAAAAGATTGAAGATCTTTACAATAAATTCAACTCCCTAGACAAAAACCAAGCTGTTATGGCTCGTGAATTTACAAACTTTAGTTCACGATTCGAAGAAAGAGCCAAGGCTTGGGACGAAATGAACGAAGACATGCGGTGTATTCGTTATGTTCTGGGTTCCAAGGGGGATATTAGTCAATGTCGATAACTACTATTACAGAATTCAAGGATTATTGTCTTAGGAAACTGGGTTCACCCGTCATCCAAATCAACTTGGACGATACTCAGATTACTGATGCGATAGAAGATGCTATTCTGAAATTTGTAGAATATCATCGCGATGGTTCTGAAGAATATTTCCTAACATACACTTTCCCTGATGATGTCACAGCAGCCACACGTAAAATCACAGTGCCAGAAGGTGTAGATGACGTCGTAAAAGTGATTTCACCCGGCTCATCCATATACGGTGGCCGATTTGATACATATGCTTGGCAAGCCGGAGCGGCAATCACATCACCAGTGACCGGAGGTTGGGCACAGACCAGTCTTCAAGATTTTACTGTGATGATGCAACGTCTAGCTGATTTGAGTGTTGTACTCAGTGAAGTATTTCCTTTCAAGTTTTCAAAATACCACAAAGAAATTGAACTTTTGTTCAAAGTCAATGCCGGGGAAGTTTTAGCATTCCAAACTTACAAACGAATAGACCCAAGGGATACGGGGAACGAATATGCTTGGAATGATTTTTGGCTCAAAGATTACGCGACGGCTAAAATCAAAGAACGTTGGGGAAATGTACTGAACAAATTACAAGGCGTAAGACTACCAGGCGGTGTTGAACTCAATGGTGCTCAGATGCTTCAAGAGGCGAAAGAAGAAATTCGTGAACTTGAAGATCAGTTGAAGAAAGGACATCAGGAACCCATCGACTTTTTCGTAGGATAAGAAAAAGGAGCCGATTTGGCTCCTTTTTCAATTCAGTTGTTTTATTTTTCAAGTTCTTTCATGATTTCGGTGATATCTTTGAACCCGAAATCTTCAACCATGAACCAGTTTCCGTTCTCATCTTTAACAATGTCACCGACAGAAGTTGAAGAAAATCGAACTTCATTCGGATCGGCCAGCAAAGTCACTTCGTCGTTTTCAGTCCACAATTGATTGATAGTGTTTGATTTATCGAAGAAATCGTCAAGGTCGGTCGCTTCAACTACAGCAGCCGGAACCATCCAACCTTCATTGATCATCACAATGGAAGCAGTCAATGCACGTTGTGTTGTTGCTTCATCGAATGCACAACGACGAGCGTAGAATAATGCATTGGCGGCGTGAGAACCGTCGTTAGAAAGAACATCGAACAGGCGAGTTGGGCGGTATGTGGTATATTTCATGATTTCTATCCTCTAAGGGTTAGGCGTTATTGCCCCATGGAAACCAGTATACGCTTTTGAAAATTCAAGTAAAGCCTTTTTGAAAAATAATTTACGGCTATAAATACTGGTATTGATTAGACTAGGGGATACCACAATGGCAACCAGTCAATATTTTAACCATTTCAGCCATGCCGGGGAACAGAAGCTGATTTCTGACCTTGTTACTGAGTTTATTCAGCAACGTGGCGTTGACGCATATTATATTGTTAGAGAATTGGTTGATGAAATCGAAATGTTCAATGAAGCAGAATTCAACAATTTCAAAGATGCGAAAAGTCTTGAATTCTATCTAGAATCTATCACTAATTTCAACGGTGAAGGTGATTTGTTTTCAAAATTTGGTGGATTTGGGTTTGAGGACACTGCAACGTTGATGTATTCTCAAGCAAGATTCGCAGAAGAAATGGTTGGACTGCGAACAGAACCGACACCGGGTGATTTGGTGTATGTTCCGTATACACAACAATTTTATGAAGTCCAAAAACGATTACAAGATGAAGATTTCAGACAAGTCGGTGTCAACCGGGTGTGGCGGGTCAGAGTAGTGAAATTCAAATATGGTCATGAAGACTTCGATACAGGTATTCAAGAAATTGATGATCTTGAAACAGTGGTTGATACTGTTGATCCAGATGATGCTACCGTTACCCGGTCAGAAGATCCTCGCGATAAACGAGATGAAGTCAAAACCGCTCCGGTGTCATCAAGCATTGTTGAAACGAGGGATTAATCATGGCTGGTCCTTTGAACAATTATTTCTATGGTGAACGAGTTCGTCGATATGGACAATTATTGGGTCTTCTGTTATCAGAACTCCAAATCTCCACAGAAGGTAAAACCATTCGTGTCCCGTTAGAATATATGGGTGGTCTGAGAAATCAAGACTCTGTCACCTATTCTACCGACACTATCCCCAAGCAAACATTGAAATTTACTGGGTTCGAAGTCAACACCGAGAAACAACAGAATCGAAATCTGACCGAAGTATATGGTTCAGCTATCAGCAGAATGAAGATTCCTGTTTTTCTTGACTTCGAATGGTGCATTCGTGTAAAGAAACAGGACACAATGTTTCAAATACAAGAACAAGCATTGTGCATGTTTTGGCCGACATATGATATCAAGATCACTGCTGACGATTCTGGCACTGCAATGGAAGCATTGGTAGAGAATTTGAAAATCTATCTAACATCTTATGATTTTGTAGATTCATTCGAGGGTACAGGTGAAGAACCCAACTACTATGATCTGACATTCAATATAAGAATCGAAGGTGGATATTTCTACGGGCGGAATTTAGCTGATAGCGGTGGAGTCAATATCATCAAGGAAGTTGACATATATCTTTCCACTGGTGCTACTGAAACTTCTCCAGAACAACGTTGGTCGACATATTATGAACCCGTTGAAGTGACTACCCGGTTCCATGCAAATCTTCCATTAACTAACGAAGAAGGAGCTTATGTTGAGGATGCTGACACAGACTTCATCGTAATCGGTTCCGGTGATTGGATTAGACCAGGATATGAATAATGAAAGACATCAATGATAAATTGTTAGAAACGCTGGCACAGGTTCAGAGTCTTGGTGATGCAACATCGAAGACTATGCAAGAAATCACGGATGGTGATGAAAGCGAAATGTTAGAAGAATTGCAAGGCGAAATGCCTAGCTTTGAACTCAGTGAAAAAGAGACGAAAATAGAGGATGAAGATTCTTCAGATATTCAAACAGATTATGCAAGATCAAGAAATTTCACGTATGCTCTTCAAGAAATTTCTTTGACCATGTTGAAGAATGTTTGCTCTATCGCGGTCGCTACACAACACCCCAGAGCATATGACACTTTCAACGCTCTGTTAACCAACATGAGAGGCCTTAACAAAGACCTGATGGATATCAATAGGGCTGCTGCAGAAACCAGAGCCAAGACTCGTACGCTCCCTCCTCCAATACCGAAAGAAGAACCGGGACATGGCGATGGATTGTCAGTTGAAGTAAAAGACGCTGATGGAAACGTTGTCAGAGTTTCAACTCAGCCAAGACCAACAAGCAAAAATATTCTCGAAGTCATCCGTCAAGCAAAAGAAAAGAAACAAGAATTGGATACATCAGAAATTGCAGATCGCGCCAGGGAACTTGATCGCTTAGAGCAAGAAAGACTGAACGCGGTTGAAGCTGAATTTTCAGAAGTAGAGAATCAAGAAGATGGCGACACCACAACCCAGGAAGATTGAACTAATTCCGCTGAAAACTGGTTTCAAGATACCAGATCAGCAACTCAATGTTCATCAGACATTTCCTCGTTCGAAGAAGTTGAAAAACGAGGGAATAGAGATTGAGTTGACACTGGAACAAGAAATCGAGTACATGCGTTGTGCTGAAGATCCTGTATATTTCGCTGAAAATTACTACAAAATCACATCGATCGATAAGGGCTTCATTCTCTTTGAACCTTTTGAATATCAGGAAGAGCTATTATATGCGTTCAATGAACATCGCTTTGTAATTGACAATCAATCACGTCAAAGTGGTAAGTCTACAACAGTTGGTTGTTATTTGTTATGGTATCTAATTTTTCATCCACACAAAGAAATTTTTGTTCTTGCGAATAAAGAAAAACAAGCCATAGAGATTCTTGCTAGGGTGAGGAAAGCATTATTGGATATGCCATTTTTCCTATCCCCTGGTGTCGTAAAATATGGTTCTACTGAAGTCGAATTTGATAATGGATCAAAAATCGTAGCGTATGCAACATCTTCAGACTCCATCAGGGGTAGGTCATGCGCAGTCCTATATGTGGATGAGGCAGCGCACATTGAAAATGATATGGAGTTTTGGGAATCTACTTTCCCGGCTATATCACAATCAGAAACTTCCAAAGTTATCATAACCTCTACCCCCAAAGGACAACGAGGGTTGTTTTATAAGTTGTGGAAGGAAGCTGAACCAGATGAGAACGGGGATACAAACGGATTTCATAGAATTCAGGTTACATGGGATAAAGTGCCTACATATTGCAAAGATCCAGATTGGAAAGCCAAACAAATCAAGAAACTGGGGGAAGCCCGTTTCAAACAAGAATTTGAATGTTCTTTCGTTGGATCTGTTGGAACTCTGGTCAATACCAAAACTCTTGAAAATATGGTGTCCACAAGTCCATTAGAAGAACCCGATGAATGGACCAAGATCTACAGAAGATATGAAGAAAATCGGAAATACATCGCCATCGTTGATGTTGGAGGTGGTACAGGTGATGATTATTCTGTTTGTCGTATTATGGATGTATCTTCATATCCATATTCAACTGCCGCAATATATCGTAACAATGAAATTTCTCCGTTGTTGTTTCCGCATGTCATTGTTTCAATGTGTGAGGCTTATGGTAGTTGCTATGTGATACCAGAGATCAATAATGATATGGGTGGTCAGGCGATTACTGTTCTTTATTATGATCTTGAATATGAAAATGTTCTCAAAACAGGACTTGACAAAAAGACCGGATTATTGAAAATTGGCGGAAAGGGTTCTAAGCCCGGTATTAGAACAACCAAACGAACACGCTCAGTGGGCTGTTCTAACATGAAATCAATGCTCGAAAATGGATTGATGGAAGTCAAAGATCTTGAAACCATTTATGAGTTGGGAAACTTCATTCTCAAAGACGACAAATATCAAGCAGACAACGGTTGTCACGACGATACTGTGATGACATTGGTGATTGCTTCCTGGTTGTATAAGCAACAATGGTTCATTGACGAATTTGGACGAAATGTTTCAACTGAATTGTACAACAAAGCCACTGATGAAGGTTCTTTCAAACTTCCTCTGGTTGGGGGTACGAACAACGAAGTCGAAACAGAAGTTTCAACATCAGGTATTTCAGTCTTAACACCAGAAACATCCGGTCAATCTATAGAAGATTGGATGCGCAACTGATGAGACTAAATAAATGAAGTTTACAAAGCAAATCAACTGGAGAAAATCATGGCTGATTCATTTATTGTCGCTCCATCGGTTCAATGGACTGAAACCGATCTGACATTGGCGACTACTTCTGGCCTCACACAGCTTGCTGCTCTTGTCGGTGAGTTTGCGTGGGGTGAAGCAGAAAATCCTGTCAGAATTTCAAGCGGGGAAACCGGACTTGTTTCCAATTTCTGGAAGCCAACCACCACTCAATATCTGGACTTTTTGGTGATGGCTGACTTCTTCCGTTATAGCAAATCAGCAATGGTTTGTCGTGCTCTTAAACCTGGAGCATTGAACGCCATCCCAACTACTGGTGATGCAATGACTGTTAAGAATGCTCAAGATCTTGAAGATTACGCAGGAAACAATGAAATTTTCGCTCGGTATCCTGGTGCGCTAGGAAACAATCTGAACACCTATGTAATGGATTCGACTGACCTGGCTACCGCAAAACAAGATTATGCTGATGGATTTCGGTCTGGTCTTGCATATCTCTACACTTTGTTGAATGACAAGAGTGATCTGACTGCTGATGAGACATACCACCTGTTTGTTTTTGATGAAACAGGCGCTCTGAGCGGCACTACACCGACCGATTTCCCGGATCGTGTGACATTGTCTATCACCTGGCCAGGTGATGCTCAGGATGGTATCTATCTGGGTAATCAGACAGGCACATCACGTATTTTGCTTCAATGGCCTAATGCTCTAGTGGCACCGACTGATGATACTGAATTGGTGACTGAATTGGTTCGTCAATTCAACGAAGAAATTTCTTCAAGCAAGAAACGTCTGAACAATATCCGTGCCATTCGTTTGACCGGAACTGCTGACATCGAAGTTGAATTCTACACCGATATGGGTACAGCAACTTGGTATGCTTCAGCTGGCACCGCATTCACAGCTGTAACTGCTACTCCGGTTGTTATCACCGATTATGGTTCATATTTGGAAAGCTTCGAACACCTGAGCATTATCGAAGGTGCTAAGAAGTTTGATGGTTCAACTGCGTATTATGTTGACTATGTGAACCCGAATTCTTCATGGATTGGTTGTGGTCCAGCGTTTGGAACTTCTGTTCCTACCGGGTTCATCCAATTACGTAACGGTTCAGACGGGGCTGGTGATGCTGATTACCAGAGCTGTTATGACATTCTGAACGTGAAGACCAATCAGTTCCTGGCATTGATCGGACAAGGTCAACTGCTTGAATATACTCAAGCTGCTATTGACTTGAGTGTTTCAAAACGCACTTCAGTAACATTCGTTTCCCCTCCTGCCGAGTTCCGTTCTGCAAGTCGAAAGACCAAAATGAGCGTTCTTCGTAATTGGAGAAACAACGAATTGCTCCGGGATAATTCATATTTCTTTATGGATGATAACTGGGGTTATGTTTACGACAGTTATAACAATGTCTATCGTTGGATTCCTTGTTGTGGTGGCACCGCTGGTCTCTGGTTCCGATCCATTTCTAATGCTGGTATCGGCAAATCCCCTGCATTCTATAACCGTGGGAAATATCTCGGCTATAAGAAAATGGCTTGGTCTGCAAACGATGATGAACGTTCTGAAGTTTACAACGAACTGGGCATCAACTCAATTGTGACCGAAAAAGAAGGCATCATCCTCATGGGTGAGAAAACTGGTCTCTCCAAGAAATCAGCATTTTCTAGATTGCCAACTCGTGGTGTTTTCATCGAAGCCGAAGTCAACATTTCAGACACTGCCAAGTATGTGTTGGGTGAGAACAATGACACCTTTACTCAGGCGTCTTTCAGACTGTCTGTAGAACCGTATCTCCGCAAGAAGAAAGAATCTGGAGAAATCCTTGATTACCGGGTGAAGTGTGATGAAACCAACAATGATGCTCAGGTTCTCGTGGAGAACAAGTTCGTTGCAGGTATTTGGATCAAGCCGCAGTATGTGATAGATTGGGTTCTGCTTGATTTTGTTGCGCTTCGTCCAGATATGGAATTTTCTGAGCTTGAAGGCGCATACAGCGCATAATTTGGAGGAATGATAAATGCCATCAATCGCAGGATTTAGAAGTGCCTTACAACGCCATGGCAACGTGGGGCGTCAATATCGCTGGCGGGTGAATTTAGCGTTCCCCGCTGCGGTGACTTCTTCAACTCAAACTCAGGATGCTTCCATTCTGGCAATTTCAACTCAGACCCCAAAGTTCACTTTGGGTGAAGTGATGTTGCCTTGGGGTGGCCGTGAATTTCCGGAACCAGGTGATCGTAAATGGGAACCGTTCCCTCTTACATTCCTGGGTGTTGAAGATGATTTCCATCATAGCTTATTCGAAGCTTGGCAGGAACAATTCAACGGATCACAGTCTAACACTGCAGCCGATGAATTTGTGAACTTGTTCCAAGATGTCGAATTGGAATTGCTTGACAAGAATGATGCAGTAGTCAAGACCTACAGACTTCAAGATGCATGGCCTCAAGAAGTAGGGGAATTGACACTTGACCAAACTGCTCAAGACAGTTACAGCCAATTCACGGTGACTCTGCGGTATTTCAACTGCCAGGGGGCAACCGCTCGATAAGCGATACGCTTGATAGAAAAGGGGACTGAAATGTCCCCTTTCTTTTTGCTTAAATAGAAACAAATGTTATTCAGGAATTATCAAGATGGCAGATAAAAAATTATCGTTTATTCTTGAGAGCTTCATGGGTGGTATATTCGGCGGAAAGTCTGTAGTTCCGTGGGATGGTCAGGAAACCCCAGTTGAAGATCTTTCTCAGAATAATCAGATCACAACTTCCTTAGACGGAACTGAAACTTATGTGATTGGTGGAGGTGTTCTGACTTCTGTTATTCCGAATTCAGAAGCCAATGCCAAGCGAATGTCGATTCGTATTCTAACATATAGGAATATGCAATACTATGTTGAAGTCGACGAAGCCATTGATCATGTGATTAATGACATTATCACAAACGAAGGTGATGAAAGCCCGATTGCTATAAACTTAGATCGTCTTGAACTTTCTGAAAGCATTAAAGATAAGATCCGTGAGGCTCATGATAAGATTAGTCGATTGATGGATCTTGAAGATAATGCATACGAAGTCTTCAGACAATTCTATGTTGATGGTCGTCGTGGTTATCAGATCATCTTGGACGAAAAGGGTAAAGGGATCAAGAAATTGGTTTGTCTTGACCCGGTTGCTATTCGCCCGGTGACTTTGGTTGAAACCGAACACAAAGACAATATTGAAATTGTCAAGAGTGAACGCAAAACATATTTGTATGATTCGACTGCGACCAGTCAATCCGGGGTGAATACCTGGGTGATGAGCATCAATCAAAACAAAATTCTAGAACTTCCGTTTGAATCCGTCGCATTTTCAGATGCAGGGATGTACACTTCGGATGGTAGATCATCAGTCGGCTTTCTAGAGCCAGCTGTAAAGCCTGCAAACAACCTGAAAACGGTTGAAGATGGTAATGTGATATATTCCATCACTCGCGCAATTGACAAGAGAGCATTCCTTCTAGACGTTGGAGATCTACCTAAGAAATCAGCAGAAGAATACATCGTCAAAATGATGGAAAAGTTCAAAACGAAATTGAACTACAACACTGAAACCGGGGACATTGATCGAAACAAGACCAACATCTCAATGGTAGAAGACTATTGGTTGCCCCGGCGTGATGGTCAGCAAGCCACAGAAATTCAAAATCTTGAAGCCGGAAGAAACATTGGTGAAGTCAATCATATTCAATATTTCAGAGATAAATTGTATCGTTCTTTGAAAATTCCAACCACTCGCCAATCACCAGATGCGATGGTGAATATCGGTGGATCCGATTTGGCGCAGATCACTCGTGAGGAATGGAAATTCAACAGACATACCGGGCGTGTCAAGAAACGTTTTAATGCCATTCTTAAGCAAATATTGAAAGTCGAACTCATTCAGAAAAAGATTGTTAATTCCGATGAATGGGAAGAAATCAAAGACAAAATTGGATATGACTATGCAGCGGATTCTTATGTTGCTGAACAACAAGAAACTGAACTCATGATGGGTCGTATCAATGCAATGCGTGAGGCCGAACCGTATGTTGGCAAAATTTTCTCTATTCAAACCATCAAGAAAAACATCCTCCGGTTGTCTGATGAAGAAATCGAACAAGAAGAAAAACAAATTGCTGAAGAGAAGAAAGCTGGTCTTTACGACGATATCGGAGAATCCCCACTCCAAATGAAAAAGGAAGATGAAACGGGACAAGGTGGTTTTGAAGAACCGGAAACTCCCCCGGAACAACCAGAACCTCAACCGGGTAGTTTGAATTATCCCGCTGCTGAAGAACCAGACCAAATCCCTGAGGAGAAATGAAATGTCAGTTGAACAAATTGTTGAAGCACTGATGACAAATAATTTAGAAAGTGCTCAGGAACTTATAGAAGCAGAACTCAACAAAAGAAGCGAAAACATCAAAGCGACTATAACCGAATCAATTTTGAAAAGTATTTGCGAAGGTCAGACGTCGGTCAACACTAGCATCGGGGTTATCAAATATGAACCAAAATCTGGATATGGATATAGACTGTACTATCCAGTAAAGGCGGGTGAAGATATTCTCAAAGCTGCTGCAAAATTCGCAAAATTCGTTGATGCATCTAAGAGCAAATACAAGGCGGTTGGAAAGGATAAGACTGTTACCATTTATATTGATGGTGTTGCTTCATACGATCTTCAATTAGATGGAAACGTTCTTGTCATGGATGGAGATATGATTCCTTCTGGTGATATCGAATATTTCAAAAAGCATAAGAAATTTCTAGATTTGGATATCGGCTAAATACTTTTGAAATTTTATTAGGAGGCCTCAACATGGCAAACGCACGTGTACATCAGATTGTAGCTGCTCTGGGTTCTAATGATCTGAGCCAAGCACAAGAACTGATTGAAAATGAATTGAATGACCGGGCTGACGGTGTGATCGATGACGTAAAATCTCACATTCTTTCTGCAATGGTTGCTCCTCAAACTCATGAATGTGATGATGAAGCATTCGATGATGAGGACGAGGAGGAGTAATCATGGAAAACAAAATCGCTATGCCACTGATCAACGAAGGTTCTATCGTTGAGTTGGATGAAGCATACAAAATCAAAGTCAGAGCCAGTGGCGAAAAACGCAAAGTCAAGAAATGCCCGTCAGGATATAAACCGTCTCCGGATGGTTCTTCTTGTGTGAAGATTGGAGCCAAAGAGAAAATTTCTCGCAAAAAGGGCGCAATCCGCGGAAACAAGAAGAAAGTCGGGCAATGGAACCGGATAGCACGGAAACAGCGCAAAGCCATGGCTCGTCGTAAATCATATGGACTGTAAGGAGAAATGATATGAAGTTTTTGTCTGACAATTATCATGGTGACCTGCAGTTGGACGTTTTGACAGAGAACACTGAGTCTGGACGAAAACTGTATCTTGAAGGTCCAATGGTGATGTGTAACTCCAAAAACCGTAACGGTCGTATCTATGATATGGACACCGTGGGTATCCCTGCTGTTGAGGCATACAATCGGGATTATATCCAAGATCGCCGTGCAATTGGTGAAGTTGAACATCCAGAATATCCATTTCCAAAACTTAGTGAAGCCGCAACCATGATCCATACCCCGTTGACATGGGATAAAAGTCTAGCGGTCGGTCGCGCTGAAGTGTTGAACAATCCCAAAGGACAGATTCTAAGATCATTGGTTGAAGCCGGGTACAACCTGGGGGTTTCAACTCGTGGTTTGGGTGAAGTCAGGGGTGACCATGTCCGCCCAGGGTATATGATCACTGCTGTTGATACAGTTGATCGTCCTTCTGGTCAGGCTTGTTATGTAAATGCTATTCATGAATCTGTAGAATGGATTTGTGAAAATGGTGTATGGCGTCCTGTCAGTGTTGATGGGCGCAAAGCGGATACATTTATCCGCGAAAACAGCAATGACGAAGAATTAATTCGTCGGTTTAAAATGGCGTTGAACAGACTATAAATTTCAATCGCTAAATATTTTCACGTTAACATTTGGAGCAACATCATGTTTGAGAAAATTTTTGAAGGTGTTGACGGCTTGAATGAAAGTCTGATCGCCAAAATGAAACCGATTTTCGAAGCAGCCGTTGAAGAAAAGGTTCAATCCAGAATCGACGAAGCCACTTCTGGATTGAACGAAGAAATTGGTGATCTTCGTGAACAATTGGCCGAAGCCGCCGCTTACAATTCAGAAGCTGCTGCCAAAGTCATTGCTGAAAAATTTGACCAGTTCCTGAGCATGACTGTCATTGATTGGGCTAACAAAAATTCTATTGGTATTCAGAATGAAGCAATCAATCAGTTGTCTCAAGTCTTCATGGCAAGCATCGTTGAATCTGCTAAAAAATTCAACGTCACTATCCCAGAAGGTGAAGAAAGCAAATTGGATCTGCTCGAAAGTCAATTGGCCACCACTCGCAGCCGTCTGAATGACGCTTTGAGCCATAGTGTGTCTATCACCGAAGAACTGACCAAGATGAAGAAGAAAGCCATCGTGGAGTCTGTTTCTAAAGGAATGACTGCCGTGTCTGCTGGTAGACTGATGGAACGTTGTATGAAAGCCGCCTTTGAAGATGAAACATCCTTCAAAGAACTCTGTGAAGGTTATCGTGTAATCGTTGAAAAATCGAAAGTCGAAGAAGACGATCTGTTCGATGACGGCAAACCTAGAAAGTCAAAGCAGAATCCTGACGGCACAATGGGTGAAGAATTTGTTGACGGAACCGACAAAGATTACCCCATGAACATCAAAGAAAATGGCGACATGGATGACGAAGATGAAGAGGAAGAAGACGAAGAATCTGAAGAAGCCAAGAAAATTGGTGAGTCAGCTGTCAACAACCTCCGTCGCTTGGGATTGATCAAATAATTTCAAACGAAAAATCTTTTTCACTAAATAGTTTTGACTCGAAATAAAATTTTCAGGAGAAAATGAAAATGGCTAAAGCAAATACCAAAGGTCTTGTGACTGAATCAATGCGCAAGAAATGGACCCCTGTCATCGAAGGTGAAGACAGTGTTTCACGTGGTCTGACTCCAGAAGACATCACCATCCGTCTGTTGGAAAACCAGAGCGCATGGAACCGTGAAAACCTGGGCTATGATGGCATCAGCGAATCAACTTTGAACGAAGCTGATAACGCAATCGGCAACGCCACTTCTACCGCTGGCCGTTGGGCACCTGTACTGATCGCAATGGCGAAACGTCTGGCTCCTATCAACATCGCCAACGAATTCTTCGGTGTTCAGCCTCTCCCAGCTCCAGACGGTCAGATCTTCGCATTGCGTGCTCGTAAGGGTGCTGATGCTGGTGCCGGAGATAACGAAACCAAACCAGAACTGTTCATGAGCGAAGCTGACTCAGCTTACTCAGGTGACACAACTACTGCCGCTGCTGGTGATCCATCCGGTTTCACTGTGTTGGAAGTTGAAGGCGGCACTGGTGATGCGACTGCCACTGTAGCGGGTAAAGGTATGTCAACAGCCGCTGCTGAATTGCTGGGTGCTACTGGCAGCTGGTCTCGTGTTGGTATCACCATTCAGAAAGCCCAAGTTTCTGCCAAGTCCCGTGGTCTGTATGCTGACTACTCACAGGAATTACGCCAGGACATGATGGCTGTTCATGGTGAAGACGTTGACAGCATCCTGGCTGACGTGATGGTAACCGAAATCGGTGCTGAAATCAACCGTGAAATGATTCGCCATATGAACGTTTCCGCTGTCAAGGCTGATCAGTTCGGTGCTGGTACTGGTGTGATCGACATGGCGAATGATGTTGGTGGTCGTTGGGATCTGGAACGTTGGAAATATCTGATGTTTATCCTGGAAGTTGAAGCCAACCGCATTGCCGTTGAAACTCGTCGTGGTAAAGGTAACAAAGTTCTGTGTCATCCGAACGTTGCTTCTGCCCTGGTAATGGCTGGTATGCTGGACTATTCTCCTGCCCTGGCTCAGAACCGCACTCTGACCGTTGATCCAACTGCCCAGTCATTCGCTGGCGTACTGGCTAACGGTATGCAGGTGTTCATTGATCCATATGCTGGTTCAATCAACTATGCTACTGTGGCGTTCAAAGGTCTGAACCAACTGGATGCTGGTTACTTCTATTGCCCATACGTGCCGTTAGAAATGTTCCGTGCAACAGGTCAGGATTCATTCCAACCCCGCATGGCGTTCAAGACTCGTTATGGTGTTGTGGCTAACCCATTCGTACAGATCCCTGTAGGCCAATCTCCACAAACCGCCGTGACCTCTGACGGTATCGTTGCCAACAGTAACTCGTACTTTCGAAAAATCGCGTTCAAAAGTTTACTTGGTTAACAACCACTTAGACATGAAAAAGACCCGCTTCTGCGGGTCTTTTTGTTACATAGAATCACTAAAATCCTCTAGCCACAACTCATCCTCAATCGGCACCCAACCTTCCTTGAACATCTGTTCCATCCTCCAAAAGATCCTAACATTCTTCCCACCGCCATACCTGGTATTGAATCGAGTTGCACCCATAGGCTTCCCAACAACATTTGGATTGAACTTAGACATTTCATAAAATGATTGAGCAAGTCCCCACAAATGTTTGGTTGGTGTAGCCTTTGGTGCTTGCCAAGGTCTTAGAACATTATTCTTATGAAATTGCATCATCGCTTGTCTTCTATTTTCTCTAGACTCTTCAGTATTACAGAAAGCATCTGGATTTTTATATCCATCTGATATAGCTTTACACGTCTTCTTTCTGAACGTTGGGTCTTTCCAATGTTTCAAAGATTCTTTTGAATACACCCCAGCCGCTTGCTCCTTCGCATATTCAAATACTCTTGAGTTCACACATCCAGCATATCTTGTCAGGTTCACCATGAGGAACATGGCTTGTTTGAGTTTGCCTTGTTCGGGGTATATTTTGGTCAGTAGTCGATGAGCAATGAAATGTTCCCTGGCAGTGAGGATCACTAGATTCTTTCCAATATCTGAGCCACCCATACACCTAGGGAGAATGTGGTGTGATTCGGTATATTTTCTTTTGGGACGATTTGATTTTCGGTATGAAACTAGATGATTATATACTTTGTGATAGTCCATAATACTGGTCTCCGAGTTGTGCTGAACTTGGGTTTGTGAGATCATAGCTACCAACTATAATCTCAACAGTATTTAGGACTATCTTCATAATACATACACCATTTGACCGCAATCCCAAATTCTCTTATATCCATTATTGTACATGTTTTGATATTCTGATAAATTTGGATCAAATTCTTTCAACATGTGTTCTAGCTTGTGTTTCATGAATGAATGACGATGCAATATCGTTCCGCCTTTTGTATAGTAGTATCCGGGCGCGGTAAGATGATCCAATGAAAATCCCAATTTCTCATACAAATTACCATTAGACCATCTGCGATTAGCATACGAAATTATAGAGGTTCCATAGGTTCTTTTGAAATGAGACAACAATTTGCTTGCTCCCCCGACAACATTCAGAAACAGTTCATTGCTGAATCTCAACAACTCATATTCATGGTGTTTGTCGAATCTTGGTTTACCAAAGGTCATAAGGCTTACCAGAACACCGCTGTATTCTAATCCTAAGCGAATCTGAGAGCCGATAGCTCCCTGAAGGTGAGTTCGTGTCATGAACTCCATCGCATCCTCTAAAGGCACTTCTACAACCTTACATTGCCGAGCATAAATTCTGTCAGGGGTTAGATTCAAAGAATTCAATATTACAGATTTCCATATGTCCTTTTTCATATTCCATTCGTTTTCAAAAATGTGATAAAGCCGGATCCCCTTCCTTTCACAATTGCGAGTCTTTTCTAAATGCCTTTTTGAATAATACGAATCGGTTTCAATACAGTCTGAAGAATGCCAATAAATTCCATCGAATTCAAATCCAACATTCTTTGTTTTTGAAAATATGTCTATCTCTTTTCCGTCTAAAATGGTTCTGTTTGACAATTCAACAAGATTTGGAGAAAAAGAATTGATAAATTCATAAATTTCCAACTCTGGTTTTGATGGTCCAGTGTTAGAACATTTGGGGCACCCGGCTCCCGCTAGATGATTGTAGACATATTGAGAAAATGATCCATGGATAGGACAAATGATTTCAATCTGTTGATCAACCTTCTGCAAATGTTCGAAGTTGGGGTATGAATACTTGTTAGAATGAACTTCAAGACATCTCTGTTTTAGAGTTGATATGGCGGCAATCGTTTTATTGTTTGCTCTCATCTCATCGGCACATTTCCTGCACCCCTGTCCAGCACGATGAGCGCCGGGTGATTGAAGAAATACTCCGTGAACAGGACAAACAATTTCCATTTTTGTTGTTTCTGAAATGTAGACGGATTTCGAATAGTCATACTTCGAACCGTGGACTTCTTTAAACTTTCTGAATATCTCTATCTTCTTTCGTTCGAAACGAGATTCAATACATTTTTCAATTCCACATTGTTTACACCCCTTTCCAGAGGTATGCGCACCGGGTGATTGTTCGAATTCTCCGTGCACCGGGCATATGATTGTCACCAATTTTTCATTGTTGGTGTAGTCGACTTTCGAATAATCATATTTGTTCCCGTGAATTTTCAAGGAATCTTGGATGAATTTAGCCTTTCTTTTTGCTAGATCATTTTTGTTTCTGGACTCAATAGAACATTTACGGCAACCATTTCCATTGAAATGATCCATCGGTCTTTGTTCAAAGTCTCCATGAACCGGGCAAGAAATTACAACAGGAGTCGAATTATTGACATATTCAACTTTAGAATAATCATATTTGTTTCCGTGTAATGTTCTTGCCCTTTCGATGAATTGTTGTGTTGTGAATCTCTTTGTCATGGTTGATAGATTAGATTCATTATTGATATCGATAATTATACTGTCTGATTTTTCACTGCATTCTTAATCTTTTCAATATTATCAAGACCAATCACTTCAAGGGTTGTTTGGTATAATTGAAAAGGATCATTTTCAATTCCAACCGCCATTAGATGCTCACTAAGTTTGTTGACCTGGCTGATTCGTTCAACAAAAATGTCAATGCACCCATCAATTCCTCTTGTTTCGGCGGCTTCTATCAAATCCGGCGCATGGTAGCCATTCAGAATCAAAAATACCCGGTCATCCAATACAATGGCCGTGGTATCACACCCATATTCTTGTATATATCGCGCATAACTTATATGAAAATTATCAAATCTTCTTCTGGTACAATTTGGAGCCAATTCATTGGTTATTGGACAACGACTCGACTTCATACCAAGTTCTGCAAGGGTTGTTTGTTTCATTCCATGGCCTCCACGTATGCCTTAACAGCGTAAAAATGTGCTCGAATCATTTTGAATTCTGGGGTATTTCTCGGTGTTTCGAATTCTTCTGTAGAATTTTCAAACCATTCCACCCAGTCTTCAATTGTCATAGTCTTACAACCAATTGAAACAGAAAGATCGAAATTAATAAATGGGGTGTATTTCGATTTCAGTGCACTTTCACCACCTTTCCAAGTACCATATTCCCAAGTACCTGATTCCCAAGTACCATATTCCCAAGTACCTGATTTCCAAGTGCCTAATTTCCAAGTGCCCGATTTCCAAGTACCATCTACCCATGTACCTGATTTCCAAAGACCTGATTCCCAAGTACCTGATTCCCAAAGACCCAATTTCCAAATACCTGATTCCCAAGTACCTGATACCCAAGTACCTGATTCCCAAGTACCTGATTTCCAAATACCTGATTTCCAAATAATATTGCCGTAAATATCTATCTCAACATTTTCATTTTCAACAACAGCGTTTTTCAACCATTCTGGAGCATTTTTTAATTCTGTTATTTTCATTTTCGTATCCTCTAAGGGTCAGGCGATATTGCCTCATTGGAAACCATTATACGCTTTTTGAAAGTCAAGTAAACCACTTTTTGAAAAATATTTCACTCATCCCCAACAATGTCATCATGAACCCATCGGTTCCTATCAAAAATCAGCAATTCTTTCAATTGCTCACAATACATTTCTTTGATAATTTTTGCCTTTCTCAACAAAGGTTTCAATTTCTTCCCACCTAGAGTCATTTTTCGTAAACCTTCTAGATTTGAACGACGTTTACTACACCCGGCTGCGATCATCTCTGATCCACCCATATCTTGTTTGTCAACATCAATATAGATACAAGGATTTACAAATAAATCATTGATCACTTTTATTTTTGGCTTACCTTTCATCATCCGTTGATCAACTAATATAATCAACTTATCGTTTTCATCTAACTCAAATGTTACAGTGTACCACGTATTTCCCTGGCGAAGTTTCATCGCTTCTTTTCGAATCTTCTTGAAGTAGTCTGAAACATACCGTTTATTGTCATCAGCACAAAGATTGAAATGATAGTCTTTGTGTTCAGTCTCATATGCAAATAAAGGCTTCAGAGTCCGTTCTTTAGGATATGATGAATTTTGATACAGGATACTACAATTTCTCATAGAATAAAATGGGGTTTTGGTTCAAATTCCTCGCCGGGTAGCCCAGACCATTTTGGCCTTTAATCCGTTGAAAGTGTTTGAAGCGATAATTTTCATGATATCTGTCGGAGAAATGTTCCCATACATGACCATGTCATTAATGTCTTTGAAGTGTTCTAAGTCTTTCGGAAAAATGCAAATATTTTTGCCAGAATCGATGATGTGTTCAACGATGTTGCAGATTTCTCGGTTTCTGTATTGGTTGTCAGGTACATATACTGTCCCGGCTTCGTAACTGAGAAGATTCGAATCGGCTGTGGCAACAGCATTACCCAGGAACATAGAATCTATTGGACCTTCAACTACCAGGATTGGCTTCTTTTTGTTCAAAGAATGAAGCCCAAACAATTTTGGATAATGTTCTTTTATCTTGTTGGTGATATACCGTTGAAAAGAATTTTTGTCTAATGCTCTTCCCTGTACACCCATGAGTTCCCAATTTTCGGTCAACAACGGAATGATCAACCGGGCATCCTGGGGCAACTTTTCAATTGCATCAACATTCTCTATATCAAGATGTTCAACCAGTGATCTATAATCATCGGTGTAACAAAGAATAGATTTTGCTTTCTCAGGGAGTCTCCGGGATTCTGCATAGCGAACGACCATATGGTCAGGCGGTAGCATACTGATGGGAGTTGCGTGCTCTAGAATAGCTCTAGGGAGTTCGTGAGATTTCTTGATTTGAAGAGGTTGCGTCCTAGTAATCTTTGGTGGCCTCCACTCTGGTTCACGATTTGAAGAAATAGACTGTCCGCTTTCTTTGAAAAGTTCTAGTTGATATTCCTTATACAAAGAAGGATCGAAATCTTTGAGCCAAAACCCAAAAGACCAACCATTCTTTTCATGACAGTTGTGACAAGCCCATCTCATGCAATCATGATCATGATCAGCAAAGAAGAATCCGCGCTTTTTTCGTAAATTTCTCTGAGAATCCCCGCACAGAGGACAACGAAAATTTGCGACATTTTGAGATCTCCAAACAAACCCAGCCAGATTAAATCGAATCCGATCGATATATTGTTTGTCCAACCACATCGGCATGATTTGTATCCTGTTATGATCTATAATATATACACCGCAAATGTAATGTTCCGGCGTATCGCGACATATATTTCAATTGATCCAGTAACATTTTCTGTTCTATCAAAGGTAGTTCAGAAAATTTGTCGGTTTTTGAAAAAGATATTAATTTTTCAATCTTTTCATTTAAATCTTGGTGTTCCTGCTCTAACCGTTTAACAAAATCTGACATAATTTCGCCTTATCTCACTCGTCTACAAAATTCTTGTACATCTTCTCTATTGTACTGCACATTCGATATAGAACTAATGTTATCGTCTGTGGTGTTCATTACTAATTTTCGATAATACGAATAGACCAATTCCATTTCGGCTGATGTGTTGGCAGTGCATTCAAATTCTGAAAATTCTCCATTTGAAAACTTTCTCAGAGCCTTGTATGGCGATGGACCCATTTCAACATGCATTTGCCCACCTTTGTCTATCTGTATCAGTCCCCAATTCACCCCGTTGATTTCTTGAGCAGGAAAGAACCTATTTCTGCCAAACATCCCATACGGAACAACATAATACCGAAATCGACCAACATCTTCATGATGATTGATCCTATGGTGTTTGGTTCTATCCTTTCTCCAATCATCGACGCTGACTTTGATTTCGAATTGAAATGTCACTCCTTCTTTCTTGACAGCAAAAATGTCAGGGACGAAATTCAACTTCATCGATTTGGGTTCTTTGAGAACCAACCCGCAACCGAATTGACTGACACATTTTTGAGCCATGATGTCTATCAATTCAGAATGCGTGAAGGGTGATTTGAAATATCGTCTTGTCATTATGGTTCAAATCCCGGTTCTAACACATAATCTTTCGGAACAGTTTTCCAATATCGATCGCAATGTTCCGTCATGGCCGCATTGATGATTGAACAAATTCTTTCACATCTTTCCTTCGACATAGGAGGAAGATTCAGGAATCGTTCATCCGGATAATCTCTACAAAAAGCATCAGTCTCTACAATCTTGCACATTTCAACCATTGTTCCTATTCCTTTGACCAAATTTGAAACAGTTTACTACGATATTAGTATAAGAAAAAGCCACCTATTTGGTGGCTTTCTGATCTTTACCCCAACCACACAATTCTTTACCAACAAGATTGTGTAGTAGGATTTGGTCTGCTGTTTTGTCTGTCAGCACATCATCTTTCGAAATGTATATCGGACTAGCGGCATCACAAAAAGCCGGGGTCTCACTTGTCTGAGTCGTCACGCACCCAGTCAGAACGCAACTTATCAGCACTGCCCCCGCTACCAAGATTGCTGACTTCATCTTGAGCTTGTTTCTTTGCATTGATCACATCCTCTTTTGCTTTGAGAGTGTCTAATGAATGTTCTTTTTCTTTTGCCGAAGAACCATCAGAACGACCTTTGAAATAGAACCCTAGGATTGCCCCTGCTGCCAAGAGCAATCCAACCAACCACATTTTAACCTTTTTGAAAATCAAGAGCATTATGACATCCCCGCTTGAGATTTCTTGTATCGACTATACGCCAAGAAAATTGCTAAACCAATCATCACAACACCGATTGTAATCTGTACTATATTCCCGCTGCTAAGATGGCTGTCTGCTCCTTTGACGGCATCTATCACCTGAGGCACATAATCAGCCACCTGAGCTACACCCACGCTAGAAATGCCGACGGCAGCGGTTGTCTCGGTGGTAACAACGGGCTTCTTCTTAGGAACTACCCCAGCACGACGCAATGCTTCATCAATGATTTCTTTACTATACCAGGAATTGTCATTTTTCAATGGACCTTTTCCATTTTCGTGACGAATAATACCCTCTACGATTGGCTTCAGATGTTCATAAGTGTGAACATCGATTACTTCATCGTCTACCCCTACCCCATCAATCAAATATGCTATACCTTTTGCATATTCTCTGGTTGGATTGTGATCTGAAGGGGGTGCCCAGCGTTCTATAATTTCTTGAATAGAATCAATCTTGCTTCCATCTGCGGCTTTGCGCTTGTCCTGATAGGTGATCAGCGTACGAGCGATAGCGCGAATACCATCAATAGCGGTTTCAAATTGGCAAAAACGTTTATCAGTCCGTTGATCATCTGGAAGCAACCCCTGCCAAGGACTACCCCATTCAATATTGCCGGGGTTGTTGTTTCGTATTCCTTTCGGTTTATCTACAGTAGACATTTCATGTACCTCTCATTGTTACCAATAGAAGTATTTATTCAAAAAGAAACCCCTCTGAAAATTGAGGGGTTTAAATCAATTATAAACTACTATGTTCCTGGAGTAATACCCGCTTGCTCATAAGCGGATACAAGAAGTTCCGGAAGGGTGTCTCTAAAGAAATGAGGTATGTCATCTGCCGGATTACCAGAACCAAAAAAGCTGCGGGAAGTCCATGCTTTACTACCAGTAAAATCAAAATACAATTCTAAGTCACTTTGGCCTCCAAAATTTAATATCGCCTCTCTGTTGTCGACCTTGAACTTCATTCTGAACATCCAGTCAATATCATTCAACACGCTAATACTGACAAATTCTACCCCATATTTATTAGCAACCTTTTTCAAATATTCAGGAAGAATATACGCTGGGTCGATATAATCAAACCAAGCTGAACCTTCATAGAAATCTTTAAAAGTATTTCTAAAATCTACATCATAAGGACCTAAATTAATCTTTTTATCAAAAGAAGATATGGTGCAAGTTAGAGAACTAGATACTCTGAAAATAGATCCAGCCTTTGTCGTTGATTCTAAAACTTTAGATGAACCATTCGAAGTTCCAAAATGAATATTTTTGAATCCGGAAGAAAGAAGACTTTCGGTAATCTTTTTCGAAACATCTAGACTATTTGAATTCAAGAAAAATGCGATGATCGCTGAGGAGGACAACGTTTTACCGGAATTTCCATTTGTTTTCTGAATATCCGATTTTATTTTTCCTTCCCCGGTCGCATCATTTTTAATCTTAGGAATATTTCGTATCCCCGCTTTCTCTAGAGACAACTGAGCAGCAGAACCATTGGATGAAGCAGGATATGAAATGAAAATGACAGTATTTGCAAATTCTTTCCCGTCTACAGTTATCGTAGCAGTGTACATATCATCTTTCGGATCATTAAATCTTCTATCATATTTGACAGAAATGTTATGATCTGGATACAGCTTATTCAGATATTCTTCAATCCCGGGGATCGCTTCGTCATACAGTTTCTTTCTTGTTTCAAGAAATTCTGTATTTTTTCGTTCTTTTATTTTCAATAAAAATGGTTGAGAGGCTTTCACGGCATCTTTTGTAATTTTCTTTATTTCGCTATCTTTGAACCAAGCATGGGCATCAGTTGCTGTGAATTCTACATCAACTGAATGTACTGTTACTCCGGCTATAATAAAATTGATAGCGAATTTGTTATGTTCTGAATTTACCGGGACTTTTTTCGAAGAAACATTTGAACCAATTTTTACCGATGAGAAATCTTGACTAGAATTTATCTCGTCTGTTATTGCGTTTGCAATTTCGATTACATCTTTCAATTGGGTTGTAGTATTGTTTTGGGTTATCTGTTTGTCTTTTTTAGATTTCTGTTCTACAGCCGAATCTTCTTTCTTTTCGCCCTTTTCCCACCACGGGGCACCTTCGGAACCAACACCATTGAATACTTGACCAGCAGTCAAAGTTGATTTGTATGCCCAAATATATCGACGACCTTGTACCGGGTCAAAGTCAGCTGCGATTTTCACTTTTGAACGAAGTGTGGAATTGATAACTTTCTTCATCAATGGAACGGCTCGAACAGCGGCAGCCCCAGATAAGTCGATGATGAAACCATTGAGTTTCATACCTTCTGGTGTACGAAGATGGTCGTCAAACAACTTCAGAATAGTAGCGATCATTTTTGGCGCATTGGTGAATTTGTCGATCTTATCTTTATAGGTCCGACCAGACACATTTTTACCAACATAGATTTTCGCAACACCTTTACCAAATTTTGGAGACGTCATGACTTGAAGGCGATATTTTTGACCTTCTTCGTCAGAGAAAATATATTGAATATCCGTCGGGGATTTCATAATCTTCTCATCCAATGGATATGTTTCGCCGTTGAAGGCTTCGCTGAGAGTAAAGCCAAAATTCTTCAAAGGTGCAAACTCTTCGACAAGAGCTTCAATCTTAGATAATTCGTTCATGATGGTTCCTTCTGAAGTGTACATAATGAGGTATTATTCACTATTTAAAGAAAAGGAAAAGCCTCTCGATAGAGGCTTTCTGGAATACAAAAGTCGGTGATGCTGCCTCAATGGAAACCATTATAATCTTTTTGAAAGTCAAGTAAACTATTATTTGAAGAAATTTTCATTCGTCGTTTTGTCGAAAGACTTCACCCATGTGCAAAGGAGTTCGGCTTTTTGAACCACGCCAAATTCGAATGACATAATGTCAATGTTTTCCACTATGAAAATTTCATTGACCGGGAAGTTGTTGATAAAAATTGAACTCCCACTTACATTATTGAAATCGTAAATGGTGCACCTAGCAGTCTTTTCCCTAGGAGTGTCTCGCACTAGATAATGCAAAGCCACTAAGATACACCGTTGCATTGATAATAATTGGTCTGAACGTCGATGAGAAAGGCTCAAGGCACGAACCGCCAGCTTCAGGTCACCCGATTCCTTTGCGAATGAATCTTTTGTTAGATTCTTCAATCGTTTGTATTTCAGATAATCGTAATCACCGATGAGATATAACTCTATCGACTTGTACAGCCGATAGAGGTCCAACATATCATCCGAAGAAATTTCAATATTCTTCAACGCTTGTTGACGTTGTTGTTTACGGAAGATGTTCATCTGTTATTTCCCGTTCTCCTTGCTCATAATCTTGCTTTCGATTGCCGACTTCTGAATAGATTCGATTCTTTCAAAAGTATCGGCCACTGTTTTATCTGTTCGAACTTCTACAAATTGAGCAAAATATAGAGAATGGGGTGCCTGAGGATTGTACTGGATACCATTGCAACGAGCTGAAATAACTTTTCCCATATAGTAATCACGATGGGAATTTATTTCATCACGCATGGCATCAGTCATCCCAGCTACCCCAGTCACCACCAACCCATCTTCAGATTCACATTGTAAGCTGGCAAATGTCCCGACATGGCGAGATTTTTCGTCGGCTTCGTTGATGCCAACAATTTTCAGTTCAACAGAGTCCATTTGAACTTTCACTTTCACTGCATCAACATGCCCGGCATCACAATTTTCCCAAATTCCCCAAGGGTTCTTGATGACCACCCCTTCACCCCGGCCACTAACAACCTTCGAAAACAACGAACGAACATCTTCAATACAATGAGCGATTTCGGTGTATACCATCTGAAGTTCATTACCACCAGACATTTCCAAAGCACACTGTAGATCGCCCAAACGGGTTTTGTAATCAATTTCACACCGACCAGCAATGAAGTCCGTATATGGAACACAATCCCAACATTTCATAGTCAGTTTTGTTCCTTCTGGTAATTCTTCGCCAGTCTGGATTACCCCGTTGATGTATCCGTTGTTTTGTTCACGGGAATATGGTTTTCCTTCAGGGTCTAACACGATCAATTCACCCATCACCACCACGTCACCACCATACACTTCATTACAGAAAACTTCAGAATATTTGGTCAATGATTTGATGGATTCTGAATCAATCAGATTGAAGTTTCTGCTATAGAGGGCACTATTTCCTTTCCGTCTCAAAATCAAATTCCCAAACATGCAATCTTCTTTGTTCTGAACGGCGACGCCTGTCGTCCAGTCCCATCCCCAGTGATTCCCTTTGTCTAATGTTGAAAGTCTTTGATATGGTGGAATGAAAATCAGATTGTCAAAAACTTTATTGATGCTCTTTGGAGCGAATCCTGCCTTCAGGTCATGCCAAAGTGCCAGCTGTAACAATTCACGCTGATTGTCATCGGTACAGCGAGAAGCGATCTCAGAAAGCCGAGAAGCCCCGGTATTTCCCCGGCGAGTTCCCGATAAGAATTCTTCGATGGCCTGATTGACGGTCAGTTTCTTCTTACCCATTGCGAACAAATTGTTCGATTTGGTTTCACCCGCTTTAGGAATGTTGAGTTGAGTCTGATACCAGTTTTCTGTTCCATAGACATATTTGAGATATGTTTTCAGTTCTTCGATATCTTCTGGGGAAGAAGTTTCAACCAAACTTCTAACAAAGGTGAGTTTTTCCTTTCCTTTGGCTTCTTGAATGGTCTTTATTGCAGTGTAGACGAAATCTGACATAATCGATTACCTTTTTACAAAGTTGAAAATTGATCTGGTTTTCTCACCCTTGACCAACGGATTGATATATAATCCCAGGCGAGTACAACAATTGCAAACACCCCAACGAACCAACATCTTTTTGTATCCTTGGGGAATGTTGGTTCGTTGTCCGGGAAATTTCTCATTGGCTTCAGCCGAAGTCATTACTTCATGAGTGGTTGAAATAATGCCCCCACAATTACAGTCCATAAATTATGCCCATTTCATTATACCAAAATGCTCAATATACTGTTTGTCAGTAAGTTTTTCAAACAAATCAAAATCTTTTGCCTTATGACGTATAGTATAAGAAGGAGTGGCATAGATTACAAAAGTTTTTGTCGTCAATGCCTCACAAATGGAAACGAATCCCAGTTGGTTTAGAAATTCGCAGATTTGTTCCTTGTCTTCAGATTCGGAGAATTTTAGATATTCGTTAGAATCATTAAACTGTATATACGCTTGTCCCCAGTTAGCGGCTTCGAAAATTATTCCAGCCCATTTTTTCAAAACTGGAAAATCAGAATATATCGCATGCTTCATCCGTTGAGAAATCTCGTCTTCTTCGGTTACGAAATGAAGAGCAGCAGTAGATATCAGAATGCGTTGGAGTTCTGTTTCGATATGAGTTTGAGTTGAAATTATGTTGTTGATGATCATGGTACTATCCTCTTGGGTTGAATTGCGTACCATGATAATATGATTTGAAAAGGAAGTAAAGCTACTTCTTAACACCCTTCCAAGCCAGAGAATTGCTCCCTTTCGCGAAATTTTGTAAGTTGAGAAATAAAACTATTTCCCAATATCTACTATTGATTTCGATCAATCTTGATTGTATGTGATCGGCTCGATATGTCTTAACGCAATGCTTGGCTAGTTCACTTTGTGAGAATCCTTTCAAAATCTGCCAACTGAGTTTCAATTTAGATTTTTCTCGCAAAGCTGTGTCATTGTTGAATCTCAAAAGAGCAGTAAACAATTTCAATCTAAGCGCAGCTGGAAGGTAGTGCACCGCGATTCCCTGAAGATAAAGAACTCCATTTTCACCGTATTCTCCATTTCCTACGAAGGATCCGAAGAAAAAGACCAATGGGTTCCTATCCCAAACTGGAAGGACTTCACCCCATTTGGCTTCATATTTGAACAAGAACATTCTTCCGATTAAACCTCTATCTTTGAAGCCTCTTTTGTTGAAACTTTCCATAAACTGAAAGAATGCTCGGTCTTTCGATATTTTATTGTCGCGACTCACCCGGCGCATGAACCATTTGTTGGAACGCGCAATGTTTCGTTTGGCATTTGGTCCGAAATATTCCCGATACTTCTTAATGTACCGACGAACAATCTCTGGACCATCTTTTTCGGTATCTAAAATCAATCCTTGTTCGATATCGTCATCAATGGAAGCCATCTACAAATCCTAAATATGAAGAGTCTATTTTATTTAATCGGTGGAATTATAATGGCTGGCGAACTATATGAAAAAACGAAGGCCAATTTTATTCGGTATGGTCTTCATCGGGTAAACCGATTCAAAGTTTCTATTCCTCTCCCAAAGGATGTTGCAGCATTCCTCGACAACCAGAGCTCTACCAACAACGGAATCATACCAACATGGGCGAGTTCTGCTATCAATTATGGTCTGATAGCATTAGGGATGAATTCCAAAGGCGACCATTCGATAGATTTCTATTGTAGAGCCACCGATCTCCCGGGAACGCAACTTGCCACTGAAGAAATGAAAATTAACGGGAACACGTTCAAATATGTGAGTGGTCTTGAACGTGATTTCTTAAACTTTACATTCCAAGTTCCAAAAGATTTCTTAGTCAAACAAATTTTTGATCGCTGGAAAGCTATTCAGGTGAACGAGCAGAGCCGAATGGTTGGTTATGCTGAGGACTATATGGTTGATGTAGAAATATCCGCTCTAGATCAACAGGACAACGTCGTATATGCGGTCAAAATCATAGAAGCATACCCGGTGACATATGGTTCTATTCAATTGAACAAAATGTCTTCAGATCTAGGTTCTTCCATGGATGTTTCATTCGCTTTCTTGAGAGTTGATACAGGTACGATAACAGATACCAATCAATCGGTTCTTCCTGGTTCAATTGGTGGTATTGTAGAAGGATTGACAACAGGAAATATTGAACAAGCAGCATATTCAACTCGTATGTTATTGATGCAGGCTCAAGCAGGGAACTTTACCGGAGAAGCGGCTGCTCTATATTCTACAATCAACTCGGTTGTGACTCAATCATCTGGATTTAGTGCTGCAGAAATGACAAAGGCTGGCGGAAAATTGAAAACCATGGTCAACACTTCGACTAATGTTGTGAGTGATGTCAAACAATCATTGACCAATTTGATTGATGGATTGTTGTAAAAGAAAAGAGCCTCACTTGAGGCTCTTTTTGATCTTACATGCTCTGCTCTGCTAACATTCGAGCGAATTCATCCATGTCATCATCGGAAACTTCTTCGGTCGGTGATGCTTTCTGCTCTGGGGTGTCATTTTCATGAACAGAAGTATCCGGAGCTGCTGAATTAGATTGAGACACCACTGGGGTATCTGGTTCTTTGAACCCTTCTTCATCAGACAGACCGAGAACTACTTTCAATCGTTCTTTCAATTGTTCATACGACTTGAATTGGTTCGGATTGATGAAATCTTGTAAGCTATACGCCTGTTCAAGAAGTTCTTCAATCTTGGCATCGTCACCGCCACACAGTTGAGAGTCAATCCAGGTACTTTCTTTTGGAATGTCTACTGGCACTAAACCTTCAAAGCTACCAAATTTGCGATTTTCTCCTTCAAACCACAAATTCAGATCTTTGCCTGTATACGGGTCGAACGGGTCGAATGAAGGCCGAGTTGGATTTGCTGGATCAAACGCCTCGTCAATCATCTTGTTGATTGCGCGGCCAAATTTGAACAGGAACACTTTACCTTCGTTTTCGGGTACTGCTTCATCCTTGATTACCAGGATGTTGGCATAATATTCGTCAGAAGCGATACGACCGACTAATGTCTTTTTCATATCGTTGTCTGGCTTACCCATTTCCTTCCATTTATCCCACAATGGACGATCGTGTTCATTGACAGGACATTCTTCGCCCAGTGTTTGACGACACAATTCACGATACTGGTCACCATTTGGACCTTTGAAATTATGAGACTTGACACAAACTACTGGAGTCAGTACCGCATCATCAGGCAATTCACCAGCATCTGATTTTCTGTAATCAGCAAAAGATATTGGAAGGAAGCGAATCACAGAATTGGAATAGACCAAGGCATTGCCCTTTTTGTCTTTTTTGGTTGGGTGTTTCACATACCCATATTTCCAAATTCGTTCATCTTTTTGAAAACCACCAGACTTGATTGATGATTTGATGGCTTCGGCAGTTTTACCGCGATTCTTTTTCATGCGATCCATTAAACTGGACATAGATTTTACCTCTGAGTTGTTTGTCAATATCGGACATACATATGGTATTTAACATTCATTCAATCAAAAAAGTTTTTTAGTGCGATTCTTCTCCTTCAACAAGTGTAATTCCTGAGCTTCCGCTTCTAATTTGGCTTGTAGAGCCGGGGTGATAAATGGAGCACAATCCTCCATTTCGATTTCATGATTATCTAACACCGTTTCAAGAGCAGATAAAAGATTACACTTTTCATTTCTAACGGTTTCTATCACTTCATTGGTGATGAGTTCCGGAGTAACGATGATTTTCATAATCTGGCCTCATACATCAATGGTCGATGTTTTTCCTGCACCTTTCTTGATATTACCAAGAACATCTTTCCAACCGTCCGGTCTTTTATCCTTTACAGAAACGCCTGAAACGATCATAGGAGCACCGATCACCAATTGGACGTGAAATACCCCGCAATTCGGGCAAGCATCCTGACATGGCTCATACCGGGCGTCAACTCTCTTGAGTTTATCAAAATCATGATTGCAAGAATCACAATGATAATTGTATAACGGCATTGTTCAGTCCTTAATAATAGATACAGATAGACAACCACAATAAGGCATTGAAGATAGAATATATGAAAAATCTAAATGTCACCGCTGGCAACTTTTCAATATCGGCAAACACGTTATTTCTTAATGCCGTGAACGTGTCACGATCGCTTGCCAGAATGAAAATTGAAATAGCTCGCAAAACTACGATTGTCAGTATCTGTATCCCATACCGGATAACCAATGCTGTCATATTGGCAACCAATATTGAAAATATCCAAATTGAATATTCATTGAAGAACGAAATGATTTCAGTCTTCATTTTCTTTCTCCTTTTCTTGTTCTGCTTTCTCTTTTGCCCTGCGATCTAAAATTTCTTTTTCCATCTTGCTATATGTTCCCCGGTCAAAGGAACGCATCACGGCTTGGATATTATGAAGATCGATAGCAGAACCTTTAAACTTTTCACGAGCTTCTTGTAGAAGAACTTCTGGATCATCTACACCGAGTTTCAATTCTTCCACAATAAATGTTTCAAATGGGCTGTTAGCAAATATCAATGGAAAGTCTGCCATTATTTGAGTCCTATAATGTCTGGATGACATTTCATAATAAAATATGAGTCGATGATATCATCTACTGGCTTCAACTCCCATGGAGTTTCAAGCTTCCTGATGACCGCCTCATTGTCAATTAAATCATACCCGAGAACACTTTCAATAAAAACTTCTTCTTGCGTTGTAAATGCATTATACAGGACATCCTTCCCAGCATTTCCGTTTCCGCTGTTATGTTTCTTTGCCGTTTTAGGTTCGATAATGTTGAAAGGAATTTTCATAACGAACAGTCTTTGTTTGAATGCTCCTGTAGCTTCTCCTATCTCAAATACACTACCTTTGGATCCATAGCTGTAACCTTCAATGGCGGCGGATTGGACACCGAATTTTCTAAGAACGGCTTCACCCCAATCAGCGATATTTTTAAATCGTTCTTCATTACATGAATATGAAGGTTGTTTTAGAATACTGATATTTTGGTGCATCCCGGTCAATTCTTTACATCTTGACCAAGTACCATAATTGAAGAACAAGCAATTGGAGAATTTTAGAGGGGTAGAACTGTTCCAGATACATATTGAAGGACTGGACATTGAGAAATCTATACCGGCATAAATCATGAGAAAATCCCATATAAACATTATGCCGGTATTTATATGAACTATTCCTCTTCGGGATTGGCCTCATCATTGGTTAATTCAATGTCTGTAGAAGCACAACAAGGGCAATATTCTACAATATCTTCATCAGCATCAATTTTGGCCACAAAACCACATTCAAAACATTCTAAGTCAAGCATCTTCTTCACCTGTTAAAAATTGAATATTTCCGTCATTCAATAAGAATGGGGTTCCCATAAACAAAGGCAATCCAGCTTTAACGCTGGAACGTCCTATAATTAATGCAGCCAAGATTTGTTTGGTACTCTCGCCCGTTGCACCCGCGCAAAAATAAAGTTGCTGATGATCCTTATAGAGGAGGAAATGAGGAGTTATATCCAAGCATTCTACTCCATTACCTTCTGAAGATATTTTATCTTCAGAAATACAAGGAAGTCCAACTTCCAAACATTCTTGATTGATGATTTGTAGCAAGTCATTCATCTACTCGAACTCCTCCTGATGTACGTTCAAGATCATATGCGAGTTTTGTCTTTTTTGCGTTGTGTTCTATTGATTGGTTTCGTAACAATGGTTGAAGAATCTTCTGTTGTTTCAATTCCTGAGGAACCATACATGGTTTTCATTGTGTTGCGGTTTAATTCTTCAACTTTGACGGGATCGGTTTCAAATACTGTATAAGAATTGTCGGTCGGATATACAGCCTTCATCGGAACAATACTATGTTCATATCCTAAAGTCACCGCCATTTTTGCAAGAGTGGCTGTTAGGATTGAAGAAAGTTCAGCAGTCAAGAATGAAACCGGGGCAAATCCAATAGAATTTTTCACCAAATCCAGTTGGAAGATACCGCAATGCGTGAACACATAAGGCTCTTCAATTTTAGTGACTTCTATTTTTGTGGCTTGTATCAATGAAACGAAATCTTCGAATTTGGACATTATTTTACCTCTGAAACTGTACTAGATATCATAAGGATATCGCATTTTTATTCAATAGTAATTAAACATGATAGATTTAAAAGAAATCTCAGCTATGTTTCAGGCTTGGATGAACAATACGTTTTCAATCCCAAGATACAATACATTCTTTTTTAAATTGGAAAAGAAAATCATTGTTCCTTATTGTGACAACGACGTCTACAATTTCGAAGCAATGGAGATTGAAGAAGTTAAGAACTTTGTAAAAATGAATTTTCCCACTTATGAATTTGGGGTGTGGTGTTATCAGAATAGTGTAGACCCAAATACTCTCATATTTTCTGTGGAGTACCTTGTCAACTGGGCAGGTGAAATAAAATTTATTTTAAAAAGTTTTAAAAAAGTGGTTTTTTCATAATGGTTTTGATAGTACCCTAAACCCCGTGGTTTGCCCGAAAATGATTTTAATAGATCAGATTAATCAGAACGGTTGGCTTTCCTTCTCTCAGAATCACGAAGAATATCTTCATAAGTTTCACGCTCAACAGATTCTCCAATTTCAGCTTTGACAAATTTCACATCATGTTTTTTCATTTTGTAATATTTGTATCTTTCTTTTGAATGTTCAATATAGTAGCAATTGGCTGAAGGAGATTTTCTATAGTCGTCGACAAAGTCGATAATTCTTGCTACTGTTTTGAACTCGTGAATACGAAGCATTCTTCCTAGAGTCTGTAACACTCGGATCAATCCCTTGGTGCTAGAAGCCAAGAACAAATTGTGTAGGCGTTTGATTGATATCCCGGTAGACAGTGTTCCCCAGGTTGCTATGAGGATATATCCACCATCTTTTTCCAAATCTACAGTGATTTCTCTACGATCATCGAGTTTCACGCTACCTTCGATGATTCTAACCCGGTCTCCAACCCCCATATCTTCAAGATATTTCTTGAATTCCAACAACCCCTTTTCAACTCGCTCAAATATCACTAGAGAATTTTCATTGTTATCTGATCTCATTTTGGCAAGTTTTGCAATATATTTCATCCTACCTGGGTGCTTAAGAAGATATTGAATAGTTCCTTCATAGTCTAATTTGGAGAGTCTTATATTGTCTATTGAAGGGTAACGAATGGTGGTCATGTAGATCTGAGTTTGAGATGCTTGACCCAAATCTTTCAATTCCTGAGTTTCAACATATTGGCGAGTTGCTCCAAACAATCCTTCAACTTGGTATTGATGCAATTCGGTTCCATTTAGTGTTCCTGTTAGTCCGAGGCGATCTGTTGCATTACGACAGTTCTTGATGATCTTGGTTTGCTTTTTAGCTGACGCTCCATGAACTTCATCACAAATAACAGAAGTGAAAGGGTCGAAATAATCAGAACCCATATCCTGGAGGGATTGCCATGTAGAAATAACGATGGGTCGGTGAACGTTTTTCGGTTTACCTGAAACAATTTGTTGAACATTTCGGTTACATTCTGTCCAGCCATATTCTTTGAAGTTGTCGTATAGTTGTGAGACTAACTGGATACGTGGAACCAACACTAGAACATGGCCGTCTTGGACCTCAGAAAGGAATCTGCAGATGATATAGATGACCAGGGACTTACCCGCTCCGGTATCTGCTAACGCTGTTAGACGGCGATATTTGATAAAATCTCTTACAATTCTGAATTGATATTCATGAGGGGTGAACGGGAGATTTAATTCATCAATCCATTCATGAAGTTCTTTATCGGTTATATGTCTGAAATTGTTGAAATTCTTGTCGACTTCAACTTTGTAATTCTTCAGTGTTGGAAGAACCCTATGAAGTAACCCGGCGTCAAAATGTCCTGTGGTCTTATCATAGAGACGAATCTTCCCATCATACTTTGAAAAATTGTTTGGGCGATATGAAGGGTCGTCGACTTTGAAACGATCGTACAGTTCCTCATGAACACAAGATTCATCAGAATAGACAGTTGCAATGTTGTTATTTGTCTTTTCTATGTAAACACTGTACATTGTTGGGTCTCATAAAATATGAATTACCCTATATTTAACAATTGATTATCTTATGAAATTTCTTGATTCTTTCAGCAAATTCCTTGATAACATCCTTTCTATCGGTGATAATGATTGTTGGCATAGGAGATTTTTCATTAGCAATAATGTTAATAAGTTTCTTTGCCTTTATACTATGCATTTCTTCAATCGCTAACGAATATCCGCAAAGTTGGTGACGATAACTTGTTGTATCTGAACGAGTTTTAATAAAATTAGAGCCTTTGTAGTCTATAAGAGCCAATTCTCCCTTCCATTCAGCACATAAGTCGAGCCTTCCACCGACTTTCATAATCTTGCTGAAGACCGGAAGTTCTGCTCCATAGACCTTTCCTAGTCCAGTATCTAATGCTCGCTTGAGTTGAATGAATAATCTTCGATATTCTCCTGCTGCTTCAACACATTCTTCAAAAGGATAATTCCTAACATACATCTCAGAAGCAAGATGAATCTTTTCACCTCTGTCGCAACAGCGGGTAGATTCTTGTTCAGCATATTCTAATCCAACTCGTTCCACCCATTTTTCATACCAATCATGATCATCTTCTGTCATACCTAACATGGTGGTCATTGACCAATATTCTGTTCCGGATTCATCTGTATAGATCCTACCATTAGGAGTATCCCGACTGGTGATGTTGCCTGTCGGGATTTGAGGTCGAACCCATTGGAATTTACCGTCAAAGACGCTCAGACCTGCCATTAGATACCAGCCTCGATATATTTGCGCCAATCCATGATGGTACGAATTTCGCTCCCTCGTTCCTTGATACGCCATAACACGTTTTCAAGAAATTCTACTCGTCTTTTGGCTTTGGTGCATTCCAAATCAATTTGGTGATACATTGGGTCACATTTGACACAAAGATCTAATTCCTTTTGATTGGATGGGGGATATTTCAAAGGACGCTCGCGATACACCGATGGAGGGAATTTTCCATCATAATATCTTCTCAACTGAAGTTCTGTTGATAGTAGTTTCTGGTTGAAGAAATCAAGAGCATTTGTTTCAACCGCCAACAACCGTTGAACCTTGAAGTAAATTGAACTTTGTTCTTTAGCATAAGAGTCTAAATGTATTGTATCTTCCAGGGCCAACCATTTATCACAAATGTCTGTCAATTCTTCTATTGTTTGGTGTTGTGGTAATTCAACTTGTCCGTCTATTGTTTCCATCAATTCAATCTCTATAACTGAGTGGTATCTACTATAACCTGACCGTTTTCCATAAGTATCATTCCACCGAATTTAAAGGTGGCGGTGCATGTAAGAGTTTTCACTCCAGCGGTAGTGTCTAGACTAACAGTAGAAAGGTTGCTCAATGTTGCATCAAGATAGGTGTAGGATACGTTCATATCCTTTTTGGTATTGCTTAGAGGAACGACGGTGAATTGAAAATATACTTCTTCCATTTCCATTTTCGGAGTTCTCAATATCCTTGCTAACATCGCATTGTAGTTCTTGTAATTTTCATCGACGATGAAAGTGAAAACTACTGGATCGAAATATACTGTGTCAGAAGAAACGTTGAATGTTGCAACTCCCCCAAATCTGGGACCGATTGTTCCTTCTGCATTCACCCCCGGCATATCGAAATCCGTGGTTTTTCTTGCAATCAGTCTAAGATCTCCAAACGGAAGAATCAACAACCAACTGTCGCTAGATGCATCATTTTGTTGATAATTGCTAAGAATTTCGCCCATGGCCATAATCTCTGAATATAAATACAAACAGTAATGATTATTTAACTGAGTAACTGAGATTACATGATGATGAAAATGATGAAAATGATTTTCATCATGGCTTTTTCGATAGTGATATGTTCTTGTAAAATACAGGTGGAATCTGAAGTTCCTCTTAGCACATTTTTGAAACAAAAGTCTGACGAAATAACTGTGAAGATATATGGAGTCAGTTCGGGATGTGAATATTGGAGAGGAACATATGTTTGGAACTCTGTTTGTAAGAAAGAAAAAGAAGTACATTACAAATTGCCGGTAGTAAAGTATCCAGACGTCACTTCGGTAAAAGAATCTCGGTTTGGATTTTACTATGGTAAAAACGATACTCTCATTTTATTTTTGAGAACGGATACCCTGAAAGACATACAAGAGCAATCCAAGAATCTTGAAGGTGGAAATTTCACGGTCACGGTTCAAATAAAACTTTCGAATGATACTCATGGTGAAATTAAATTAAAAATGAATAATGTGTGGGTTGAAAACAGCATTGGTTTGGGACACGAATTGAAAGAATACACCATAGAGCCAGGTGAGACGTTAATATTGAATCTCTCCGACACCAGTGTATTCTCTTTGATGAATCAGGGATATGAACCCATTGTTGGTTTTTCATTAAGAAGACTCGGTTATAATAACTGAGAAAATACTTTTGGAGATTGGTAGATGGCAAACTTTGTTATTCAGCGTGAAGGGTCTGATGTTCGTATGAGTTCTTCTAACGGTGAAGATTTGGTTATGAAGTTGAAAAGTATGGGAGTCAAAGGCGTCGATAAGAAAAAGACCCCTCGCGAACTTCAGAAAGGACAAACATATAAATTCACCGGGGCTGGTAACAAAGAGGTAAGAGTTCACGTATCATGAGCAAACTTCTGTTTCAGAATGATTCTCCCAGGATTCTGAATTACAAATCTCCAGACAATACTTCTACCCGGCCTCGGGTATCTATCATGAGGCCTTCCAAATTTTCAAATCCTTTCAAGATTGGTTCGGTTCTTACAATACGAGAAGTCAGATCTATTATTGCAAACCAGATTGGATTACCGGGGGAGACCGAATGTTTAAAAGTTGCCTTGAGATATGCCCTTAGAGGCGGGTCTCTCACGCGCTCAGAAGTCCTAGAATGCTTTGAAGAATATTGGACGGTGATTCGCTTGACGGGTGTAGTAACAGACGCTGAGATGCTTGCTCTTAGGAATCATGATTTGGTCTGTTGTTGTAAACCAAAAGGATGCCATGGGGACATCCTTTTAAAAGATTATAAGAGAACGGTTCAGAAAAGAAGTAAACCATTTTCATTAACAACTGGGATTTCATAGTCTTTGAACCCGGCTTCAACCAGTTGTTTCTTGCACATTTCAAATCGTTCGATTTCTCTTTCAAGTTTTTCATGTTTGAATAATTTGAGTTCTTCGATAATTATTCTCAGTTCTAAGATCTTATCATATTCATGTCGTATGAGTTTGTTGAAGAAATCCTGATTAGCATCATCAGCCTTTTCCAAATCTTCTTTGTAATCTGAGATAAATTCATTACGGCGGTCGATATCCGAAAGACATTGGGTGACCAAAGTTTTCATTGCGTGATGTAAATCATGCTTCGAACGAGCATAATCCTGGACGTTTCTGAACTCTTCTTCATCATCAGTTTCTTCAATAACCTTCACCCGTTGAACGATGGTTTGGTTCATTCCTTCAAATTGTGTGAAATCCTTGACAGTAGCTTTGAATTTCAACCGTGAACCAACACTTGAATAAAATGATGTTGAGAATACGGTCACCATCTGACCTTTGTCGGTGACCAGGGTTGTAATGGTTACCCATTCAGCACCATTGTAAGAATAGGCAGAAGCCCTTCTGAAACCGCTTGAGCGGATCACAGTGGCGTCGATTGTTACACGATTACCAATCTGCTCACCGACTCAATCCGCAGAGGCTTTAACGTCTGGAAGGATAAATCTAGTCAGATTATTGATGACATATTCCTGTACATACTCTGCTATGCTTCCTGCTTCGAATTCATTTTTAGCCCACCAATCCAAAGATGAACGGGTTAAATGATTGATGATTGGTTTATTGTAATCGTTTCCGGGGAATGGCCAATAACCATTCTGAGCCATTGTCTTCTCAGTTTCGAATTTCTTTTGTTTTTCAGCTTCATATTCTTCACGACGTTTAGCAATCTCTTCGTCAGACAGTTTTTGACCGCCGCCACCATTTCCTCCGGTTTCATAAGCGTTCAGTTTATCAGCATAAAATTCGATGTCTTTTGCTGGGAGACCAGAAACTTCTGAAGCTTTTTCAAGGGCGCGTTCTTTGTCGATTGACAAGTTGCATATATACACCCAACCATAAACTGGGATATTTCCTACAGAGTAATAGATAATCTCATAATGACGGAGAGTGTACATTGCATTCTTCTCGCCAGACATGATAGCGAAAAGTTCTTTGCGGGGAGCGTTTGTTGAAGCCATGGTTGTATCCTCTAGGGGCAAGTTTCAATCAACTGTCAACCATTATACGCGGATTATTGAAGAAGTAAACTTTTATTTTCCGCTACTACTAGAACCGGAAAGTGATGCAATGCCCAGTACAAATCCAAAATTATACCATCCGCCGTTATTGTAAACGGCATAGACAGCTACATTATCATCAAACAGTGAAACCAAGAATGAGAATGGCGCTATCATCCCATGCCACAACCCATACCAGAATCCGACTGGTTCTATTTGGGTTGTAATCTGATACGGGACATCGTCAGCACAACCAGACAACACACAAACAACGACTAATAACAATACAAATTTCATTTGGTTTCTCCATCATCTATTAATGAATGCCCAGAATAATTGTATTCTGTAACTTCTTTGTTTAACGCAAAATCCCAATAATTGGTGACATGTAGATCTATATGTTCTAGATTCCCAACCCCATTTGTCTTCCACATTCCTTTCTCTAGAAAGATTCTCGGGTATTGATTGTGCCACTTCCCTTTCCATTTGGTTGGTGTACCTTCAGAAAACGAAGTCGGAGAACAAGCAGAACACAACTTCAATCCCTTGCGTTCTTCTATTCCTGTCCAATCAAACCATTTGGGGTCATAAAATGCTTCACCGTACACGGTATTCTCAGCACAACCACAATTTTCACACTGAAAGATAGACATCAAACACCCCTTGGATCATTATAAGAGTTGAAAATTTCAAAAATCCTATTTTCGTAATCAATTTTTCTAGCATATATGACGCCGTTGATAGCGTAACTTGTGACACGTCCAATGTCTGTATCGACTTCAAAGATAGAACACATTGAATAGCCTAACAATTCTGATTCTATACATTTTATAGAAGAGTATCCATGATCAATAAAACATTGTTCATTGATCTTATACTTCTGAATAAAATTATCACCTTTTGGGGTTCTACAAAATAATTTATCTCCAATTTCCAACAAAAATCCTTTAGAGATCAAATTGAAAATTTGACCTGTTGATTTCGAAGTAATGTTCTTGTTTGTTGGAACATTCTTTAAGAATTCTATTTCATCCCCGCTCAGGGTGTTTGGAGCTATTGGTATTGTCATGGTCATTATTTCTCGAAATATTGATTGAAACAGTCATTCTACAACTCCACATCAAACGAAATAAGGTATGTTTTTCCATTGGAGTCGAGAGTAATTTTTACTTGGTATTCTTTGTCTGTTAACAAACTGGCTTCTTTGAAAATTTGTTTGTCCCCAGTAACATCTTTGATTTTGAAAGATGTTCTAGAAATTTTCTTGCAAACTCTAGCAATATGCGTGAATTTGTTTGCACACTTCTGAGATAAAAACCACATCTCACTATCCGTCAATGAAGAAGATAAGTGTGGAAGTTGCGCTTTAATCTTTTCTAAAAAGTGCTTTTGTTCTCGTTTGATGTTATCCATGATGAACCTCTAACCAAGAATGAACTTCCTTGGAGATATGGGTGTAATATGAAGAGATGTATTTTTCAATATATTTCTTGTTGCGATGTATTCCTCGAACAACCATACATTGATAATCTGAGATGAAATCGTCTAATGTGAGATTTTTCGTTTTAGCTTTCATGGTATCCTCTTGGGTTCAGTTAGCTATCGGAGCCATTATATTGTTTTACTGTTAAGAAGTAAAGGGTATCCTTGTTCTGCTCGCCAAAAATTTTCCTAGGACTTCCATGAATTCCTGGACTTCTTCTGGTGACAAGCTGTTCTTAGATTGAATTTAAACTCAACATATCCAAGTTTCAATTGAACAATTTTATCATTCATAGATTGCATACTTGATGAATTGTTGGAAATTTGAACCAGCATCTTGTATAGTCCTACGTGTTATGTTCCCGGTATAACCTCTGAAATCTTCACTATCGATAGAGCCATCAACAACTGCAATCCCAATTGGGCGAACTATTGGGGGTTGTTCGTTGTAGAAGAACTTGTGAACAACGTGTTCTTTCTTACATAAATCTATGGCTTCATTAAAATTATGAATTTGAAGAGCTTCTGAAATATCTGAGGTTGATTCAATTACTTTTGGATAGGTATTCTTCAGAAACATGAATGCGTTCCCTGTAGAACCTGTGAAGATATAGTACATGATGAAATCCCATTAGTTGTAATGGATGCATCATACCTTATTTTTGTCGTTGATAAAATTCTTTTTAACACGAAGCTCCAAATGTCTTGCAAGAATCTGTAACTTGGGATCCTTTTTCTTCCGAAAGGCTTTTTTCATTTTCTCTTCATATTGGCGTTGTGATTTCAACTCTTTGACATTTTCGTTGATGTCTGGAAGAAGTTCCTTTTCAGTCCATATGATGAAATTATATCCGTTCTTTTCGCAGAATGCTCTAGCATATTCCCACTTGGCTTGGTTCACCGAATATGTGGCCACTTCTTGTGCAAATCGGTCATTCCTCTTACCTTGTTTCTTTTTGGGTGGCTGAGTTTGATCATATGGTTTAATTTCAACCAAGCAACATTTCAATGTTCCGTCTTCCTGTTGCGTCCAAATGGTTAGATCCATGAAATACCGATGGCGTCTTCCGTCAAGGGGTGAGATATACGGGATGACTGTCTCTTCTGACGACCAATATTTGATCGCAGGTGTCATGTCACAGAAGATCATCGCCCGATATTCCCAACTGCTTCTGAAAATCACATCGTGAACGTTCCCTTTATATTTTTCGGGATTCTTAACGTGATAGCGACCTTGATATAACTGACCCATAATATGAACTCGTCTAAATAAAAACAATATGTCTATAGGAATATCTAGTATGGCTACCAGCTCAACAAAAGCAAAATACAGCAAGCTGAACAATGATCAGTCTGATTTGCGTAATGTTGCTCAGATTATGTATCCAACGAATCTGTTTTCGGTCGGTACAGGTCATTTCATGCTTATTAATATCAACCGATTGGCCGGATCTAGTTATCAAGATAGTAATCAGGTAATCGAAAATTCTTCATCAAGTGTAGTCAGCGGGAACACGAAACAGCCCCTATTCTACAGCCGAGGGTACACGATACAAAATCAGATTAGCGGGGGTGGCCGCTATATCAGATCAAAGGAATCGATCATTCTAGCAATGCCTGAAAGCGTCTCAGCTCAATACGGGGTTGAATGGAACGTTGTGGAATTGGGTATGGCTGCGAAATTTGCACGTGAAATAGCAACATTCGACCAAAACACTCTAAGAGATGTTGGAAACTCTTTGAAAGAAGGTCTGAAAAACACTATTGCCGGAGCAGTTGAATCTTTGACCGGGTTCAACGCAAAACAAACAGCAGAATTGTACACCGGGACTATCCAGAACCCCTTCCAAGAAGTTCTGTACAAAGGGGTGAAGAATCGTGACCACACTTTCGAATTCAAATTTACTCCCCGGAACAATTATGAAAGCAGAGTGGTTTCTGAAATATTCAGAAGACTGAAATTTCATATGCACCCAGAATTCAAATATAGAAAAAATGATTCATCATATTTCTTGTATCCTTCTACCTTCGATATCACATTTATGAAGATTGAAGAAGGTGAAGCCAAACGAAATGTCTGGTTGCACCGGGTGAATACTTGCGCGTTGGTTGGATGTACCGACAATCCATCTGTTGGTGGTTATGCTGTCCACCCGGATCATTCATCTGTTGCTAGATCTTTATCCTTGTCTTTCCAAGAATTGGCTCCATTACGCAAGACCGATTTCGAATCAGCAGAGGAGTCATTCTAATGGATATTTTGAAAATGCTCCCACGGCGATATTACAACATAGACGGGGTAGAATACCTTGTGACCAACATTGCAGCCAACGTGAATATTTCAACTGCAACCAAATTGCAAAAATCATTGTTTTTGGATTATCAAATACGAGACGAAGAAACTCCTCGAGATATCGCTGAGCGTTTGTATGACGACCACAATTTGTATTGGACTATTCTCGTCATCAACGATATGACTAATGTTGTCAATGATTGGCCTCTTTCTTACACCACATTATACGAAAGAGCACAGCGGGAATACACCGATGCTGAACTGAATGCTGTGGTTGCATACGCAGACCCAGATGGGAACCAGGTTGATATTGGAGGCATCCGTTTCAATCAGGGATACGATGACGTTACACCTACTGATGCCGAAATTGTCAATTTGTTCACTCTTACCCCTATCACACAATTAGAATTGTTGGAAATGCAAAATGAAGTCAAACGAAAAATCAAATTGGTTGATCCAGATTTGATTGAAGATTTTGTTTCTGCGTTCCGGGAGGCTTTGAAATGAGCAAGCCTGGATTTTCGCGTGATAACACGGTAGAGATAAATGCTGTTAGACTGGAATTAGTATCTGGTGAAATCATTGATTTGATGAACATGTTCGTTGAAATGAACATCTTTGTAAATATCCGAGGAATGGGAATTACCGGGAACATTATTTTTCATGACACCATTAACGTTGCCAACAATGGACCGATTATTGGCGGTGAAAAAGTTTTCATTCGTTGGAGGTCTCCTCGATATCAAGATTTTAGTGAACAATTGTTCAGAGTTTCACAACAGAATGAAAGAGAACCAGAAGCCAATCAGGCGGCGATTGTCAAATTAGAATTGATTTCTGATACCATGTATCATCTACTTGGCTCTAATTTATCTAGAGGATATAACACTCAATATTCTGTGGCTGCAAAGAAATTGTATGAAGAATTGGGATTGGACAAACAATTCTATGCGGATGCTAGCACAGGATTGATCAATATCGCTGTCCCGAGAACATATTCTGTTATAGAGAATCTGCAATGGATGGCTAACCGTGCTCGTTCCAGTGACAACATGCCATTTTGTGTATTTGAAGATTTAGACGGAATGAACTTTTCTTCCTGGTCTAAAATTTTATCATCTGATTCGAAAGTTAAACTGATACATCAACCACAAAACACCGAAGAAGATTTTGAAAAGGAATTCCGAAATATTCTTAGCATGGAATTCAATCCAAACTGCAAGGATTCTCTAGAATATCGTCGAAAAGGATTGATGGGAAAAACCGAACAAGTTTATTCCCCTCTATCGAAAACGATGTCGGAGAGTTTGAAAAGTTACAAAGATTATTCGAATTCTGTTCCTACATTGAACCCCGGTAAACCTTGGTTGGAAGAAATAAGCCAAGACGGATATTCATTCTTGTTGAAAAAGTTTGACAATTCTCAATTAAATATTTTCAATAGAGATGCGTTGAATCATTCATTGGGTATGTCCCCGGTCACAATCCTAACATCTGGCGATGACCAAATGAGGCTTGGAGTTGTCGTTGAATTGAACCTGTTGGGTCTACAACCACAGACTACCAAGTCAGGAACAATACCAGAAAAATATATCAATGGAAAATTTGTTGTGACTTCTCTAAAGCACACCATTAGACCATCAGAGTATCGTCTATATTGGGGATTGTCATTAGAGTCATATCTGAATGAGGTAAACAACAATGGCTGATGATCTAAAGCAAATCGCTACTCAGATCCAAAAAGATCGTGAAAAAGGTATCACCAATCAAGATCTTGAGAAATTTATATCTCGTTTGAAACAAGAAGAAGCCAAAAACAAAGTGGATCCCAAAATGCTGGCTGCATTGGCCGCAAAAGGAACCGCTTCTTCAATTGCTAGTAAATTTCCAAAACCGAACGAAGTGGTTCGTTCGATCATCAATGCCAACCCAATATTCAGAGTCGGGCTTGATGTGTTTTCTAAATTGACATCACCCATCACAAAATTGTTGAGTGATGCGGATGACCAACGGAAACAAGAAATTTCAAAATTGTTGGGTGAACTTGAAGGAATGAAAGAAAATCTTGCCCCCAAGGAGACCACACAACAAACATTGGAAGGTGTTGACAAACAGAACGATATTCTTTCAGATATTTTGGAAGAAATTAAGATTATTTCAAGATCATACCAGGATCAAACCAGCAGCAATGAATTGTCTAATCTTCAGAAACTAGACAAAGAAACAGTTGCCGCTCCAACTCAGGGCAACGATAAGACCAACTCATTGTTGAAGAAAATGTTAGCTGTTCAGGAGAAAGGGCTATTGATGAGCATATTGGGTAGCGCAATGGGGATGGTCAAGGGAATAGGAAGCACTCTGGCAGGGATTATTGGTGGAGTGGGAGCCGGGGGTATTGTCGGAATGCTTTCTAAGGTTGGAGGATTATTCACGCGTCTTCTTGGACCTATTGGGTTGGTGATTGGTGCTGCTTATGAATTGTATGAAGGATTCATGGGAGCCGACAAGTTTTTCGGAAAGGATATCAATATGTTCGATAAAATCCGCTATGCTGCTGTACATCTACTTTCAACATTTCTGGCACCCGTAGATTGGTTGGTTGAAAAATTCACCGGAAACAAATCTGATATTCGTGGAGCAGCCGAGAAGAAACTTATCGAATTTCAAGACATTGTCTTGAGTTATTTGAAAATCATATATGAACCGATTCGTGATGCGTTTGGGTGGATAGCTGATAAGATTTCTCAGGTGTTCGGTGGTATCACATTAGACACAAAACTGGTCGACATCCCGGGGATGATGTTCGATAACATCTACAAAATGTTTGTTGGAGCATGGGGTGACCTGGTAGCTTTAGACCTACCCGGTAAAATTACCTCAGCTGTTGGTGACTTTGTTGGTTCGGCGATAGATACCCTCACAACCAAATTTGAAGATGCAAAGAAGACCATTGGTGACTTTGTATCATCTATACCAGACGCCTTTGTGAACGGTGTTGAAGTAGCCAAGAACGGTGTTACAACATTGGTGACATCAATCATAGATTCGATAAAATCATTCTTCAGCAATATGTTGACATCCTTCCTTGATACTATCAAGGAAAAAGCACAAGACCTAGGTATTCTAGGAATTGGTGATAAGATTGCAGAAAAGATTGAAAGCATCAAAAAATCAATGGGTCTAGGGGACGAAGAACCAGTGATTCAACCAGCGAATGTGACATATCCTGGACAAGAATATGTTCAGAAGGTTCCCCCGTTGGAAGATTTGCTGAACAAGAATGGAGCATATGGAGATCCAAAAATTGAAGCATTAAGAAGAGCAGCTCAAGCCCGATATGGAGCAGCCGATAGAAATGGAACATCACAAGTTATGATGCCTGCTGACCAGAGTGGACAATCCGTTGCTCCTGCACAAGTGCAAGTCAATGCTCCGGTGACAACCACTTCTTCGACTACTGTGGTGAAGAGAGAAATGCAAACATACCCGCAAAGGGAATTGGTGCCAAACTGGTAAAAATGAAAAAGGAGCCGATTTGGCTCCTTTTTGTTATTCCTCTTGAGGAATCTTGAATCGTTGATTGATTTGTTTGACCGCTGCATCAACTGCTTTCTTAGGATCAAACCATAATGTCTTATTATCCAAATCTGGACCGCTATACACCATGATCAATACGATCTTCGGACCGTTTTCGTTGTAACCTTCTTCACGAGGAGTTGCGAATCGAACTTCAGCAATCGCTTCGTCTTCGTACCCTTCTTTTGAAAAATAAACGGATTCATCACCTTCCAATTCCCACAAGTTGTAATCTTCTGGCAATGCATCATCAACGGCAGAAATCAGTTCCTGAACAGTTTTAGGAAGATCATCAAAGGTCTTCAGCTCCATGTCCCCTACTTGTGGACCATCTTTTGTAATGTAAACGCTCATATCAGAGTCTCCACTAATTGAAAAATAGATCTATCTTGGATATTTAATAGAAACCGTTGCTTTGAGTTCTTTGAGTTCTGACAGCATGATATCTTCTGGATTCTTTGCTTGAAGAAGTTTTTGTTCTTTTTTCAATGTCAACAGAACATTCTTCAGTTTTTCAATCCCCTTATCAGTGACCGACCGAACAGGGGTATCCATAAGTGTATTGAATTCTTTTTCAGTATAACCTGCTTCTGTAACATGATTCTTAATCACAGATTCGATAAATTTCCCGGCCTCAATACAAGATTGAAAAACTTTGAGTTTCAATTCAGTCCATTTAATATCTTGAATAAATTTGTTCAACAAATAATTTTTACGAACCCGATACAAATCAACACGCCACATTACCCAATCAAACAAGATTTCATCAACGGAATCATATCCCTTAATCTTATCATCAAATCCCCAACCAAATAGGACATGACTGAAAGATTTTCTGATTTGAAGAAGATTGATCACTTCTTCATCAGTCATTGATGAAAGGGTTCCTCGTTTGAAATTGACCGTGATATCCCAACCATTGAACTTGTTGCTGTCGTTGCTGAATGATAAGACCGTCTCAGCTTTCTGTAGAAGAGGAACTAACACTGAACTGGTATAACTGGTGCTTGTGTACATTGGGGGCAATTCAGTGATTCTAAGAGTGGTGGCATTTACTCGTTCGAATGTACCTGTGGCGAAGAACTTTCTTTCAGAATCATCAGCTTTTTCAATTTTACCTTTCCAACCAATCCAACACGGAACAAGAGGATTAGACACACCGGTTTCTAGGATTGCTATAACGGCTTCTATGACGTCCAATGGGTGATGTTGGTAGATATTAGCGGCATACCCGGTTCCAATCCCGAAAGATCCGTTCACAAGGCTCAGGGGAGCAACTGGAGCCATCCAAAGATACTCTAATGTGTCTCCTCGGCTGATTCGGCGTGGATATATATCATCATCTTCTTTTCTAAACCAATCACGAAAGTTTTCAGAAATTTTTGCTGAAATGTAACGAACTTCTGAGGCATCATTGTCAATAGCTGTACCGAACTGACCTTCACCGTCAAACATCGGGACGTTATTGGTTCCCGGGTAGGATTTGACCATACCAGCCAATGAATTTGAAATTGATGCTCCACCATTTTTGTAGGCGGTAGCGGCTGCCGCGTGAAGTCCAAGACGCTCCACCACTTCGAAATCTTTTTGATTCTTTAACGCAAACAACAATTTTCTGGTGGTGGTGATTTGCCCGTCTTTGAAAGATGGTAAAGACCGAAGGTTGTTCTGGCTACTGAATAGCAGCCAGTCTTCCTTTACATAATCGCTGATATTCATTTACACATCCAAGGAATATTTTGATTTTGTTGATTCTAGATATGAAGTTTGATAAGGGGAAAATTGTCCTTTAGCCCATACGTTGTGAAATGATGGTGTCCCAATATGATTATATTCCTGATATAATACAGGAACACCACCACCAGGAACATTTGAGGTATCAAAAATTGAATTATTGACTTCAACAAAACATTTAGAATTTTTATTTCTTTCAAACACTCCTTTTCCTTCAAATCCTTTAAGTAAGATGAAGTGGCATTTATCAATCCTTAATTTGTCAAACCCTTCTAGAACAATAGATCTGTCCAGGTAGAATGTCATTCCTTCTATGAGACCATCATTGACCATTTTCATAAATCTGTCGTAATCAGATTTTTCGATTTCTGTTACTGGATTAATGGGGATTGCCGCTAGAGCAGCAAGCGCCAATGCTCCTTTGATCACTCTACGACGAGATTCATCAACTTCTGAAATTTCATTCAGATTATCAAGAAAATTCAATTTCTTTAGAAAGTTTATCATTATTACAATTCCTCAACATCGACCATGCTCAATGTGTCGAATAGTGGTTTACGATCTTCTGCTCGTTTCTTATTAAATGCCAAGTCCATACTTATATCGGCCAAATCGTCATAAGTAAATGACATTTTATATTTTGGATTGTTAAGATATTCCGAAAATGCTTCTGCGTCATTAGACCCAAGACCTTTGAGATACTTCACTCGGTCAAATTTCATTCCATTATGGAGAGCCTCTTCAAAATCTTTTTCTTTGAAATATTCGAACCGTTGTTTCCCCTTCTTGGCAACGACCACCGGGGTGACCAAATATTTCAAACGACCTTCCATGATAAATTCTGGCCAGAGATTCATAAATGCCGCACAAACCAATCCACGAATATGAAGACCATCGACATCGGCGTCAGTAGAAACGACCACTTCTTGATATCTCAGTTTTTTGAAATCAACACCATTTCGAATGCTCAAGCCTTGCATGATAGCCATGATAGATTGAATTTCAGCTGAGGAACCGATTTCTTTTTTACTAGCAGAAATCACATTCAGTAATTTTCCTCTGAGAGGAAACACCCCGTGAATCTTTGTATTCCTGGCGGCTAGTATTGGCTTGGCAGCAGAGTCACCTTCAGTGAGGAACAGAACACACTTAGAACGATCCTGAGACGTTGCTCGCTCATATTTGGGGATATGGTAGTATGGTGTGGCTTTGGCTTCTTTCTCGGCTTCGTCTAAAGCCTTATCTTCTTCTTTTTCAATGACCGATTGGTGATAATCTTTCATCCAGTCAACAATGGATATAGCGCATTTGTCTAGGAACTTCTTAGACGGTTCCCACGAAGTTCCAAATTCTGAAACCTTGGTGGTGAGGTCTGTCTTGGTCTGGGTGCTGAATCTTGGAAATTGAATCTTGGAAATAATCACCAACCCCAATATCCCTTTGATGACACCCGGTTTATAATCGACTTTGTATGCTCGTTTCAGCTTTGGTCTAACATAGCTGATAATCTTATCAGCGACATAATCAATATGCGAACCACCGACTGTGGTGTGTATTGAGTTGACATAGCTGTGATGAGTAAATTGGTCAGCTTTGAAAATGCCGACAGACCAATCTTCTGTTTCCTCGATAGAAGTACAATTGAAGAATCCAGCAAAATCTTTGAATGAATTGATCTTCACGGGCTTACCATTCAGATTGATATTCAGTTGCGGATTGCAAGCAGCCACTTCATACACCCGGCGAATGATCATGGCTTCGTCCATGCGGGACATTCTAGTCGGATTATTGTGGAATCTTGAAAAATCGGGAATGAACGAAATAGTGGTTCCTTTCTTCTTACCAGGGCGAATAGTTGCGGGGGTACTATCTTTGTCCATATTGTTTCGCCAGACACGTTCGTATCGGTTCTTTCCGTCACATGTCACGACTTTGAAAGTCTTAGAGAACACGTTGACCAGGCTGGCACCTTCACCATTCTGACCACCCCCATCGGCGTTAGCATATTCTTCATCGTTTTCATTATAGTTTGAAGATGAGAACAATTCCCCGAATAACATATCGGGCAACCAACCATCTGGATAATCCTTATGATGAACAACGGGAATACCCCCGTTATCTTCAACCGAAATGTTTCCTGTAAACCAACTCACATTTACATTGATGGTGTCTAGGTGTGAACCTTCGGGAGTTTTTGAAAAATCAACTGAGTTGATGATAATTTCATCAAACAACTTTAACAACACCGGACGATAGGTGACATTTGAATTGAAAATTGAATTGGTGTCTTGATTAATAAGCCAAGTGTCTTCAGTTGTTTCGCGTGTAGACCCCAAATATCGTTCTGGTCGCAATAGGATATGTTGAATATGGTCTAGTTTTTTATAGAGTTTGTTGGTGTCGCGCATTTTTCAAAATGTCCTTTGATGAATTACCTTTGATTATACTGTAATTCTCCTCATAACAAAACCGAGGAATCATTCTTCCTCGGTTTCTTCATCACGTTCTTCGAATCGTTTCTTTATCTTTCGAATTCCGTAGCCAGTAGTGGCCATGTCTTCAGTTGAATTGGTTGGGGCTTCTGCTGCATCTCCGGTAGCAGCGGGAGCTGCAACTTCACCATCTTCGAAAAGACTTGAAAATTTTTGCATAATGGGGCACCTCTTTCATAGTATCCAAGAACAATTGTTCCAACTCTTCGTTTGATGGTAACTTATATTCGAGGATTCCGCAAGCATTACAAAACGAATATAATCGTTCCAATTTTTCTTCATCATTGATACCCATTTTGGTTTCTAATAATGAAAAAGTTCCTGGAACATCCATAACATTCAATAATATGATGAGTTGATTGAATGCTGATTTGGTGTCAATTTCGTCTTTAGATAACAGGGAACAAAGACGTGTCACCCTTAGAGAATCATCCAGAAGCTCTCGTTCGGTGACAAATTTGCTGAGGTATGAACTCACCAACAACGGTTTATCTATTGTCCCTGACATCGTTCTACTCCTTTAACCCCAACACTTCTGCTAATTTTTCAACCAATGTATCTCTTGAACGCCCGGTCACTTCATTGTCGGCACCCAGTTTCTTCAACTCTGCCCAATCCATGCTATTGAGTTTTTCGAGAGTGAGTGGACCATCTTCTTTGATCTCTTTGGGTTCTACATTTTCAGATAGATCTGAAAATTCGTCTTCTAACAAAGATTGGGGTTCTTCAGTTTTGATGGATTCCTGGACAGGTTCTTCATCTACAACAGAAACAGATCCTTCAACATCATTTGGGAAATATTTGTCCAGATCTTTGATGTGAACCAGAATTTCTCTACGACCTTTAGAATCAACCCCGACCCAACCCTTATCCGTTGCAAAAACAGTCAGACCTTTGACAATAGGTTTCGGGAGCGCAGCTTTTGGTAACTTGACCATGATTGTGTCCTCATAAAAGAATGTTAGTACATTACAAGGACTATTTATAGAAGAGAACCCGGCTGAAATTAGCCGGGTTCTATGTACATCATTCTTTCTTAGAAGAAAACGCTCCAGCATGATCTGCTTTGAGTTTTCCAGACCGATAATCGGATGTCACATCTTTGAGAACCAGATATTCACAACACCGAATCTTCTTACCATTATAATCATTCGGAATAGTAACGATGTTGGTAGGATTCAACTTACATGTCACCAATCTTGAACCATAACTGTCAATTTTGGCCGCTGAACCATATTTCGGGACATACCCCAACGAACAAACATGAAGACCCTGAGAACAAGTCTTGTTAGAATCAGTATCGATAAGAAGACGCTTCATCTTAACCAATGACCCAGGACTGTTGTCCAATTTCCGGGTGTACGCATCTTTGTAATTGGCATCAACTACTTTGTAACAAATCAGATCGCCGTCTGAATCAATTTCGATATCAGAATACCTAACAAACTCGACCACCTTGTCAATAACTTCCTGATCTGGGTTTTCAGTAATCTTATCAATGAACCGACACAGACCACGAACACCTTCCGGATTTCCTTTCTTGGAATAGTTTTCCATTCGTTTAAGAATGACATCCAACCCATTCAGTTTAATCTTTCCGGTATTATTGACCATCTCTACAAATCCGGCCTTGAATTCAAACCCAAATTCTTTCAAGAACTTCTTAATGTTATCAGAAGATTCTGTTCGGTTTTTCATGACTGATAACAATGCATCCCAGTCATTTGAATTCACACATTCAAGAGCATTGGTGAAGATATCGCCCTGGTCTGACGTTACTACCAATGATTGTGACTTTGTCGGAAAAATGGTTATAGATCGTTCTGAAACAATCAATCGATATGGGCATTTCACTGGTTCAGGGATTGTTTCGAGTTTCTTTTTGGCGCTTGATTGGATTTTCACCACAATTTCGTCGGGGGTTTCTTCCACACCTTCTATAGGTTTCAATTCTTCGCTAAAAATGTCCAGCCAAGTATTCTCAAAGTTTGGACCAAGGGATCTTTGTACATCTTTCAGATCATAACTGGTTTTTTCAACTGCCATTTTCTGAGCACGTTCAAGATCAACATTCGATTTTAAGAATTGTGCTTTCTTCTTTCGCCAACCGCTAAATTTGCACATGGTCACGGCATCAGTCTGTTGAATTCGATTATTTTGAAATTTAATTCTAGCGAACCAGAGAACCTTTGACTCTACTTCAACTCTGGTGACAATGGCTAGGATATCTCTGTTCTTACCCCATTCAAATATATCCCCCACAACTGCCGGTGCTCGTTTGGCCGGGGTATAAGATACGCAACCGTTGTCAGTTGACGTAATGGTGACTTCTTGCTCAACTTCTTCAACGGTATCATCTTGTTCGTACGCGTTTTCATGTATCTTTTCCAAGGCTTTTTTGACAGTGGCTCGACTGACTCCCAATTTCTTGGAAATTGCATTGATTGACATTCCCTGACATTCAGAAGTTATCTGTTTTGTCAGTTCTTCGTAATTTATGCCCATGTTCTTGTCCTCCTATGAAATTGGGATAATTATATGCTTAGAGTTTTCAATAGACTCTCAGAAGTTGTTCTTAATTTCGGTTCTAAATCAAATCGTAACATTGAACAAAAACGTTGTTTTGTTCTTATAGAATTTTCTATTTCTTGTTGACATTGCTTGGCAATAAGAGGATTGTCTAATTCTTTCAGAACTTTGCTTACATATTTCGATATCCGATTATAGATAGCATCATGATCGATAGAAACACAAGATATCAATTTTTCGTCGATGGTTTCCAATTTTTCTTTAATTTCTTTAAAGGTTGGATGATACATGATTGTCATCATTTTCAAAAAGTCTTCAGCCAGTTGACATAATTTAGAAGTCACTTCGAATCCACACTTTTGCAACACTTGTATTCCGGACAAACTTCTGAAATGACTATCAGATGCATATTTGATCATCGCGTATGATTCATCAATATTATCATCTGAAAACAATATTGAAATTTCTTCAAATTTAGCATACAACGCAGGAACATCTATGTCAAATAGATCAAAGAATGAAACAACTCGGTTATATTGCTCTGGAGTCAAACATTTTAATTCATAATACAATTGACCAGCACTTTTGTACTCTTCTTCTTGATACGTTGCCCAAGAGATGACAGCCAGTTCCAAAACTGATTGTCCTCCAACTCTTCTAAGGATATCAGAATATTTGTTAATATAATCAAATCCGTCTGAATGCTGGTTTGTTCTACAATATTCCTTTAGACAAAATCTAGATAAATCCGAGGATGGCCATAGTTCCTTCAACAACATCGAATTTCTGGTTTCTATTGCATTGTTGATAATCTCTGAGGTGATTTCCCGGGTGTCTTCTGAATCCCTGAACATCTTAGCAGAAACTGTTCTTGTTCCCTTGACAATATACAAACGGTCCATATCAAGTTCTAAAAATGCTAGTTGAAGTTTCACTTTAGAATTTCTACTGTACCATCCTGAAGAATTTTCATATTTCTCCCATTCTTCATAAGATATGAAAGTGATAGGATTTTTGAATTCTTCCAAACCATTCTCAAAGAAAATGTCGGGCATATTACCGGAATGTGGTGATTCCTTACAAGCAGCAGAAGTTGAATCGAAAGGATCAATGATTCGCACATTTCTAACAACTTCTTCAGTACTGGCTCGCGTTAATTTGTTCTGGGATTTATAATCTTCATATTTGTCGCATATTTGTGATGACAACAACACCTCACATTCGTATATATCAGAAAGTTTCTTAACCATATCCGATACAGAGTTGGGTTGAACTATTTCTTTATCAACACCAAAAATATAAATGTATTTGACTGACGTTTCCCAAACACCATTCAATCGACTGATGATAGTAGATTTTGCAAAGTTATTGTCCAGCAAAACAATCATAGAATTTTCAAAGGTGTATTTGTTCAATACTAATCGTGGATTTCTCATGTACCCAGTAGATACATGAGAAGATTCTTTTTCAGAAGTGTATCGTTTGTTAAAACCTCTGTGATATACTCTGAAATCTTGACCATATCGCAATTTACCTAATTCTAAAGAAATCCCGAAAGAGTTTCCGCTATCGGATTTATCGAAAAATAATCCAGCTTGTTTGAGTTCAGTTTCTCTTTTTCTATATTCTTGTTCTATGATGTTAGAAGCTTCAGAGTGCCCGAAGATTTTTGAAAGTTCTTGGTACACCGGCCAATATCTTCCAATGGAATTATTTTTCAAACTGATTTGGGATATAATTTCTTTGATCTTATTATCGACCAGTGTTGAAACTTCTTTGATAACAGTAGAGATATTGTCTACAGTCTTCTTATCGTATGAAATTTCTTCTCGTGATGGAGGAATGCCTACGCTACCCAACGGCATATTGATCATCAATGTTCCTCTACCCTTGAGATAATTCAAAACAACTTCGGATATTTCAAATTCGGAATATTTCTCTTGGTCTACCGGATAAATTACACCCCCGGTATTGACAACTATCTGATTATAGAATAAAGACCCATAGTGAGCATTCTTGACTAACATTGTATGTTCGGTGAATGGTTCAACTTCCATTGGCCGGAATGAAAACATCCCGGAGTTGATGATAGGTTGTTCTTCTTGAGGAAATGTCTGTAGAATTTCAGATGCGGCAAGTTTCAATTTATCGAAGATTCTATATTCTATCCCCTCGATTCTAACTTCTACTCCATTGGGTTCATTCACCAATTCGGGACGACCGTCTCCCATCATTTCTTCTAATGTTTCTCCTTCAGTCAACCATTCTACTGACGGGGTTCTACTTTCATCCATATACATGAGATAAGAATGTTTCTTACCCCCGACAATACAATTGACCGTAAACGTATCAGAGATAGAATAGGGGGACTTACACCCTAAACCATACGATCCTATTGTGAGATTGTTTTGACGCTTGTCTGAGCCGAATAGAGTGGTATACACTCCCCCTTGCCTCAGTGGTTTACCATCGATGATAATAGCAGTGCCAGCTTCATCGTATTGTATTTTTCCGATTACACTGTCAGGTGTTAGTCCAATACCGCAATCTTTGAAAATCAGCCAAGGTTCAATTTCTGTAGGGAGATGGATTTCCCATGGAGTACCGGGAACAGAATAACCAGCATCCACCAATTCTTGAAATTTTCTATGATCTGTGATTTCTTTTGTTTCGAAATTGTAACAATCTCTGAAGAGTTCATCACGCATCCTATGGGCATCAACACAGTTGGCAATTTCTTCACGAACAACTGCTCTGGGTTTATCTTTGTACAGGGTAGATGTTAAAGTCTGAAACAAAATCCCGTTGGACTCTACATCAAAGTGTTTGCCGCTATTGCCGGAAGAAATGATGCGTTCTTGATTGTGTAATTCCATCACGATACCTTTTTGAAATCAAAGAAATTGCTTTATTTTACTGGGTAAAAGTTTCAATAACAAAAAGACCGCCAAATTGGCGGTCTTTTCAACTTAGAAGTAACTCAATCGAGAAATTCTTTGATCTTTTCCAATTCTTCTTCACCATCGATTTCTCTGAAATGAACTTGTTCAAAAACATTGTCACCAGAGTCATCAATTGAAACATCAATTGCAAAATAAAGATCATCGCGATTGGTGATTCTCGCAACACAGAAATGTGTTTCAGCAAAAATTGAATATTCAGACCGCAATAAATCTACTGAGAGAACTTCTTTCCTCGCAGGTGATTCACTTTCTATCTTTGAACGGACATCATTTTCAGAAAAGTCCGTGCAATCATGAACAACCATTTTACCACCGAGGTGGTTCCGTAGTTCACCGGCAAGTTTTTCAAATAGAGGGTGTCCGACTCGAATTCTCATTATTTCACCAATGATTTTGCTTTTACGACATCTTTGGCGGCAACTTGGACAGTTTCACCATTCAACGGATTTCGAGCAGTTCGAGCTTCTTGGTGTTTGACTTCAAAAGAAGCCACGCCCAGGATACGAACTTTATCGCCAGGTTTAACCAAGGTTTCTTTCAACACTTCGGCCAGGGCATCAAGAGTTCTGTTAACGGTAGCTTTCGAAACATCTGCTTTGGTTGCTACGGCTTCAATCAATTCACTTTTGTTCATACACGATTTCCTTTTTCAAGATAATATACACAAATTGTCATTTTACATTGCACCAGTAATTATATGGGCAAATTTTTCAATCAAAAAACTAATTTGTTCACAGATTCTCTGTCAAGTTTCTGAGACTTTCTAATAGACGTCTTAGGCGCACCCGGTACACTTTCAACTTTATCGGAATCCCCGATGTTATCAGTGTTCAGCTCACCCGCTGCAAATGTCTGTAGCTCTGGATCAACATCAAACAGTTTCTGAAAATCTTGGTTCAGTCCTATCAAGAAATTCTTCATTTTGTTCTTGTTAGCAAAACGGTTTTTCATGACCGTTCCCCAAGCTTGATTCAGAGCAGCATATTCATCAGGGACGGCAAGACCAATTTGTAAATCTAAGACCTTTGGAACAGTAATGGAATCAGCGTTCCCAGAAAGATCCATGTCTTTGGTGTTTTGCATACCACGTTGAAACTGTGTAGCAGTCCACCCAGCGCAATCAAATTCGAATGCTAACGATCTCAATTCCCTGGCGATAGAGCCTTGATACAAATCGGATTTACCGATCATGGCTACCGGGAGCCGTTCGCTTGCCATTTCGCCAATATAGTCAAACAACAAGACTGTAGGTTTCACATTCTTCCGCTTCATCAAATCTTTGACATATGCCCGGCAATGCCCAGCATGAGCGCCCCCGCTTGGATATTCCTTGATGAAGATATTTCCCCAGCCCTTCTTCCGCATATTTTCAATCATGGCCAGATATTGATGTCTTGGTAAAGCTTCAACAGTCTGAAAGTCTCTATCAAGTACCCTACAGTCCATTCTGTGTCTAATACCGTGTTGCTGAACTTCGAAGGTGAAGTAGATGACGTCATACCCTTGAGAGGCATATTGAGCAGCTAAATCGATCAATCCTGTTGTTTTTCCGACGTTGATACCAGCAGTGAGAGCACACAGACATTTTCTCCAAACTCCCCCATTGGTAATCTTGTTCAGAATTTCAACTGTAAACGGGATCCTGGTTTGTTCACTATGCATATAATCATAATGTTCTCCGGCCATTTCCCAGTAGATCTCACCAAGGTCATCATCAAATCCAACAATAGTAGCCTCGGCCAACAATTCTGGTATGGTTGAGAGCTCCTGACGGCGATTCTTATTGCTGTATATGTTTACCGCATCCATTATCACGTTATAGCAAGCACGATCCCTCATCCATTGCTCAGTTTGCGATAACAGCCATTTATAGTTCTGGGGTTCGGCAGGGGTTTCTAACATACCGACTAAATCAATCACTTTTTCCCAGATGCCTTCAGGAATCTTTGATTCTTCCGCTAGGATGGCGATGGCTTCAGCAGTTGGACGACTGTTATATTTCTGAGCATACGAATCAATCAACCCAAACACTACTCGTTCGGGTTCACCTTCGAAATATTCATTCTTTATATGCGGAAGAGCTTTGTGAAAGAAATCTTCATTATGAAGAAATTGGTTGAGAATTAAATCTTGAATCAGCATTATACTTCACCAATCTTTGAAAAGGAGACTCTGTTATAGAGTCTCCAAAATACTATCACTGTTCGTCTTTGCTCGCTAACAAGTTTTCGTTGGTCAGCATATATTTCTTTCGAACAAGAGTTTGAAATTCTTCATTCTTGATAATACTTTCAAACCATTCTGAGTCCATTGATGATTTTTGAACCTTTTTGTCATCAATATACCCGATCAATTCTGTACGGCAGTACCAACCATTGCTGGGCATATCAACAGCACCGACTTCCCTAGCAATATCTAATATACCATAATATTTGTCAACACCCCCGTCATATCTTACACATACAGGGAAGACCGAACCTTCTACAACAAAACGAGATTTGTAAATCTTAATGTTGAAGACCCAACCAGTCTGTTCTTCTTTGGATTTTCCTGTGACTTCGTTTTTCACGGTTTCTTTGTTCTTTGACTTGGTGATCAACCAAATGGTGTCTGAGCCGAGTTCACCCTTCTTACCACCGCTGATTGATAGCGGATTGTATTGGTCTGTTGTGTCATAGATACCACCAATCCAAAAGAATGGAACCTTTGCGAGATTGATTGCAGGAATGGCGAGACGCCAGAATGAGTTCAGACTCTTCGCACGAGTAAAGTCTTGCTTGCCAGCTTCACCCGTCATCGAATTTTCAAGTTCTTTCTTAGAACCCAATTGACCAACAGAGTCGACGAAGAAGACAACGTTATCAGAAACATCTGTTTCTTCGAGAATAGGAATGACCACGTTCATCATTTCTTCAACACTACGAACAGGAATATGAATTACCCGATTCATGTCGATTTCACAGGCTTTCCAATAATCTTCATTCGCCCCGAATTCTGAATCAATGAAGACGCACGTTGAATCCTTGTACGCATCCATGAATGCTTTGACCTGGATGATGCCGAACAATGTCTTGAAAGTTTTTGATTCACCTAGGATCTGGTGAGACCCAAACGTTATACCAGCGTCTTCACCTTCAACATTACCAGAATGAGCAATGTTCAGAATAGGGACAGGAAGTTTAGCCAATACTTCCTTTTTGATGAAACCAGATTCTTTCAAAACAGAAACTGGATTCTTGTTATTCTTTTGGGCAAGTTTCAAAATTTTATCTGTCAAAGAGGCCATTTATTGCTCCCTATACTCATATTGGAAATCGATTGGTTCTACACCCATGCGTTTAAAACGAGCATTGATCTGGTCAACTAAATCAACCATCACACTTCGTTGGTGAGTGTTATTTACGATGAATTCTTTTAATGTCTTGACTTCTTTGGTCATACCCGAAACATCCCTTGACATCTGAATAACCAGCTTGCCTTGTTCATTGATGATCTGAGTCATATTGGCAACACTTTCATTCAGATATAATATTTCGTGCAGAAGTTGAAATTCGGGATGAAATTCTAATGAAGTTCCATCATCCTTGGTATTCCAACAAGTAATCTTTCCGGTATGAAGATCAGAAGGATATTTCACATCTATCGCAAGGTTGTACAATCCATTGTACAATTCTTTGTAGATAGCCGGGGAGAAGCTGACCAGCAACACATTTTTATCTAAGTCTTTTTGAAAATTATGAGAGACTTTGATAGTAGATTTGATGGCTTCAATGCTCTCTTCTGAAATATGTCCTAAATTCGCTATAAACATCAGTATTTCCTTCCCTCTAATGTAACCATCCTGAGATTATACTCTTCCTCTGTTTCAAAGACTATATTGGATGATTGCAGGTACTGGTAGACGCTCATCTCGGAAGTTTTATCAATATCTTTGACAGTAGCCCCTTTCAATGTTCTGTTCTTGTTCTTGTTGTTCTTGAAAAGATATCCAACATACATTTGTGAAGGTGTCATGTCAAAGAATACACAACCAAACAAGAACAAGAATGGGAGAGTGCAATCGAACCGGGGGAATGTACTCTTGAGAGTTTCGGCAGCAGTATTGATGCGATTAAGAAGAATCAATTCCTTTGATCTATTGCCTACAGCCAAAGTAGAACACAAAGATTCGGCAGAAAAATCTTTGAATACCCCGTTGATATACGGTTTCTGATACGGACGGGACAAAACGTCTTCATTCAACAACACCATAAATGCTGAAAAATGTAATACGTCGATGAATTCTTCCAACGCATTAGAGTAGTTTGCTTTCTTGGATCCCCAAAACTTCCAAATGTGGGTTAGTTCCCGGTTCATTTCAACCAATTCTTCTTTGACCGCAAAAACAACAGAATGAATGCTGATAGATTTCCAATCTTTATTGTATAGTTCATTGAGCGATGCTTGATGAACCAGGATATCAGCACAGTATGTTTCGATTTCTTCAAAGAATGTCATGGGTTGTAATTCTAATTGTTCATTCATGTTTGTATCTCTCATTGATAACCTTTTCCAAGATGGTGAGAAATTGTAATACTGATTTTTCTTCGAAGTGGTTTTCAACTTCTGCTTCAACTTCGAACAATGGAATCAATTTCTCAACATCATCAATGGGTCCATTATACGCCGGATCGGTGATACGAATAATTGGGAATTGTGCTGTCTTTACCAATTCGTATTCAGACAATTTTCTTAAATCTGAAATGATATACACCCGATGGTCTTCATCATCGTCTAGAATTTGAGAATATTTCTCGTTGAAAAAGTCAACCAATACTTCAGGTTGTATTGAACAAATGCCGGTGTTGTCGTCCGCTACCCGTTTCCAAATTTCTCTAGGAGTGAGGCGATGAATATTCTTTGGATGGTCAAACGGAACATCCTTGATAGACTCCTCGATATCCGCTGGAAGCCACGGGAAAATATAATGACATATTTCCCTCAATTGATCAGAAAAGGAGAGACGAATCACTTCTACCCCCCTCAGATCAAAGGCTTCTTGCGCTCGCTTGAGCATATAATCTTTTCCAGATCTTTTCAATCCTGTCAATACTACTACGAGAGCCATGATCAGATATCCTCTATCTCAAAATTGGTGAATTTACAATTTCTAATACTTTCGAGAAGAGGCTCATGATATCGGAAGAAACCTTCTTCCATACTACATTTGGGTTCGTCGACAAACACTTTTGAATAAATATATGTTTCAATTGTTGAAGCAACAACCCATAAGGTATTTTTATGGCTCGCTGGAATTTCATATTTTTTGAATACATCTAAGACGTAATTATCTTTCATCCTGTTCTGTAGACGAGTGAATGACATTACACAATCTTGAAAGAAATTTTTGAGGGTTTCGGTATCGTTTATTGGACCGATATCAATTCCGCCCATCACTTCATCGTATGGGGGAATATCACTTTGCCATTGATATCCTGAACAAATGTCTTCAGCTTGTGTACCGACATTCTGAGGGTAAAAATGAAGATTGGTTGTCATTTGACGATATGAACCCAACCCATATTTCTTCTCAGACCGGGTATTGACCAAAGCAACAAAACATTCTTGTAAGAATGCAAATTCATACAAATTAATAGAACCTGTTCCCCAGAAAATATCACCAGAACGCTGATACACGTCCATCATAATGTCTTCACCGTCAGACCAAAATTGAATGAAGTCATTACATGGCAAATCTTTGGTGTTGGTGATGGAGTACTTGGCCATCAAAGAGTCTTTGGAATCTTTGGAAGGATCATAGATAGCGATGACACACCGCCGGGTAAATGCCCCGTCTTCAATGAAGGCATCAACCGCATCTTGCATTTGACCGTATTCATAAATTCGGCCGCCGTATGCGCCGCGCCAATTGACACCATCGTCGCTGAAATTCAATGCACGAGGTAAAAAGAATTCCAAATATCCCTTGACATCTGTTCTACCAGCCATCACCCAAAATGTT